GCAGCATACCATAGAGATTATGAGCGGTGAGCTGCATCGTTATAAATTTCCAGAAGGTCATGAAAAGCGCTGGAATCATAAAATTGATCAGCATCGTCCTGATGATAACAGCACGTTCGAATTCAAGTATGAACGTTATGAAGATAGAGTAAAAGCGCGTGAAGCACGCGCTTAACGCTCGGTTATAGTTTATATCGCGAAAATTAACTGAAAAAAATCAGCTGCGGATCGCTAAACCATTGTAGCTACAAGGCAACAAAGTTGTTGCCGAAACCCGCAAAAGCCGCCATAATATTGGTGTTGTTGATAGAACGATAGAGAAACATGATAACGATAGATACTAAGACGATAGAGATGACGATTGATAATCATAAAGAAGCGCATGATGATAACAATATGGATGTCATCGCAGAGCTTGATTCTAATCTGCATGAGATTAGAGAATTATTGAATAAGATTCAATACATGAGTGATTATAAAGCTAGCGCTGCAAGTGAATTGATTATTGAAGCGGTAGAAGATGTTTACGATTACATCCGCGAGCGGTAAAGTAAAAGTAAAGTAAAAAAACAGTTGCCGAAATCCGAGCTAGAGCCGATAATATTCGAAGTTGATATGACAAAGCAAACCGAAACGATAGAGAATGTGCTGTGCGAGATGGAAGATATTGGTCTCGTTGATAATGATAATAGCAAATACAATCTTGCAAATGAATTGCGCTGCTATATGGGAGAAGATGATTTTTATAAATTTCTAGAGTGGTCGTGCCAAGTGTGGGGCTTTGATAATCTGAGCCAGCACTTCGCATCAGCCGAAAAATAACAGTTGCCTAAAACCGCAGAATATCCGATAATATTTGAGATGATGAAAGAGATCAAACTAACAGAAAAAGAACGAGATAACTTGAACAACTGGTACCGTTGGGGCCAGAGAATGAGCTTCCTGAAAGCTATCCATCGTGAACTTGAACCTAAGAAAGCTGCTATGGAAGAAGCTCGCAAGTTCATCGGCATTACTAACTAATCTAACTTAACCTTTAAATCTAAACTTACTTAATAATAATATGAAAGCACCTAAACTTACATGTGTCATTACCGGTCAGAGTCGCGTTACTTCTGAGAACTACCTGAAGCAAAAAGCTGATCGTCTTGGTAAGAGCGTTAGCTGGCTTCTTGAGAACTATATTAGCAAGCACGTATGCAGCCGTCTTCGTAAGGGAGTTAAGCTCAGCGAGATTACTGATAACGTTATTGCTGATCATCGCCTTACTGACCTCGTCAAGAATAACAGTAAGTGCCGTGAAGAGTTCTCTTTCGTAGATGGTGTCTATACTCCATCTAAAACCAAAGCCCCTAAGGTAGCTAAAGCCCCTAAGGCTGATACTGCTACTGAAAGCAAAGTAACCACGTTAGAAGAGGTCGTTGCTAAAGCTACTGATTCTTATATTCAAAAGAAAGTAGAAGAGCCTGTTAACCATAAAAGCACTGACGAAGTGATGAACGATATGGTTAATAACAGCAACCCGTTCTAATAACACTCGGAGAGCGCTACACTAGAGAGATCTAGACTGTAGCGCTCTCTAGAGACTCTTAAGTACGAGAATCTGCTATATATAGAAACCCAAAAAAAGGGTATAGAAATCCCATGGGAAAAATTTTTTTGCAAAATTTAGGTGGTTTTTGGTATTAGGATTTGATATAATAAATAATGTTATGAGTAAAAGACAAACTGTAAGAGAGACAACTAAGAATGGAATCAGAACACGTAAGACGGTAACTGTTACTAAGAAGCGTGTTGGTAAGAGGAAGAAGTGATGGAAGTACAAGAAATTATTAAACAAGCATCTGGAGTACTGTTATCTGTATGTTTCGCTATTGCATACTTTCCACAGATTATCAGAATGATTAGGAATAAGAGCTCACGAGATGTATCATTAGGTATGCTGATTCTCAACCTTGTGGGTTATTCTTCAGGATTAATCTATGTTACATCCAATGAGATTGCTAGATTCTGGGTAGTGGTTAACTATACGTCTGGTATTGTGATGACTATACTGACTGTATTTTTCTGGAAGTACTATATTAGAAAGGAAATTGACCGATAGGATGGCGAAGATGGTGATTAGAATTAGGAGCCGCCGGGTAAATATAATTTGCGTGCCGGAGAGGAAGAAGAGATATGAACGAGAAAGTGAGGAAGATACGGGTTGTTATACCGTGGAATACAGGGACAAGGCGACATAAGCCAAAGAAGGGTAAGGGATCTTATAATCGAAAGAAAAAAGGTGGTTTCGGCCGCCTTTTTTTATAAATATTTTTATGCAAAACCCTCGAAGGCGACGACCTGTCGCAAGAAGATCCCCGGTAAGGACATTAATTACTAATTTACAGAAGTCCTTAAGAGAAATTGAAGAACGTCTACAAGCAGTAGAAGAAGAATTATACGACAGAGATGAGTATGATATTGAGTTTGAACTAGAGGAAGAGGATGCAGGGATAGGGATTGGTTCAAGTGCTCAAGTAGAAGAGCTTGGTCAACAGCTTATTAATATATTAGCTGCACAACAGTGTCAATGTACTGGTAATATAGGTATAGGTAGTTCAGTACCAGCATGTTCTGTAGTAGAAGACTTTTCTGCATGTTGTAGCCAACCAACCGGTATTGGAAGTAGTTCGGTTGGAGTCGGTAGTAGTTCCGCGGATACTTGTAGTTTCTGTGGATCTTATTGTGATTGTTGCGGTTGTTAAATAAATAGCTTGCAAAATACAAAACATATACTATAAATATTAAGGTATGAAGAAAACATTACTATTGATTGGTGCAATGGTCGTTAGTCTTAACGTCTTTGCGCAGACAAATGAGCTAAAGATTGCTAAGCCTAGCATCTCATTGGAAGCAGGCTATGTGGATCGTTTATTTAGCAAAGGTGTATCCTACACTAGTACTGCATCACAGTATCTCGGTTTAAACTTAGCTTCTCCAGCGGAGAACAACTTTATCCCAGTAGATATCTATGGTGGAGGATTGCTTCTCACTGAGAACACAGATTCCTTTTGGACTGTAGGTCTTGGTAAGGATATCAAGCTAGGAGGGTCTGATAAGTATAAACTACGTATTGACACAGCATATGCTACTCGTAAGACTGATTTAGACGAGCCAGCTAACAACGAAGTATCAGGAACCATTGCTCTTGTTAATCCATTTGTGACACCATATATTGGTTATACTAGGGATTGGAAGATTGAGCAGAACGGTTTCACGCTAGGTGTTAAACGTGATTTTACTGTTAGTGATTGGCTAACAATCTCACCTAATGCTGCATATCATACGTTTGACGACTATGAGTCTATTGAGTTATCTACTCGTCTTTCTGTAACTAAGTGGAGACAATTGACTCCGTTTATTGAAGGTCGTTATGTTGATAACAATTTCGACAAAGCATCGTTTAACTGGGCTTCTTATGAGGCTTCAGGAGACACAACTTGGTTAGCAGGTTTATCTTTAAACTTCTAATCTATTATAAATGAAATCGGAAAGAGCGGCTTCGGTCGCTCTTTTTTTGTGGACTGTATTCGGAAACGCTATATAATATTGTTATATGAAATGTTCTTGTGGTAATGAAGTAGAGGCTGCTAGGGTTGAATTTGGCTTTAAGAATTGTAAGTCATGTGCTTTTTCTAACCCTGTATCTAAATATAAAGGAACTATGAACTGGTCGCATAAGACTGCTCCTACTATTCAGGTGATGACTGCTGAGTGCTTTGCTGAGCAGAAGAAATACTATATGCCTAATGGAGCACGTAGCGCAGTTAAGAACTTCAGCAAGCATGTATGTGCGTAAATAATTATGAGTATGAATATCAGTGAATTCGAACGAGCTAAACCAACGTTAACTTATCAAGCGATAGAGAGTGCTATCAATAAGTATCAAACCTTATTAGAAAAATATCAGTATGGTAATCAGCAATTGATTATGGAGAATGCTGATGCTGTGACTATACAATGTTATAGGGAGTTTATTGCTGACCTAAACAATATTAAAAGTCATTTTCTATCTGGACGTTAATTACAAGTACAGCAGGTCTGTGCGCTAGTTGTACCTGCACCCACAACAACAGGAGCTGGTAATACTTCTTCAGGTTCTACCTTTCCTAAGTTGACTGTTTTTAGCGTATCATAATAAGGGGTTACTTTCGGTAGCTCCTTTTTAATTTCATCTCTCAATTTTTGTTTTAACGTCTCATCTGTTATACCGAGATTTTTAATATCAACATCATACGTGTTGGTATTTTTTTCTGGTAATCCAAATTTGTAGACCTGATCTATCGTGTCAATGTAGGTTCTCTGACCAATTGGCAGTGACCACACCGTGTCTCTGTCAAAACTATGGTAATTATAGTGAGACCTGATTTCATAGTAGTCTAGCACGCGCCCATACATTTTAAACCCTTTGAGCTTTAGGTCTCTCAATAGATACTTACCTAATTGCTGTAATCTACTTGAAAAGTTCAGATAGTAGGGAGTGCTTAAGGCTCCTATGAAGACTCCAGTCCCCAGTGGATTGTCGAGTAAAAAGGTACCAGGACTGAAGGTTTCACGTTGATACTTGTGTCCGTTCACATAAAGGTCCATCCAACCCTGTTTCATGCTAACATTTATCGCGAAATGATTGTATCCGCCATTGAGTTGAGTTATGTCATACTCTATATGAGCTTCAGTTTTCTTAAATCCACCTGTCTTAGTAAATTTAGGTTTCGCCTTTAATACAATCTTGAAAGTATTTTTACATGCGTTATATTTTTTGAGGAAATAATAACTTGTTATCGTCTTAGTAAGATTGAGATTATTTATAACTCTTGATCCTAAGCTTCTTGTTTTTGATAAATTGAAGTCTTTATCGACTTTATGTAATACTGTCTTATTAGAAAACGTTTCTACGATCAAATAATACTTAACATAATTTTTACCTTCAAAGTCTAAAATGACATCAATATACTTTTTAGAGTCTCTATCTAAGAAAGTTAAGTCTTTAAATGTTACTAACTCTCTAGAATTTTTAAATTTAGAAATTCTAATACCATCATGTATTGTTATAATAAAATCCTCATCATCTACAATTACATTACTAATAAAAGACTCCGTACTACCGCCAGATACTTTCACAGTATTTTTAGTATTGTTAGCGTATTTGTTTTTATATAATAAATTATATCTTATATTTCTTTCAGTAGGGGATTGCTGTCTAATAGTAAATGTATTTTTATTACTATCTATAGCGATTTCATTTCCTGTATCAAGTTGCGAATCTGCTTTGAAGAAATTAACATTATTAGTTTCTTTATTATCACCATCTGGCCCGACATACAGCTTATGTTTGTCTCCCAGGCTATCAGCGCTTACAGTGCGTTTGAGATGAGTACTATTATTTGTAGAATCATAAAAGAAGTATCCTTTACTTCCTGATGGATTAAATGCCGCATAGAATCTATCTTTAGTAACGTCAATGTCGTCAATTACTAAACTACTGTAACCTGATAAGTCTACGACTTTACTAACTAAGTTGGGATTACTATTATAAATGTATATTACGTTGTTTTCACCTAAAACATAAAACTCGCTGAAGTTATCTTTTCTCGCTATGCCTTTAATTTTTACTGGTTCATTATTTTCTAAAACCTCTATTTCATCGTAGATTTCTAAGTCGTTATTTAATAGAAGTATTTTATTACCTTGCGGTAAGAATATATTAGGTGTAACGAAATCTGTATTAAATATACCAAAGCCTTCTTCAAAGTAATTACCTAACAGCTTATAACCTAAAGGTAAGGAAAAGTCTTGAGCGCTTAACCAGAAAGATAATGACATATCACCGTTGTGATCTGTTTTAAACTTACTAAATCTATTACCATCAAAATCTATTTCAATATCATTCTTAACATTATTAAATGTAGCAACAGAGCCTTTCTTAGTTAGTATCTCCATATCTCTTGACAGCTCAAAGCTACTTAAAGAGTTTATATGGTTAGCATAATCCAACTCTCCTATATGATAATAAGCATAGTCATTATTTTTTTCAAATGTCAAACTAGAGCTTAAATCAAATACATAAGTAGATTGAGCTCCTGCTGCAGTTACTGTATTTGTAAATGATGTACCTGATATTGTAGATAATGCTGTGTTAAAATCTTTCGCATCTGGATTATAGTATCTATCCATCCAAAGTTTATCACCGCTAGTATTACCTGATAACCAACTACAAAGATATGTAGCGTTTATATCATCTGTAAAATTATTATTTTTAAAATCAATTCTGCGTTTAAAAACTTTATCTGATATTAAAGGGTGGTTACCTGCTACTGCTCCTAAGTGATCAATTTTTGAATCATTGATATTCAATTTTGTATAAGGAGATAGACTAGACGGTGTTGTAAAGTAAGTTAATTTAGATGGTGGAAAATGGACATCTTTCGTACCTATATTATATGATAGATATACTTTGTCATATCCTTGATTCTGTACATTACCAGTAAATAACTTTTCGTATTGTCTGTTTAAATTAGTGGGTTGAGAGTTATAATGATTATTGTTCGAGTAAAACTCTTCTACCGTAGCTTGGTTTTTCAACGGTAAAACATCTAAACCAACTTCCCAGTTATCATTATACTTTAATGTATAATTATTAGAAAAACCTAGGTAGTTATTACTTACACTATTTGTAGTTGTATTTAAATTTAAACCAATATTGTCTTTGTTATAACTTGATAAGTAAAAACTAAAAGTATTATTAAGAGCTCCTTTGAGTCTAGTAAGAGTATTTCTTTTTATTTCAAACACAGAACTTACAGCATTACCAGCTGATGTTCCGGTTAACTCTACACTACCAGAGTTGAAAATTAATTGATATTTTTCTAAAGGTTTGTCTAGGTCTTTTACAGGAAAAAGTTTTACCTTTTCATCTTCAATAACGTATTCAAATAGATGAGAACTTAATGTAGGTACTTCTCCTGATAACTTTATTGTTTCGGCAGAACAGTAACCGTAATAAGTTTTATCATTTATCTCTTTTGTAATATATAAGTATCTATTAGTACTAATATTAAGAGTAAAAAAGTATTGAGAACTTAAAGTACTAAAACTACTATCAGCAGACAGCTTTGACGATGTAATAGCGGTAACAGCTGTAGATGTTGTAGACTTAGCGTAAAATGTTCCTGCGTTAGAAATATTTTTTATGTAGGTAGTAAACTTAGAATCACTCTGCAACGTATACGGAGTTTTTAAGCTCATAACAGAGCTCAAGCTATATAAGTCAGACAAGTAGTAAGATGTATTATAGTTAGTAGTTCTATCGCTAATATTTTCAAACAAGTTATATGTTTGTAAACGTAAACCGAAGTTGTAGTTTTCTACGTTACCTTTGAACAGTAAATTTTTATCCGATGTGTGTTTCATCGTTACCGGTTTTACTGACTCTGTATCAAAGGTAAATATTTTCATTACATTATTCTGATGCCTGAGAATGTGGAAGCTTCAATACCGCTAAATTTTGTAAGATGTAGTGTTACTTTATCTCCTTTTTTCAAATTCATATATACAGAGAAGTTATATGTACCATGACTAAAAGTATTTGACGGAAAGCTATTAGTGGGTGCATTTGCAAACATTTGTAAAGGTTGTCGCGCGTAAAATACTGCGTTTTTATGTATAGTCAAAAACCGCTTGTCATTGCCTATAGATCTAGGTACTCGAACCCCTATCATACCGTTGAATAACATTCCGTAATCGTCTTTTGCTTTATAGAAAAAACTGTTATTATCGATATCAGTAGTGCCGTCACCGAGTTGAACATCTGTACCTTCGACAAGACCTGTTCCTTTGAAATCGAACCTCTCAAAAAGTAGAGAACCGTTTGTATTATTTAAAGCCTTATCTACTGTGTTAGATACTGTAAAACCTACTTTTGAATTAGTGTTAGATGATATATCAGACGCGTCAATAGTAGATGTAGAAATACTATCTACAAATGTAGCTAAAGAACTAAACGCATCATTAATTCGCGACGCATTATTATTTATATCAGCTGTCACTGAGCTTAGAGTTGTTAAGATAGCATGATTAGTCTCGGCTTTAGCACTTACAGCTGAAATATCAGATGTCTTTAGATACGTACCCGAAATTCTATCAAAGAAGGTAATATTATCGACCCCGATAATAAAATCTTTAAAATCTAATAACCGTGTACCATCAGTCGTTTCTAACAATACATAGTCCCCTATCTTGACTTCGGTGGCAATCTCTAAGTCTTCTATGTTTACTATTTCATCTTCTAAAGCCATATGATTATTTATTCCTTTTTTTAATTATAAGTTAGTATGTTATATACGCTGTTAAAGTACTTGTTCCTAAAGTTACAGTTTCACATCCATCTACATCAAATAAATCTACAAAGAAATAACCTCTATTTAACGCAGAATAGGATGTACCTATACCTGTTGTTACATTCTCTAGTTGATATGTAAGACCTGGTTTGAGATTAGCGCCATGAATATCTATTAATGGTACGTTAATATCTTTTACTCTCGTGCCTTCATGAGGATGGAAATTTAAAAAGCCAGTAACATGTATAAATTGAGAATTAGGTATAGCGGGATCAAAGTTACCTACACCCGGATAGTTTGCAGTTCCAATACCTGTTCTAGTTCTAAATTTTAATTTAAAACCTCCATCAGCACATCCTTCAGCATTCACATTAAATGTAGCATGGCTTAAAGCGGCCGCAACAAAGTCATATTCATCTTCAAATCCAACCTCTGTAGAGCAAGAACTTGTTGCAGTAGTACCTGAGTCATAAAAGAAATAATCATCAGTATTAGTACTTAGCAAACTTGTTCCAACTAACCCTGGGTTATCAGCTTCAAACGTTAGTAGTACGTTATCCTGAGTAGTATCTGTATCTATGAAATCTCCTTTAACGAGATTTACGTCTAAATAGTCATCTAATCTACTTGCGTACATTCTAAACGAAATAGTATACAAATCAGTTATACCATCATCTCTATGTAGCAGTATTTCTACTTCATTAGGTCTACCAAGATCAATAACATCATTATCTAGTACTTCTGTAAACGTAGTAGCACTTAAAGATTTTGTATCTGTTGTTGAACTCAAATCTCTGTTAAAAACTACCTCTTTGTCGTTCTCAGTAAACGTGACAATTACTTTGTCTACAGGTGATTGAGCTTGATCAATATCATTAAGATTGAAAGTAACTTCTGTAGTACCGGTTAAGTTTTGAGTTAACGTACTTACAGTAGCAGTCGAAGTCTGCTGAGTTGTACTTAATGTATAAGTAAATGTCTTCATTTGTCTGCTACTCCTTGTACTCTAAAACTCTTAAGCTCAAAATTAAAAACGCTAGTGGATGTCGTACTTGTTAAACCTGCTTTGAGTACCCTCGGAGTAGTAAAATTAAAATTAGGTTTATTTAAATTTATTCTATAAAGTTCTGTATAAGTAGAATCAGTAGAAAGTTTTCCTGATACAATAACTGTTTTACTTTTCTTGGTCAGCTCGACTCTAAAGTCTTTATATACTGCAGCTGAAGCTGCTGATACTGTTTCATGTAAGGGTATAGATGTAATTGCGCTAGATTGGCCTAATGTTTTGTAATCATTATCAGCTCCTGCTCTAACGCCTATACTACATGGTACTTGTGTGAATGTTGTACCATCATATGACCCAGGTTTATCTTCATAAGTAGTAGTAAAGTTACCTGCAAGATCAAATGCTATTCCTACGTAACCGCTTAAATTTATACCTTTAGTAGAAAATGCAGGATAACCGTTAACCTCAAACGCGTTCATCCCAGCTGGGCAATATCCCAAAGAGCTATTAACACCATCAAGTTCTACTTCGTCGGTGTCGCTCGGTGTATAGAAAAACACACAAAAACCTTCTGCTGGACCAGCACTCAGAGTGTATTGTTTAATTGATCTAGTAGCAGACGGAGGTGTAGATGTTAGGTTATCAGATCTCGTACTTATGAGACCTAATTGTGAAGTACTAGATAATGAATACGATTTGCAAGTGAAATCCACTCTAATATAATCATCAGTCTTATAACTAGGTGTTTCTTTTTTCTTTGCTATAAAACCACCGCTATGGCCAAAAGGTAGAGATGAAGTAGCAGTAAGATCGGTTGACGTGAGAGTAAATAGAGCTGTATTAAAGAGGATATCATTCCCTTTATGCATTGGTCTCAATTTGTAGTTTGGCGGTCTTTCATCAACATTTAAACCGTAAAAAGAATCTACACCTTCTGTAGAGTTGCCTTGTATAAAATAGTCTTTATGTAAGTTACTACCTGTATAATTAAATACTGAACTTGTATGCTTACTTTCTGGTACAATAGCTCTACTGTACACCGGATACATAAATTCATCTACATATTGAAAAGTATATGTAAAGATTGTGAAACCGTCCGTAGAATCTGTATATCTACCTAAGTATGTAATATTATAAAAGTCGGTCTTTTCGTTGTAAGTGATTACTGGCTTACTTATCTCGCTTAAATTTATATCTGCACTAACTTCAGGTACAAAGGAATAAACATAGCCTGGTGCATCCTCATCGGTAAGTTGAGCTCCTGAAATACTATCTACATCATTAGGAAATACTAATCTTTTAACATTAGTCTTTTTATCTATACTATATATAGCAGGGTAATGAGCGATTAATGGGCCTTTACAAGTAGGACCGTCTGCAGACACTGAAGTAATAGCACATACAAGAAACTCTCTTGTATCTTCTTTAAACCAATAATCTGACTGCTTACTTAGGAACATTTATTTAAATATTTACTACTAAATCAAAGAATTCGACGGTAAGGATAAAGTGAAATCAGTACCATCGTAGGTATAGCTTTCTGTGAAAGTATCCGCAGATGTTTGTATAAAGATTGTATTACCTATAACATCAAAACTTATAATTTCATTAGAACTTATAGAACTCTTTAATGATGTTGATTGTTTACCTAAAACACTGCTTAATTTTTCATAAAATGTAGATACTTTCTGAGAGCTTATATCTCTCACAAAAACTGTACCATGATTTATATATTTTTGTTTGTATAAAGATATAGTACTTACTGATGGCACGTTCAATCCAGTAGCTTCATATGTTGTTGTGAAACCAGCTGGAACAGCTAAGCTATTAAAAGAAGTAGCTTCATATTTATTAAGATAAATTTGCGCAAAATGAGCGCCAGCGCACGGATGACCTTCGAATAGATACGCGTCTACAAGATCATTACCACTAACAGCACTACAAGCTACCGTGCTTAATGGCGCAAAAAAACCTCCTTGGCCTTCGCATGTACTTACATCGTTAGTTAATACGGTGTCATACATACCAGTGAGACTAGTGTAATTCGAATGTGTATCTCCTGCGGTTATAGCACTAAGTACACTATTAAAATATAATCCGTCATACAACTCGCAACTAGTAATATCTTGAGTAGAGGAAGATGTATCCTCATTATATAATGTATAGGACGTACCTGCGAATCGTTTAGGTGATACATTTTTATACACTATAAATTCATTACCGTATATATCATTTTTTAATACAACTGCAGTTTCATTTTTTATTAATAAGTCCTCTAGTCGTTCATTCTCAGGCCATTGATTGAGAGATTCTCTTTTATATGCATCGGGATTTTTCCAAATATTTTGATTCTCTCCTGACCAGAAACTTATTTCATCTTCCTTATGATTTATACCTGTATGAGAATATTTTAATGAATTTTCTTTAGATTGGTATCCATATGACTTTAAGGATTCTGTATCATATACTTTTATACTATCAGAGTCATTATTCTTAATCCATCTATTATCACATGAAAAATTAACAGGTGTAACTACCTTAGAATCTTTATTCTTTAAACCTATACCACTTTGTACTCGTTTAGGGTCAGGTAAAAAGAATTCACCATTTACAGCGGACACGTCAATATTGAATGTTAAATTTTTTGATAAAGCTTGAGCTAGTCCAGCATTCTCAAAACTTAATTGAAAAGGTATAGTGTTGTTTCTTATAATAGTACCATAACTGTTTGATACTATCGGATTGTATCTATTCAAATAAGAATTACTATTTTCCGCAGTAAGTACTTTTTTAAGTTCGTAGCTTTTCGAATCTCCAGATAAGTAAAAAACATCACAACTTAAATATTTTTCTAAAACTTTATTCTTTAAATTTACATTTAGATTTTCTTCACTTTTAACTTCATTAGCAAAAAAACGATCAGTAAGCTTATTATAGTCAGTATATAATTTGTTTATAGATATTCGTTTTTTTGTATTAGAGGTAAGTATATATTTTTTACCTTTTGATTTTATTCTGAGAGATTGTATTAACTTTTTTGATTCATTTTTAACTTTAGTATGTAAATCTTCTTTTACCGAACTTGGTAATGTTTTTGAATCGTCTGTGATACCTACTTCAGTTGTACAATAGCGTACAAATTGAATAGATATTTTATTCATGATTTCACTTACATTAACTGACGTAACATCTGTATTATTTTTTACAAAACTATCTTGAGTTAATAGTCTCGCAATTAAGTTCTTTAGATATATTTCTATACCTTTTTTAGAGGATTTAAGATTGTTTTTTGTTTTTACAAACTTAAGTTCGTCCCTATAATCTTTTAGTCTAGAAAATTCTCTTTTAAGATTGTCTGATACGTAATGAGCAGCAATATCTAATTCGTAAGGGTTATTATAATTAAGTTGCTTTAAATAATCCTTTACTTCTTCATTGAGATCTGAATGATCTATATTCTTTAATAACTCCTTATAACTATCAGAGATATAATTGTTATCAGTTACTGTATTTGCATCCTTGTTAACTTTATAATCTGTTAAGTATGTACTATACAGGTCTTTTAATTCGTTGAAATTATTATAGTTGTTATAGTAACTTCTAAACTCTTCAAATGTTAATGGTGATACAGTATCAAGACTTATCATAAACTTAATCCCTTTCTAACTTGGAAGTCTATATTTTTATATACTTCAGTATTCCATGCTGATACACTAGTCAATGTGGCAGTTAAGCTATTATGACTATAAGTTGTGTAATCCAAAATATTATTTTTTCTTTTATTATTATAATTTTCAACGTATGGATAAAAATCGTAAAAATGTTTTAAACCACTTGCTCCTGATACCGTACTATCTAAATTCCATCCCCAAGTAGCTCCTGCTTTTTTATTATAAGCAGATAAAGGATATGAAGTTAATTCCGAAGTACCTGATGTTATAGTACCTGAAGAGACTTTTTGAGGTTTGATACGTATAAATTCATTATTAAATTTTTGTACTGCAACAAAATCTGTATAAGCAGTAACAGTATATGTGGTAGCATCAATAGGATTATTATAATCTATATTTTTACCATATGCAGAATTTGATGAATAAAAGGTCTCAAAACTTTCATCAAACTTTTCATCCATACCCATTAGACGTCTAAATCTTATAGTATATAAATTGAATAACCTTTTTAAATCAGGAGGTGATTGAGTTATATTAAAATTAGCTTCTTCGTTGAATAAATCATAAAGCTTACGTAATACATCAATATTACAAGTGTCTACATCTGAAGTATTCAACACAAAGTTACTAATCTTTTCAAAAACAGATTTACCGAATGTATTAGGATTACTTGATAACGTACCAACGATTGAACCTAGCACACCATCAAATAAACTATCATATTCATGTAAGAAATTTTGAAATCTATAACTCTTTAAAGTTTCTTTATAATCAAAATCTAACTCGTTTACTTTATAATATTCTTCTCCAGCTGATGGAAGTACTGTAAACGTATAAGAACCTGATAGTTCAGCTTGACCTGATTTTGGTATACCTCTTACATATAAAGTATGTGTACCAGTAACGCTAGGAGTATAGTTAAAGTAAAAGAACGAACTCAAATCACTACTACTCAAAGAGGTGTTATATGAAAAGTCCGCAGAACTTACACTTGATATAGCAGTACTAGTTACACTCCCCGATAATGTACTACCTACTGTAACTTTAAATCTACCCGCTGTACTGCTATTATACCCTGCGTTATCATAATTAAACTTACCGAAAATTTTAGCAGGATTATTATTTTTATCTGCAGCACACACAAATACTTGAAAAGGGTCACCTTGTCTTTTATATACTGGTAAGGTCATGTTTTTATTACCAGTACTTGTAAGGGATAGTTTAGTTCTAGGATTATAAACAACATCAATAATCATAGAATCTACTGCACTTTCTAAGTGATTTAAACCTGATAGATTCAAATTAGTATCTACATTGTTTATGAAGTAATCAGCTATAGTGTGCTTATGAGTATCAATTGCAGCAAATACTTTTACAGTCTCTTGTTGATCATCAAAGTAAAATATTTCACCGAGTCCAGATGCACCTAATATATGTGAAGACGCTGTCGGTGTAGTTACCTTTACAGGTGTGTTACCACTTAATTCATAGTATATAGGAGTTAAGTTTATTTTTTGTTTATTATTTTTTATACGGGTAAACTTTTTATTTTGTCTAGTATAAAAAGCTCTATAAGGTAACAAAAAAGCATACTTATAAGAATCGTCATACAAATCTGACCTACTTCCTGAAGCTGCGAAAAATATAGTATTACCATTAGGGTCGTAATCTTGCCATGTTACGTTGACGTTATATCTTATATTTTTCTTAATGTTAAGCTCACCTGCACGGATAGTTGTATCAACACCTGTATCAGCAAGACTAAATCTATTTGTTAAAAAATTATCTACTGAAACTGTTTGGGTTAAAGTATTGAGTAACGCTTTGCCTTCATTATCATAAAAGTAACACGTCACAGTATACTGACCAGGGTATTCGTATTTATGAGAAGCTTGATATGTATCAGCAGCACTTAAAGTATAACCATCACCGAAATCCCATGATACTTTAACTTGACTAATATCTGTATGATATGCATCAGCGAAAGCTCCTGTAAGACCAGGTGTAAATGTAAACTCAGTAATTCTAGTGTACCCTGTAAGCGCTGGAGTAATCGTCAAAGGTACAGCTATAATGCTCGGGCATTGCGGTGTATATGATATAGGTGTACAATCAGCCATTATTAGTATTCTATAACTGTTTTAGATTTTGTTACTGTTTCAACGATAATTTTGCTTTTCAAGTCTTCTAGATTCTCAATATAAGGTATTTGGAAATATTTTAATTTTAAATTTGTATCAATAATATTTAAATCAGTACCAGAATGAATCGGGTTGTAAATACCTAAACTCAAGCCGTTAGATTTTAAATCAATATCTGTTCTGTATGTATAAAAGCTGTCAACTCCTTCTATACTCGTTATATCAGTATTAAGTTGTTTTACATCAATAATTTGACCTAATTTAGCTTTATCGAAATAATCTTTTAATATTGTAAAGACTTTATTTTTCAAAGTGTCATCGTTAGCAATAGTGGAAGAATTTCTTACGATCCTTAATTGAGTATAATCTTTATAACTCACCTTTTTACCTTCGTTAGCTTGTTTTAGCAGTAAGTCTACTGTTAAGTAAACCGGGTCGATAAAACTAACTTCACCATTTAAGAGTTTGTAATCTCTTATAGTATATAAAATTTCATTTTTAAGATTAGTAGAAATATAATTAGATCTTTTAACTACAGAATTACTCTTTTTAAATTTAGGTACTATAGTAACAAAAATATTATTAACATCAAAACTATCACTAAAATTATACTGGTTGTATAATGCGTTGTTATAATCAGTATAGGAATCTAATTTTAAATCGTCTTTCAAATATTTTTTAAAGATGTTGAGATAATCAGAATTGTTACTTACTTTAATATCGTATACAAAGTTTTTAAAATTACGATCAATAAAGTTTTCATAATCTTGTTTAGTAATTAATTTGTATTCTGAATTAAAGAACTTAGGTGCATTCGATCGAATATTTTCTACTGTTTCAGGCTCGCTGTACAGCGTACTATCTTCAGTATTTGATGCATTTACATCTAAACTATTACCTACTGTAATATAAGATAGAGTATTATCTTTTGTATCTGTATATATTGCGTTATATCTTGTAGTATTGTAGATATTAACCGATGTTTCTGAAAATGCGTTTTTAGTAATCTGTCCTTCTTTACCTGTAGAAGCAATATAATAAATTCCAATAGTTTCATTTGCTTCTAATTGTCTACCATTAACATTATTACCAAAAGTAATTTCGTAGTTCTTATTTTGATTTAATCTGCATTCGAAAGACCTATCTCCAGGTTTAGCGAGATATAATGAAGGTGTTCTTTTATACTCTTTCCATTTACCGGAAGCATTTTCTTTTACATAAACATATATACTAAAATGATCTACTTCATTATTATCACCGGGTAACAAAGTAATTGATTCGAACTTTTCTCCAATAGCAATAACATCTGGATACTCATTTACGCTTCCTTCGTAAAACAAAGAATTTTGTACTGCTGATAAAGTTTCAGCTACTGAGCTATTAACCTTTTGGAATGTTAAGTCTTTTGTAGTAGAATAAGTTTTACCATTACTACTTACATATGAAAATTTAGGTAATGTATGATAACCAGTTGATAGATTAGCTGAACCTTTCATTGTCATCGGCACAATAGATGTTTGAGAACCTAGAGGCTTATAATCAATAAGCTTAACTATACGATTCATATTTTCATATAGTTGCGCATCGGTAAATACTGCTTCTGAGCTGGTCTGGTTCAAATAGAATAATAATGTATGAAACGAGTATGAAACTATGTCGATTACAGCATTTAAGTTACTACCCTCAAAATTCTGATCAGTAAAAGAGATAGACGAGTCGTTATTGAGTCTCTCAATAATAAGGTCGCGCATACTTTGCGCATCAAACGATGCGTAACTATTCAACGGTAAATCAAATTCTGTTATGTTATCCATAATTATTCGTATCTAAATCCTTGCGTATCTAAAACACCTTTCACTATCTGGTCTTTATTATTTAATGTAGGAATGGTGATGCTTAGTTCTATAAAGTACTCATTCTGACTGGGTCTACCTACTATATTAACCTCGTTTACTATAACTCTAGGTTCATATAATGGTAGTCTTTGTATAGCTTCACCGATTAATGTACCAGTGTTTTCACTAACTGATTCAAATAAGTACTGTCTCAGATCTAAACCAAATTCTGGATTTAAAATTTTCTGACCAGGTATTGTGTTAAAAACATTCTTAACACTTTGATAAATAGCGTCCTCATCATATAACAATTTAACATCTTTTTTACTGTCAGTTCTATTGACAGGAGTATTGTTAATATCTGAGCTTAGCTCAAAATCTAAAGACAAATCACTATAAGAAAAGGTTGTTGTTTTATCCTTTACTTTGTTTTCATCTAAGAAATCTAAGTTAATAGCCATTTTAATTATTTAATAATAAAACAAAAAGCATAAATAATTAAAATGGGAAAATTTAACGAAATATACGAAGAGGTATACCAGCGTTATGAGAAAACATGCGCGATCCCAGGAGATTACGTCAAAATACGTTCTAACGTAAAAGGCTCTGACTGGTATAAAAACTTAGATGAAACCAGGAAGACTTACGTTGATGGTATTATTCAACTCCAAGAATCTGGTAAGTACATTCTTTTTAGTGCTATTAAATCTACACAATATGAGACTAACGCGCTTGGATCTAAAGAATATATTGCTGATATTACTGTTGAAGAAGCTCCAGGTTTCTATACTAATCCATTATCAATTCCTATGGAGTTAGTAGAATTCGATATGTCTAGTTCAGATCATAGAGGTACTCGAACTGATAAGACCAACGAAAAGGAAGAAAAAATTAACCACAAGCCTGAGCCTGTCGCTGATCAAGATGTTTTAGTTGGTAATAAAACTAAACATGATAACGGTAGTTACAAGCTTGCAGGTGAGAGTTACACTTCAAAGTATTTGTCTTGATAGCTCGATCAGACAAGTATAGAAGTTAATTTCTTTGTCAATAACTATATTATTACGATAATAATACTCAGAGACTGTAATCATGCAGTCTCTGTTTTTTTGTTCTGATACCTCTAATTCGTTGCTATATAGCTTATCAAATAATACTTTGAATAGAGTATCATAGTCATTACTAAAAGCACTTTCATTCTCTATAATGAACTTCCTTACTTTATAGAGTTCCTTTTTCTTCAATAGCTCGAGACTTTTAGTAATAACGTTATCTGCTCCATTTACTACATTGGAGTTCTTTCCTGAAATTACATACTTTTGAATACTATTAATACATCTGCGTAAGTCAGGGTAAGATCTATTGATTAATTCAGAAAGATTCGATTGCTCAATAGATACCTTTTCTTCATTTATTACATGTAGAACTCTCTTAACATATTCCTCTTTCGGTGGAGTGAGTACGAATGTGTGACATCTTGATTGTAGAGCTGGAATAATTTTATGCTGATAATTTGCGGTGAGAACGAAACGAGCAATATCATGATATTCTTCAATACTATTACGTAAAGCTTTTTGTGCGTCTAAGCTTAGCCCGTCACACTCATCTAATACGATAACTTTAATAGTACCAAACAAGCTCTGCGTTTGAGCAAAGTTTAATACTTTAGTTCTAATAGTATCAATACCATTCTCGTCTGATGCGTTGATATAGAGATATTGAGTCTTTAGTAGATCATTAATAATAATCTTCGCTAAAGTAGTTTTACCAACACCTGGACTACCTACTAAAAGTAGATTAGGTAAGTGCCCAGATTGTTGAACTGTCTCAAAATATTCTCGAGCATCTTGAGTTAGTACGATATCGTCTAACGTACTCGGCCGATATTTCTCTACCCAAATATCAGATATTTCCATTACTTATCTTTCTTATCTGAAGAACCGAATCCTTGATCTCCGCGATTAGTATCAGTCACTTCTTCAGACCATTCACATGAAACCTGCACTAGCGGATATACTACAAATTGAGCTACAGCTTTACCTTTCTCAATCTTAACATCCACATTACTGAAGTTATATAGCTTTACTGCAAGGTCTCCTCTATATTGGTTATCAATAACACCAAGGTGAGGTTGAATGTTATGCTTAAATCCAAGACCAGACCGTGGTTCAATTTTAAACCAATAACCAGGTGAGATATCAGCAACTGTTACACCTACTGGGGCGATGCAAGATCCGCCACCAGGGACAGTAACATCTTCAACACAAAAAAGATCATACCCTGAATCACCAGTAGCCCAACCATCATTATTAACTTTAGGTAGAATGGCATCTTCATGAGTCTTTAAAAATTTTACTTTTATAGCAGGTTTATCTACAATATTCCAATTCACATTTTCGCTCATACCCGTATGATATATCTATTCCGATTTTAATCAAGGTTTAATTATCGGAAACATTGATAAATAATCCTATGGAAGAAGCTAATGATATTATAGAGCAGCTTAAAAATATTCCAAAAGAAGCTAAGCAAGCTACAGCTAAGCCGCAAATGGAGCCGTTAGAGAAAGAAGAAGTCGAGCAATTTATTATTGACAAATCTTCTAAACTAATTAGCGATAGTATGGAAATGATCGAGAATATGAAAGAAGTTGTCTTTCATGTGCCTGATGCAGATAATGTTTCTTCTTTAGCTGAATTAATAAAAGCATCAACAGGTGCTATTGAAACTCTAAACAAATTAGTTACTCAGGATAAAAAATCTCAAACTCAAATACAAGTTAAACAATTAGATATACAATCTAAAAAAATGCTTCAAGATAGTGAGCAAGATCATAAGCTTAAATTATCTAGAGAAGATATACTAAAAAACTTAATTGATGGAAAAGATGTAATTGAAGTTCCTGGAGAGGAATTAACTGAGTAGATTTTTAGTAGAAGCCTTTTTAGATTTTTGAATCTTGTCTCCTTTAAGGTCAACTTTAATTGTTGTACCTTCTACATCTTTATCAAATTCTACCTTAATAACTTCTTGTAAATTGTTTAGTTTATAATTAGATAAGAACAAAAACGACTCGAATGCTCCATCTAATTTATCAGCTACAATTTCATATAGGGTAGTTTTGTTTTCTGCTATTCTATTTATATGAGTAAAATCAGTTACTAAATCCCCGCCATGAGCAACTCCAGGAGAAGATGGTTGTACTATCTGTGATATATTTTGATTGAACAAGCTATTCACTTTAGTGCTCAGTTGAGATACATTAGCTTTATAATTTAAATTTAATTTAGCATCAAGTATATGATTGTAAGGTAGAGGTGTGTTACTCTCTAACTCAACATCAAACATTGGAGTATATCTACTATCTACAACTAAGTCTTGATCTAAAATATTCGCTAAACTATCACTTAAAGTCTGTAATGATGTTTCTTCTATATTGACGCTACCTTTTAAATCTTCTAATACTTTAGGGTTTGCATTAGCTAACCTACGCATCCAAAATAAAACAAACTCAGGTTCTAAATCTTCAAACTTAGATATATTATTTTTCCAAAAGTTTACTTCACTTGTAATAGGATCATTTTTTGTTTTAGTGTTTTCATACTCTACATATAATTCAAAATGATCTTTATATACATTGAAAGGATTATTAGTCGCAACATTAGCTAATTGAGCACTAGCAGTACTTTCTAGTTTTGTACTTACTAGTTCTTCTTTTAATGTTTTTGCTGGTGTTAAGCTCATACTGTATATGGTTTAGTTGCGATTACGTTACTGATATATTCTGTATTATTAATTATATGTTGAGTGTCAAGAATAAAATAACATCCTTGTAATTTTCTTTCAAATTTAGAATCTATATTAGTCTCTCTAATTACATTTATAAATTTACCAGATCTTAAATTTATATTACCGTTAGTTTCTAATTCTATATTACTAGAAAGATACAACATGTTCTTGATTAATTCATTCCTACCTTCATAACGAGCTATACTCTCATCAGAAGTACTATACATTGTAGTAAATAAATTTCTGTTTAGTACATTTTCTCCAGGTTCAAAAGATATGTGAGCATTTTTAGCTGGTACATTAGTTAAAAAGTTTTTATTAAAATAATCTATACTGTTTTTTATATCTCCTTCTTTTTTATAGAAGTTGAATTTTTTATCTTTAAAACTGTAGTTAACTACATTAGTGGATCTCAAGCGCTCTAAACTACTTGTAGCAGAAAAGTTAAGATAATTAAATTTACGTACTGGGAAATTAGAAATTAACGGAGATATATTTTTATTAGGTTTTCTATAATCATTACCAGCTTCGTTTTGTTCAGTAGGAAGTTCATAGCTACCTACTAACTCTGACCCAATAGCTTTGTTTCTTTGTATACCGTTAAAAATATCTTTTATACTTAAAAAGTTAAGCTTACCGAATTTATCTTCTCTCAATAAACACATATCACTATTTTTTTCAGATACGTGATTTTCAATAATATAATCTATGATATGCATTGGTGTGGTATCAATAGATGAAGAATAAAATAGTTTTGATAGGCCTCTATCCCATCGATCAGGATTAATTACGCTTTTACTTACGAATGTTTCTATAACGTTTTTTAAAGCATCGCCTGTGTAAACCGCTCTTTCGTCATCGCTTAACTGTGAAAAATCTCCTTTATCAGATAAAACTTGATTAGTACTCCATTGTTTTGTAGGGTATGATAATTCGCGGAATTTAACATCCATTAACTCAAATAGTTTATACTTAACACCATCCTCTTCAAACTCTTCTTCGTCTTTTATAAAACAAGGAAGCTCTAAGAGATAAGGAAATTGATCTTTTTCGGACAACGGACCTGTTTGTAAATCAGGTTTGAACTTTATTAAAACAAATTCATCACTATTTCCCTTAAATTCAAACTGTAAATTATCAGGGTTTACATCGGTAGGTGTTGTAACTAAGTTACTTTCAATTTGATTGTTATTATTTTTTAATACAAGAGTAATAGAGAGAAATGGGTTGTAGATGCTATCTCTAAACTCTAGTTGTTTGAAAACATTAGGCTGTACTTTAAAAAATCCATCAGAGTTTACAAAGAAGATATCCAGGACATACTTAGACCCGCCAACCTCTATTGTAACATCTCTGTTTTCAACACTTGGATTTTTTGATATATTAGGTTGCATTATTGTTTAAGATTTTCTTCAATCGCAGCTAATACCTTATTCACAGCATCACTAGTTAAAATTTTTAATTTTGTACCAGGAGTAATATTGGTAATAGGGTTTTTAATTTCATTAACTAAACAAATCAACCACCATAAATCCTGAGTACCATAATACTGATTACTCAACGTAGTGTATGGTATGTTTATAGAAACTATTACTTCATGAAATAGTCTACTATCAATATTTTCCGGAATGTTTATTTTCTTTAAAATATTATAAAAATAATAATTATTATTTTTTGCTACCTGAAAAATATTTTCATAACGAGTATATTTTATATTAACTAACTCGTCAATTTCATTACGATATTTTTGTAAGTCTTCTATCATATTATTTTAATCTGTTTCAAGAGTAAAACTTACTTTAGGATCATAACTCTCATAAAATAAGTTTTTTGACTCTGGTAGTAATGAAGTTATCTTTAAATTTAATTCAAATACTTCAGGTATTAAAGTTTTTACTGATTTAGTTTCACTGTTAAGTTGAAAGGTTACTATCTTTTCCTTTCTTACTCCGTGACATTTAACCTGTAGCTCTGGAATATAGCAATACGGTAAGTAATGAAGACCTTCCATTCTCAATTCATACAAAGCTGATGGCTGAGCTAAAAACCTGTTAAATCTATTAGGTAGATTTTGATATACTAATAAAAATATAAGCTGCCAGTTTTGCTGCCAGCTTGGTGCTTGACCGTCTTGATTTACATCTTTAGTATTATCAAGAAATATTGTAGTACTAATCGTCGGACCGACTTCTGGGTACTTATAGCTTTTTGCGGCCTCCATACTAAATCCTTCGACAATTGCTTTAGTGAAAGAGAAAAAATTCTTAGCTAAACCTTCAAGCATGCCTTCGCCCCATTGAGATTGTGTAGCCTTCCATTCATCTTGTAGGTAAGGTATACTATATATAAACCCTGAATCTTTAGTTCCGTATATATTATAATAACTTTGCAGATGCTTCGGTGTTGGATTCTTTGCATCACTGTTACGTAAGTCTACAGCTTTCGCACCTTTGTCTAATGCATCTTGAAAGCTATCAGCACCTCTTTTAATATAATCTCCTACGATAGGTATATTAGCACCAACATTACCTATAGCTTTTGTAGCTATTTCAGTAGTATCAACATAAACATTAGCAGCATACGCTAAATTGCTTATAAAAGAACTTCTGTTTACATATCGTTCTCTTAATCGCATTTTAGGTACATTTACTCTACCCTCTTTCAATGTTTTAGTCCATTTAAAATCATTAACTACATCTATAGTTTTTTCTTTACCATTAATAGGCTTAGCTAATGGAGCGTTATTAATCGCAGTTTTAAACGTCATACCATCAGGGTATGAAAGAGGCTGTTCATCATCTAATTTAAAAATATTCATATATTACTTTCTTACTTTGCCTCCGTTGCTATAGCTTTGGGTCGGAGCTGGTTCAGTATTATTGATAACAGTAGTACCGAGATCTTTCTTATCTATTGTATTAATAAGAAGCTCGAAGCTTTGATTTAGTTTTTGACTTTGTTGATTATTTTCCTCTAAAGATTTATTATGGCGTTCCAACATTTCATCGCTTACTACGCCTTCAATTTTTACCGGTGGTAAATTATTATAAATTGTACCGCCTTGGAAATCATAAGGAGTGAGTTCTTTAATTTCAACAGGTAGAGGTTGTTCTTCCTCTCCACCAAAAAAACCTGTTACTCCATCCCAAATACTACCAGCTGTTTCTTTTACAGTATCAGCGACTCCTCCAGCGAAGTCCAAAACAGCAGTTATTTTTTCTTTTATAAAATCAATAACACCACCGAACATCTCGACGAGAGATTCTTTTATACCATCAGTAACAATTTTAAATCCTTCTTTAGTATCTTCCCACCACACAGACGGTGTGGGAGGATCACCCCAGTAGTTTGATACCTCTGTAGATAGATTAGCTATTTCGTCAGTATATTTTTTTAATCCCGGAAATAACTCTCCTATATAATTCGAACTCTCTGCTATTTTACCTGCAAAATCACTTGCTGATGTAGATATAATATACCACCAGTCATCCGGTTGAGGCGGGTTATTCCAAAAATCTATTACAGCTTGTTTAGTATTATTAAATGCGGTTTTGAGCTCTCCGACTAATATGTTAAAACCTTCTTTGGTATCAGCCCACCATTGTTTTACAACACCTGTAAGGTCTTTAAACATTTCTATCATGGCGAACAGACGAACACCCAGAAATGCAATTGCTCCTGAGATTAAAAATCCTATAGCTCCTTGTAATAATTTAAATGCCTTGAGTAATATATTTGCTGCTATACCAATCGGTCCAAGAGCTCTCATTATTATTGGCATGAATTTAGCAATCTTACCCACCAGACCTCCAAGGCCGCCAAGTGCTCTTCCCATACCACCGGTAGCTTTGGCACGTAACCCTGTTTGAGTAGCTGCCTTCGCTGCATATTGTTGAGATTTAGCTTGTAGATTAGCCATGACAGGAGCAAGACCAGCAGCTATACTTTTACCTGTTTCTCCTCTTTCGCGATCATCTTTTAAAAATTTACCTATGATAGGAATACTTTCTTGTCCTTTGGTAATCGCGTCAGCTTTTTGTTTCGCCTCTTGTGCCTTGGCATCTTCGGCTTTCTTTTGCTCAAGACCAGATTGTCTTTTTTTAGCTGCTTTTTCAGCATCTTCAGCTAGTTTAAGTTGAGCAGACTGAACATTAACTATACTCTTAAGAGAATCTGTGAGTTGTTGAGTCAGAGACTCCTGTCTCTTAGAGCTTTCGCTTACGTTATCACTAAGAGCAGTAAAATTCTTCCCAAGTATGTTTAAAACATTTACAATTGCAGCGTCGTCAGCCATTGTAATTATTTATCAAATACTCACAAATATAGTCGGGTCTTGCTCAATATCGTTATCTTTTTGTGTGTCCTTAATCTTAGAAGAAATATTAGAGTTTATATAGTCTATTAATTTACTGCACGTAGACACTGGGAGAGAAGTGTAGACCTTATATATAGAGTTAATATCTGTATCAGATACATCTATAGATAAACTTTCATCGTTATTAATAGTAATTGTCTTTACAAACCTAAAAATATCACAGAAAGCATACTCTACAATTTTGAGTTCTTTCTTATTATTAAAGAACTTAATAAATGAGTTTTCAGTTTTTACAGAAGGAGCATCTAGAGCAAATTTAAAATCAAAACCATCTTCACTATTCTCAAAAGCACTAGGGATGTCTAGCTTTGGTATATCATTTAAAATATCAGTATATTTGTCTTCGTTATTTAATTTATTAGCTACACTGTACAAATAAAAGTGTTTGTCTAAAATATTGATCTCATTGCCGATGCTAGAAGTGATATAATTATTAATATATTTTCTATATGAAAGTATAGCTGCTTGTTCTGAGTCATACTTTTCGAATAACTGAATTATCTCTTCTTGAAATTTGAACTTTGGTTTGGATAATTTAACTTCTTTTTTACTAAAAGGAAGAGTAATTGTATCTTCTTGTTTTTTAGATAATTCGGTTAAAATTAAATTTACATTACTCATTTTTATTATTTACTTCGTTTTCTTCATTTACAATCTTGTTACCAATTTTAATTAATTTTAATACATCGAAGAATTCTATATTTTTAAAATCAGTATATGTAAAGTGGAAATGTCTCATTAACGATAGAAGTATTTCATTTAAGTTCTCTGTATTATAATGAAAGTTATCTATAATAAATTTTACTAAATTTTCAAAAGTAAGTTTTTCGTCTATTACATTAAACTTTATATACTGAAAAGAACATATCTTATTAATATACCTATCAAAAGCTATCTTGAGTTTGTTAAAGTCTTGTAAATCTATAACCTCAAGTATTTGTTCTACATCTCTTATATTATAAGAATTAACATCTATCCATTCCTCTTTAACTTGTATTTGTTTAATAATACTAGCAACATTAACGTTATTATTCTTAATAGATAGAACATTAGGATAGTTTATTTTGTAACTATTATTACCATGTAGAACATCATCCTTTTCAGGTCGTACTACGAGAAAGTTTTCTGGTTCAAGATTTAAATTATAAGTTCTACCTTTTAGAGTTCGTGTGACTTTGTATACTGGATCAGAGAGAAATATTTCGTACTTAATTTTTTCTATTAAATCTATACAACAATAGGGTTTGTATTCATTATTAATAGTATAAAATACGTTATCAAAATCTTGTAATGTTATTTGTTTTGATAAATTTAAAACACTAAGAAAATTCATTTCTTAGGTAATTTTATATCATACCTATCAAAAGTCCATCTAATTTCTTTATTAATTAAAGATGGTTCGTCTGCATATGTTTGTATACCCTCTGCGGCTACATCATATGGAAGGCAGTTATAAAAAGTATATACTTTGCGTATAGAAGGAGTACCTGTATTACTAAAGAAGTTAAAAAATCCTGACTTAGAGGATCTTTCAAGATATAATATTTCTAAGTTAGTATGTAGATTAGTATCTGAAAAACCACCATCTCGAGCTACCATTCTAACCCATGGCTTAAAAATAAAATCAGCTACACTTACTACGTTCTCTATAAACTGAGTACTTAGATCTGTGGGATCAAAATTTCTATTTTTATTAAAAGAAATAGGTAGGTAACCGTTTACTTGATTACCTACCTTATCTACAGCTATTGTTTCTGTATTTACATTAATACCGTTACAAACTGCGAATCCAGTATTGGTACTTATTTTTGCATCTTTAAATAAGTTCGCAGCTGCATTAATATTAGTTTTTCCATCACTGGGTGACTCGCCTAGAGTATCATGAACTTCATCTGAGATTGCCGATGGAATATCAAACTTAACTATAAACAGGTTGGGTATGGGTATGGTAGTCTCCAGCTGGTTTAGCAGCTGAAAGAAGTTACCTGTCAACGACCCGCCATTCTGCAAATCAAGTTCTGATAGCTCTATAGGCATACATTATGAGAAAAGCGCGCCGACTTTATTAACTACTTGACCAATCTCGTTATCTCTGCGGAAGAACTGATAAGCGAACCCAGCTTGGAAAGTAACAATCTCTCCTGCATTTGTCATATCATATTCTAAGTCACCAGCAGTAACAGGGAATACACCAAATAGTTTATAAGTACGTAACACTTCAAATTGAGTATCTAATTGAGCTAATGTAATTGTACTATTGTTATGTAATATACCATCACCAGTAGTAGTTGCATCACTGAATGTTTCTTCAATCCAGTTTTCCATTTTAATTCTTGTAGAGTTCTGAGCGTCTGCATAGAACTGAATATTAAATGCTTCTGAATTGTTGTAAGAAACAGTACTAGGTACTCTAAAGGTAAATCCGTTATATGGAACTTCTTGAGCTCCGATAGTTTTACCTGGTAGAGTTGCTGTTGTTGCGTACACTAACTCTGTCTCATCGAATACTGATGCGCCTTTATTAGAAACATCAAGAATCCTAAACTGATACTTTCTTGCAAAATCTCTCGATTGAGCTACTTTGTAGAAGTCCTGTATTGTTTGTTTGATATCTGCCATACTGTAAATATTTATATCTAAAACACGCAATTAAGTAAAAAAAAGAGCCCGAAATACATCGGGCTCCGTGTTTATGAATACTATAACTTACTGTCCTACAATCTCTTCAAAGTTAACATCATTGTTAACAGCGTAGAAATTAACCAAGATGAACTCAGCAGCACGTACTGGTTTCAAGTAGATATCTACTATCAACTCATTATTTTCAATAGTAGCTGATGTGTTATTACGTTCATCACATACAATCAAGTAATCGTAAACACCTTCTGTTTGCTTACAATTCTCAAAAATAGGTGTTAAAGTATTAACAACCTTAGTGCGAGTTAAGAATGTATTTGGCTCGAAAATGAAGAACTTAAGAGTTTCTCTTGTACGTTTCTCAAGATCCAAGAACAATCTACGAACATTAACTCGATCAAATGCTGTTGGCTTACGTTGTAGCGTCTTCTGACCAAATACAATAATTCCTTCACTAGGGAATTGAGTTACAGGGTTAACTGCAATTCTGTATAATTGATCTCTCTGACGTTGAGTTGGACTAATAGCAATATCAGTTGCTCCTGTTACAACTCCTCTTGTATAACCAGCTGGTGCGTACCAAGGAGCGAAGTTAGCATCGTTTCTTGCATACAATCCAGCAGCGTTACCGGAGAAAGGAATCCAGACTTGAGTATCGGAATTACCATCATAAGTTTTAATCCAGTTACCGTAAACTGTAGCATAGTTACTATTAGCTGTTCCAAACTGATGTCTAATCGGCCAATATACATGCTGGCTAAAGTTCTTATCCTTATCGTCTAATACCTTAGCGTTTTCTCCTTGAACAACAATGTTACGCAAGATATCTGCAATAAAGATATGATCTTTACGAGTCTCTCTAGCAAATTGCTCAAACTCATTGAATACTGTTCTATATGCATCTCTTATTTTAATTTCATTGCCGTTGGCTACCATGTTTTCATTAATAGTATAGAAGCCGGTATTGCTTGCAGGAGAGCCTAAATTGATACCAGCAGTATCGTCAAAGCTTTCAAGACCAACAAGAGCGCTATCTCTTGAGTATTGTTGGTTCACCCAAATTGTACCCAAACCAGCTTCAATAGTTACATCAATATTGAACCTGTCTACATTAGAAGCAATATCAAATATTCTATTCAACTTTGTTGGAATAGAACCTAACTTCTTACCAGTAATTTTACTTTCTGCAAAAGCTCCTAATCCTACAAGAGATTGTACTCCGCTATAATTTGATTTAGCAGACAGTACTTCAGACTGAGCAACATGAGCTACTTCAGAAGAATTGTTATCTGAAGTTCTGTGAACTCTCACAAATTTTGTAGGGGCTTCTGTAATACCAGACGTCCAATCTCCTGCATACTTGCTAATATAAGGATTAACAAGAACTTTAATATTAGGAGAATTGTTTTCTACATCAGGTAAGAAAAACGACTTCTTATTACCACCGTTTTGATTTAATACCCTTCTATAAGAGTTAAGAGAACCAGTATACCCTTCTGCGAGGAAGTAACTTAATTTGCGATCAGTATTGCTGAAAGGTGTGTTACGTACCTTAAACAACCCTAAACTAATAGTATCAACAAAATCCGCTCCTTGAATATTAAATTCAGAGAGATTCTCTAAAGTCTTACTTACATTAGTCTTTTCTGAAGTACTTGTCGCGCTTAAAGAATACTCTAACCTAGATGCAGGCACTGCAGTAAACGCTGAAGGGATTTTATCACCTGATGTTGAAGGAGCTAACTGTGATCCAAGTACATCAAAATCTGTAGCAGGGTTAACGTTAACACCATCTGTCAAACCAACATAATAACCTTCATAATCAGAATTAATTGTTGTTTTTGCAGTATTAAGAACAACAAGGCCAGTTCCTGATGCGTTTGTAGTAATCGTAGATGCGCTAAATAGTTGAGTATCTCCTGCAGAGGCATTGTCACTCCAAGTGAATTCTCCGTTCAACGCAGCGTTATACTGAGTAGGAGTTAATTCTACTAATGTTGGATTACCAATAACAAAGTAATCAGATCCTGATAAAGAAGCATTTAAACCAGAAAGACCATCTACACTCTTAGTACCATCACCGCCAGTGTGAGCTACTGCCTTTACGAATGTATGACCGGAAAGATCTCCAATAGATGATGCAATATTTGCGCCTGTTAGCACTTTCTGGTCACTACCACCAGATAGACCCAAACCTGTTAAGGACTTAGTGGTATAAACTGATTCACCATTAGCATCTTTGGAAATAATTTCAACGCTTAAATCAATTTCATTACCTGCATTAGTACCGATATTTTCGGAAAACTCAATTCGGGTTCCACTAGTTGTAAGAGTGAATGTTTTAGTATTAAGACCCACAACTGGATATATTAAGGCTGTATATTTGTTTTCGGTCGAGTTGAGGCCGCCACCAGAACCGTAAGGTAACCTGGAGACATAAACATTGGCGTCGCTATTAAAGACTTGTTTAACGCTGTGATAAAAATATCGCTCGGCAGCATTTGTTGGCTTACCGTAGATTTCCTCGAAATCAGAAAAGGTACCAACATTCAACACTTCATCTGTAGGGCCTTGATTCGAAAAACCAGGTACAAATACACTGGTTCCTAGTGGCGCTGCAGGACGTTGCGTTAGATCAATTTCTCTAATTTCTACACCTGGAGATTGTATAGTTCTTCTAGACATAGTTATAACTTTCTTTAATTATTTATTGTATTTCAGGTGAAAAATATAAAAATAAATATCCCTGGATTTTTTTAGAAAATTGAATACAATATAAATATATGAAAGGCATTATACTCGCAGGTGGTTCAGGTACAAGAGTTTACCCGAACACTAAGGTTTTATCTAAACAAATCTTACCAGTATATGATAAGCCTACTATTTATTACCCTCTGTCAACTCTCCTCAAATTAGGTATTAAAGACATACTTATTATATCTAATAAAGTACATTCTTTTCTAGATCTACTCGGAGATGGACACGATTTAGGTATCAATATTTCATATAAAGAACAAAAACAACCTCGCGGTATAGCAGAAGCGTTAATTATTGGAGAAAAATTCATAGGAGACGATAATGTAGTGTTAGCTCTAGGTGATAATATATTCACAGGTATAGATTATGGATATGTTCCTGGAGCAGCTATTGTAGGTTATAAAGTAAGTAATCCTAAAGATTACGGAGTTGTAGAGTTTGATACCAACGGATTAAACGAAAGAGTAGTTACTGGTATTGAAGAAAAGCCGGAGAGTCCTAAAAGTGATATTGCTGTAACTGGGCTATATTTTTATGATGATACTGCTTCTGCTCGTGCAAAAACTCTAACTCCTTCAGATAGAAACGAGTTAGAAATTACAGACTTAAATAAAAGTTATTTAAAAACAGGAGATTTGAGTTTAGCAATACTAGATCCTGAGCATGCTTGGTTTGATACTGGGGACCATGATCAAATGTTCGAAGCTTCTATGTTTGTAAAGAGTATACAAAATAGAACTAATAGTATGATTGGTTGTATTGAATTAGAATCTTATAAAGCGGGTAATATTACAAAAGAGGAAGTATGTAAATTAGTATATAAGATGCCAAGTTGTAAGTATAAAGATAATATTATTAGATCAGCTTCGCTTCCATCCTAGTAAAACTAAACGTTGCCGCAGCAGTAATTTCTGAACTATCACCGTAACTCCATTTAATTTCAGTTAAACTAGTCGGGAAAGCTCCTACATAATCAAACTGAATCTTTCTATTTTCATATTCATCTAACCCGTAAACAGTAAATGTAGAGGAATAATTCTTTAGAGCTTCATGTCTTTGTATATTGATAAGATCATCGCTGTTAAATATACCAGACTTTACATCATTGAGAATATCTAACCATTTATATATTACCCAATAGTTTTTATATTCGTTATCGATTTTAAAATCAAAAGTAATATCTTCGTATGCTTCTCTTGCATGAGATGAAATCTTAATAGACTGGGTGCCGTATGGAACAGTAGTAGAGTTAATTTTTACAGACGGTGTTAGCGTGCCGTATACACTCATTTCAAGACTATCAGCGTTTACTCTATTATTATTACGAGATACATTATCGTTAATTTCTTTAACAATATCAGGTAAGTTTAAAACTAATATAAACTTATCGTTTCTATTTTTATTCAGCGGTGCTTGATTCATTGTAATATCTCCCAACCTTGTTCTACAAGATCATCTATTTCATCACGTCTCTCACCAATATTTATATCTTGAAACACTACGTTAGGTGGTTCCCATGTATCTGAAATATTTTGAGTCTTGTAGTCATTTAGAAAGCTTTTAAAATTTTGATGTACAAATTCCGATAAGATAATATTTTTTGGTTTACCGTTATCATCTGTCTCTACAACATCATAGTATCTTTGTACTAACGTATTATCAAGAATCATTAACGCCCAAATCATAGCCATAACTCTATCATCCTCGTAGCCTGGTTTTGCACTCCATGTACCGTTAGGTTTTCTTTGAAAATTACGTAACTCTTGTACTAATTGTTCACTTCTAAAACTAATACATTTAAGTTCATGAACCCAATATCTCATATTAATAACACCTTTATATTTGGTATTAGTATGAGCATATACTCCTAATCTATCAAACTTTTGTTTACCAGTTCGAGGACTATAACTTACTATATTAGGGTATCTATATGTTTGGTATAATAGATCTACAACCTGAGCTCCACAGTTGTTACGTTCTATTAGAATAGGAGGAGCACCCCAATGATGACATATCTCATGAACTTTGGAAGTGAATTCAAACGGATTGATTGTGTTGCTTGCATACTCTGCTACTTGTTTAATTTCTGCTAAATCTGAAATATCGAATACTTGTATAACTGAATAGTTTTTATTAACACCTTCTGCAACATCTACTCCAATTGTGTATATACAATCTACATCAGGCTCTTCCCATACTTTATACGCACCATCATCAAATACATGTTTTGGTTCTATAATTAATGATTCAAGCTTAGCATAATATTCTTCATCAATAAAAGAGTCTCCTGTTTCTATAAACTCACAATCAAATTCTTGTCTAAAAGCTTCTTCGCTTCCAATAGACTGAATTGTCTCTTGTTTCCATTTTTCGTCTCGACCTGGTATTTCATACCACATCATCTTCTCAGCATACCAATTACTCTTTTTATTTTGACCATCAATGTATAGTTTATAAAATAAGTTATCAGTGCCATTAGGAGTAGAAGCGATAAAAATTTTAGATTTTTTAGAAGAAGAAATAATTGGATAAACTGATTTCCAAAATGCATCTACTAAGTTATTAGGAATAAAAGCTAACTCATCCAGGATAAGAACGTTACAAGAATCACCACGACCAGCGTCTGAGCTTGTAGTACTAATACCAATACTACTTCCGTTAGCTAGTTTCATAGATGTTTTTCCGTATTCTACAACCCCTGGTTTTAGATAGTTAGGTAACATCTCGTATGCTGTTCTGATACGAGAGAAAATATTGATAGCTGTTTGTTCTTTGTTAGCTACAACAAGTATGCGTTGATCTTCTTGAAAGCATGCAATCCATAGCGCATAGATTGTCATCATAGTAGTCTTACCAGTCTGTCTAGATGCTAAGCACGCTACAAAACGATTATCTCTCAAAGATCTAAGAACGCGCTTTTGACTAGAGTATAAAGGTATTTTCATTTTACCTTTATCTAGATTGACTATATAAAAGAAGTTTTCTGCGAAGTATAAAATATTTTGCTTAGCTTTTTTAAGCTCTCGAACCATCTTAGGAGTCCATTCAAACTCCATGTTCGCAGAAGGTAGATTACTATTACCTAAGTAAAATTTGTCATCAGTCTTTTTTGGCATAATGTAGCCGGTACAGGCCTTTTATTTTTCTTTGGGTGGGTTATACCTACGCTCAATCATGTCTCTGACTTGCTTGAATTGATTCATTAAATCTTCAGCAATATCTTTATGATTAAGATCCCAATTATATCCTATAATATTTTTATCAATATGATCGTATACTCCCGCGAGTACCCAATCTTCCATTTTGAAATTAGGTCTCCGACTTTCTTCGGAGTATTGTTTGAAGCTCTTCATTATAGTTATTTATTATTACTTAAAGCTTTTCATAGTTTTCTTTATATTTTCTATTTGTAGTTTTGCTTCTTTATACTCTTGCAAGAGTTCATTGTTTACTGGGAATTTCATTACTGAACTACAATTAGGGCAAGCTGCAATAGGGTTTTCAATTATAAAGTCCATATTTACATTGAGTTTAACCCCACAGCAAGGGCAAGGGATACCAGAACCGATCATTTCGGATTAATGTTTTGAATAAGCTGATCTTCTATACGACAAACTTCTTCTGGTTTATCTGTAACTTTGAATTTCAGTTTTACTTCTGCGAACCCTGCTGCATCTTCTTTTGTTTTTCTCATATCAACTTGTATGTCTTTATGTATAAAAGGATTGAGAGGATTCTTTTTTATTTGATGTACCAAACCATATTTTTCTTCTGTATTTTTATCTTCATCAGAATCATAAATTTTAGCCTTAAATGACATTTCAAGTTCATCCAAGGCTAATGTTTGGTGATTAACGAGAGTATATAACGGTACTTGAGTTTCTTTACCGTTAAAGTTTAGAGTCCTACAAATAGGAGTTCCGTCATCGTTGAAGTACTCAGATATTTTTTGGATATGACTCTTTTCAAGTATATCTGTCGATTTAACAATAGAGAGCTTAATCGACTTTATCAGGTTTTCCAACGAGACGGACTTCATGTATCAATAATAACTTACTTCCCAGGATTTGCAACTACAGGCTCAATCATGGTGATGAGACTGTCACTGAGCTTTTTCATTCCTTCAGTTTCAGGAAGTTGCTCTGCGTGTACTTTAACATCGTACTTCGCTGTATTATCTGTCTTTCTCGTGTTTTCCGAGTGAGTAGATACTTTACCGTGTAGTTTAGATTCTACACTTAATCCCCACCAAGACTTATACTTAACATCTACATCAACAGTAGTTTCAGTATCTTTGCTATCAGTATGAGAATCATGCTGCTGTACTTCCATAGTGAATTCAATATCAGCTTGAGTAACTGCTAATGAAGGTAATGGAATTAAAGGCAACAATGGTACCTTACTTTGCAAAGTTTGAAGATCTGGTTTATCTGATCCTTCTACTTTTACATATCTATTGATCTCTACGTCAAGAGCTCTTGGTTTGAATTTTCCGTCTTTTTGTTCAAAACCAACTTCTTGGATATACTTCCAAGTAACGTCGTTGAGTTTTGCTTGTCCTTTTGAAATACCTACCAAGGGAGAAACAATTAGTTCTTCAATTGGTAGCCCTCTGAATTGATCTGCAATGCTTGCCATAATAAAACTTTCGAGAATATTTAGCTTGAAAGTATAAAAATACTACCTATAGTAATAAATAATTACATGAATCAGTCAGACATTAAAGACTTAAACAATCTTTATTCTACAAAAATTATCAATGAGAGTACCGAACAACAAGATATGCGTAAGGATATCGAGGACCTCAAAAAACTATATGATAATCCAGATGAAGCTTTCGCTGTAAAAAATTACGGCAGTGTTGAAGCCTACAAGAAGATGCTAAGAAATAAAATCGAAGATATTGTATCTAAATTAGACGCCCCATATCCAGTATATCTTGAAGCAGAACAAAGACCAAAGGATGAAGTTAGCGCAGAAGAGATAGACGGAGATGGTGCCGATGTTGAAGGAGTAGAAGACGCCACTGAAGAGTCTGAAAAAAATACAGAGAAAAAGGTAAAAGAAAACATAAATAATTTAACGAAAGATAAAGTCATGACTGAAGATAAATCTATTTTCGATAAATTATTCGAACAAGTAATGGGCGAAGCCGACGATGAGGAGTTGGAACTCGGTATTGATCTAGACGGTGCCGAAGACGAAACACCCGCTGGCGACGATGAAGGTAGTGTAACAATTACCTTAGACAAAGAACTAGCAGCTAAACTTCATGAAATTTTGATGGACGTTTTAGGTGATGAAGAAGGAGAAGAAGAGCCTTCTGATGAAACCGAAGAAGGTGAACATGGTTATGGAGAAGATGTTGAGCCATTTGAGGAAGAAAACCAGCACACTAATGACGGAGCTCAACCTGGTGTTGATCCTTCTGATGGTGGCGGTAAAGCAACAGAGCCTGATGCAGATAGCTTAGGCGGAAAGTCTGCTGGTACAGGAGATGCTTCTGCGACAGACGAAGTCGGTAGTAAAGACACAGGTGAAGGTAAGAAGCCTGGTCATTCTTCTGCAAAGAATTCACCCACAGTTTAATTAACAGTAAACAAATATTTGTAAGAGCCTCTGTAATAGAGGCTCTTTTTTTATAAATAATTATATGTTATTTGAGAAGCTATTCTACGAAGCTTTAAAGCCTATGAAACTTCAAGGGTCAACTGGTTCTTATAGAAAGAGACAAAACCTTGTAGCTGATTATGATAAAACTAATCCATCTTATCCTCAAGTTTTAGAAAGGCTTAAAAAACTAAATGCAGGTACATTTAAAATACCAGTAGAAACAGCTAAGAAAATAATTAGTATTTTTAAAATTACCGATCTTACTGAATCTAATCCTAGGAAGCTAGGTAATACTGGTATATCTTTATCAGTTAACAACGGAAAATATGTTATAAGTAAATGAGCTGTTACTCAACATCTAACATTACAGGAATTAATTACTATACTAGTACCGGTAGGTTTACTGATAAAAGTAATAATTCTAATGAAAGAGATAATCTTTTCAAAGTATGGTGGAAAGATCAAATAGCTCAGTATGGTACAAGTACTACGTACTTTGTGAGAGATTTTACTTTATCTGCTGCTGATAAATTCTACGGGGAGAATACAGTATCAGGGTTTAAATCTGGTACTACATTAGTAATGGTTATGAACCTTAGCGATAATTCCATTACGTTTTCTAAATTTGGATTAACATCAGACGATGAGGTTGAAGCATATATTGATATAAGCACGTACCAATCTACATTATCCTCTTCTTATGTATCAGGAGAAGTTATAGAACCTAAAGCAGGAGATGTATTTCAATTAACTGAGTTTGGTAATGACAGACCAGGAGGACGCGATGGTAAATACTTTGAAATTACTGAAAGAGTTGATGAAAGTATTAATACAATAAATCCTTTACAAGGTCATTATTTATATAAAATTAAAGCAAGACGCTTCGACTTCTCATACACTGATAATGATGTTGAAGAAGGGGCTTCAGAACAAATCACTGATGATGCGTTGAGTGGTAAGACTACAGATACCATACAAGATTATATTAATGATTTAGATACTGAACAAGCGACTTACTTTAATTACGGTGATAATGATGATGTCTATGGTGATTACTCTTGATGAGCTTTTTCGTATTCCAAGTCTTTGAATACCGCAGGATATCTCTCCTTTACATACTTCTCAATAGGTAGAGGCTTAAGAAACGTATCACTCTTAACTCCAATATCTTCTGCTTTTGCTGCAATGATGTTCACTGCTTCAAATAAGCATAACCATCTTGCTTCTTGTTCATTATTTAGTATACTCATAAAATGTTAGTTTTTGTAATAGTTTTAAACTCGATGTTAAGTATATTATCAGTCCCACAGTGAGTGCAAGTAAATTCATTACTACCTGATAAATCTACCCGTACACTATTTGTTTTTTTACAAGAACTACATTCTAATATAACATTATTAGTATTGATGAGCTGAATTGTTTCGAGGTTTTCTCTCTCTAGTTTTAACCTTGTAAAATATGAGATAAGACTATTATAGAAATAAAAGAAAACAAGCTGTAAAACCGTAGCGAATAAAAATATCTCAATGAATGACTTTGAGGTATACTCCCAACCAATATAAGCTGCTAATCCGCTAACCGAGCATAGTAAAATTATACTTTTAAGAATCTGAAGAATCATTTTTATCTAAATCTTTCGATATAGATTGTATAGTCTCCATAACTTTTTGCAACTTCTTTTTTACTAAAGTTTTAGTTTCATCGCTATAATTTAATGTAGGATTATCAAACAATTGACCGATAAGATAAGATGCATCACTAGTTTTAGTATATACAGCTCCTAACGCTTCTACAACAGCATCACCAGGGTAAGGTACCATATTAGATGTTTGTTTATTATACTGATCTGGACTATTTTTAACAATATCAGCTAATGTTTTAGTTACTGGTCTTGCTGACCGAGCAGCTACGTCCTTATAATATTTGTTGGTATATGTATATAAGTCCTCGAAAAGTATGTCATTCATAATAAATATTTATATGAGTAAGTTCGAAAAACAGTTTTTTTCTTTATTAAAAGAGCAAGAAGATGTCGATGCTTTAGCGGCTACACCAGAAGATGATGCTGATTCTTTTGACGGTTCCTTAGATGAACCAGGTACTAGCGGAGATTTTGAAGAGGTACAAGAGCCTAATGTTGACTATCAACAAGACCTCGAAACCTTAAAAGGTTGGATTAATACTATAGAATCGTTTAAAGATTATCTCAACGGAGAAGCTGGTAGTATTTTAGGCAAACTTAAAGCAGAAGCTAAAGTAGGTACATTATTTGATGACGTAAGTGATGCTACGAAGGCTAATGTACTTGATATCGCCGAGCGATTAGCATCTTTAAACGAGCAATTCAAGAATTTATATACCGAAAAGCATAAATAATCTTATTATGGGACTATTTGATCAAATGACATGTGGTTGTTCAAACGAAAATACATCTTGTACAACCGATAACAAACCAGCAGAAGCTCCTAAAGCTCCAGAGCCAGCTCCAGCTCAATCTTGTAGTTGTAACGTGGGTGTTGGAAGTTCATCTTCCAATACATGTTGTAGTGTAGGTGTTGGAAGTAGCTCTCCTTCAGGAAGCTCTTGCGTAAATAAAAAAGCTGCAGCTAAACGCCGCAGAGTTTTAGGTAGATAAATTTAATTTTACAATACCTTCTACTCCTTCAAACGTATTACTCAGAATAAAAGGCGAGGTGATTTCATCTCGCCTTCCTTTTGTACATATGTCATTAAAGTCTTTAAACATTTTAAGCTCTTTAGGCCATATAAAACATTTGTGACCTTCTTTTAATAGAATTTTAGTTTTTAATTTTGCGGATTCATCTACAAACTGATTATCTAAAACCCATACTTTATCGTAAAACGGATACTTATTGATTTGAGTTTCTTGACTAGGGGTAAAAGTATTCTTAGATGTACTTTGAATTCCTCCTACAGCTACGCCATTTTGAACAAAAAAGGAATCTATAGGTCCTTCAAATATAAAAATATTATTAGTTACAGAAGATATATTATCGAAATTGAATATTGTTTTTTCTGTACTGACCTTAGAGAGATACTTAGGTTTTTTATCACTAGATAAAAGTTTCCTGCTTTGATAGAAAACTATATTTTTATCCTCATAAAAAGGTATAATTATTCTATTCTTATGAATATAATCTTCTTTACAATACCATAAGGTCTTAGGCTTGTTTATCGCTGTATCTAAACGACGCTCTCTTATGTATTCTAATGCCTTTACTACATTTGTATCTTTAGAATAGAAAGCTGTCTGAGCTTTATCATAAAGGTTTATGCAGTCCCCGGGTAAAGAAGCTAAATTCTTTTCTTTTTCTATTTCTACATCTTGCGGGATAAATTCATGTTCGATATTTTTAGCTTCTTGTAAGATATCAAACTGACTAACTCCTTCAACCTCGGAAACCCATCGAAGAGGTGAACCTGACCAGCCACAGTTATGGCAGAATATACTCGACTCTTTTACAATATAATAAAGTCGGCGCTTTCTACCCCAAGATTTACCTTCTCGACATAAAGGACAACCACCTTCGTAAACGTTAGTGGTTTTTTTATATCGCGGATAGCCCGCATGCTCATAGAATTTTTCTATGATGAAGCTTTCAGGTATTACTTTATCCAGCATCAACTTTTCTGGTTTCTACTACAACTTTAGTAATAAATCTACCAGTGTCTGGGCATACGTAATGAGCTTCCGTACGGATTTCATTACCAATTCTTACTTCTCTTATTTGAGGTCTTACTGTAGCCCCTGTATGAGGTGATTGAATATTTCTAGGTTGATTTAACATTATTTGTTATCCTTTCTTTAATTATATTTATACTTTTATGTAATCCACTATCTTGGCTAGTTTGGAATGAATTTTGCCAGTCATGCGCGTTTCTTACAATTGAATGGAAATTTAAACTTTTGCAGTGCTCTATAAATACTTCCATAAATATATTTCTCTTCCAGTTTTGCATATATTGAGCTCTATAAGTTACAGTTTCTTCAGGGTAATAGTTATAACCGATATTAAGATCCATTAACTGCTGATTACGTTCAACAATTAATTTTTGATCCTTATTGAGATTGAGCTCTTCAATATTTTTTAAGTTCCAAGCTTGAGTTAGTTTTTGATAAGTCTTAAGACCGAAGCGTTTTATACCATCTATATTATCAGATTTATCCCCAGTAAAGCACCTATACCAAAAATAGTCTTTAGGGTTTCTAAGTCCTGTTATCTCTTGAAAATTATCTTCTTCAATTATCTTTTTAGATATGGGATTAAAAATCTTTACATTAGAGTTTACTAACTGTAACATATCTTTATCGGTAGATATGATTATTTTTTCTCCTTCAATCGTATTTGCTAACCAAGAAATAGCATCATCAGCTTCCATGCGCCAAGGATAAAAATTATGAACCCCTAGGTGTTTCAGTATATCAATTATTTGATCGAGAGAGTCGAATACGTTTTTAAATTTTTCTTTATTACGACCTCCTTTATATTCAGTCTCGCATACTTCTGAACGGAAGTTTTTTTGAGGATAGGCTAAGCGTTTATCCCAAACACAGTAAATATTTTGCCATGGAGCAAATTTATCTGCATATGATTTTACTGCTTTGAGAAAAATATAAATACCGCGGTTAGGGTCTTCACCGTCAGTCTTATAATTTGCAGCCCAGAAGGTACGATAAAGTAAATTATTACCGTCTATTAGAATTGTTTTATCATCCATTGTTCCACCAATCTTGGTTTTTTACATACCACATTATAGTATCATCCAAATCTCTTTCAAATGTTTTTTGCAGATGTGGTAGTTCGTATTGGTGGGGTCTAGATCGATCAGCTAGATGTCTTAGTTTTTTACCATCTAAGCGATATCTCAAATCATGGCCTTTTCGATCCGTAACATATTCAATATACTCATCATAGCTATCCGGGTTATATAAGCTTCCGATGATTTTATGAACTAAATTAATATTATTAATTTCGTTGGGAAGGATTTTATGCTGTAAGTCTCTATAGGATGGAGCTATGTTATATATTTCTCCTGCTTTTCCATAAAGCATAGCATCATAAACTTGTTTACAGTGATCCTTTACATATATCCATTGACGCATATTAGTACCAGAACCGTAAACAGGAATTTTTTCATTTTTAAGTAACTTATTTACTGCTACAGGTATTAGTTTTTCTGGATATTGTCTAGGTCCGAAGTTATTACAGCATCTAGTTACTATAACATCTGTTTTATGCGTCTTATGAAAAGAAAGAGCAATTAGATCGGCTGATGCTTTAGTAGAAGAATAAACTGAAGAAGGTTCTAAATTATCTTTTTCTTTACTTGGTTGAGCATTAAAGCTTAAACTACCGTAAACTTCATCAGTACCAATTTGTATAAATCGAGTTCCTTCATTTACCTGTTTTAAGAGACTGTACATCCCGTTGACGTTAGTCTTAAGAAATTCATCTCCTGAAGAAATACTCCTGTCAACATGAGATTGAGCTGCGAAATTTACAACGTAGTCATATTTTTTTTCAAATATAAAATCATTAATATCTGCTTCAAATACTTCTAAGCTATTGGAAGTATCTCTCTCTTTATCTAATAAAAAATCTTCAGTCTTATCTGATACACAATAGTCTAAAATATCTACAACATGAATATCACACTCGTTGCATCTTTTTAATAGTAGTTCTACAAAGTGACTACCAATAAAACCTAAACCACCAGTAACCAATATACTTTTATTTTTCATTATCAAGAGCTTTTATAATAGATTCTTTCTCAGTTGGTAAGCTAATACCTGTTATTTCTGTTGTATATTCGTTATCTAATACACAATTTGATCTACCACATTTAGTTGATTCATATAACTTCTCTAAATCAATCCATTGCCAATTAGGATTCCAAAATTCATAACCATCAAGAATTTCTACAACTTCTTTAGTTGTTAATGGCTCCGGATTTACAACATTATAATTACCGCTAGGTAAAATATTTGTTTTGTTACGTACGATAAAATTATAAGTAAAGGATAATAAGTCGTTAATTACTGTTTTGGAGTTCTTATAATCTATAAGATTATTGTATTTGAGAATCTTTGTAAGATAGTTTTTCTTTTCGTTTAAATTACCAGTGACAGGCATTCGTATACGAAAGTTAAATACATTTTCATAGTTAGCAAAACTCATTTCGCAAGCGTGCTTTGATTTACTATACCAACTACTTTCAGGGGTCCATAAACCGAAGTTTGGTTTACATTTCTCGGTAAATGCTTTTTGATAACCTGTATAAATACAACCTGAGCTAATATTAATAAGATTAGATCCGTATCTATTACAAATATTTGCTAACATGGATGGAAAGGTTACATTTAGATACCATGTATCTTGTTTATTGTCCTCGCACCCGTCAACATTAGGACTACCGGTATATCCTACACAATTAATTACCCAATCAATTTTACTATTAACTATCTTATTCTCTATAGAATTTTGGATTTGCTTTGGATCAAAGTAGTTAAGACTGAATACATGATGAACATTAACGTCTTGTACTTCAGATAAATATTTTTTTAATTTACTTCCTACAAATCCATTACCAATAATAAGTACATTACTCTTCATTATTTTCGCTATCTTCTAATTTACTTAAATTTAATTTCATGTTTGTAAACCTATTAATTAGACATTCTAAAGAATCAAAATCTTGTTCTGTTTTTCCGTTAACCATAAGAACACTTCCTTCATCATTATCATACCCTACCAAAAAATAAGCTTTGAGGTATTCTCCTAGATAGTTTTGCAACATGTTTAAGTTGACATCATTGCTTTTATTCTCCATTGCATTTAGGAGATCGTTTAGTTCACTTTTTTTGACCATGCTCAGTAGGTAATATTTTTCTTTCTATTAGATGGGTAATTATAACTTCCATGCTATCGGTTTTCAATTGAAAGTTTTTAGGAAAAAGGTTACCACCGTCATTAAATTCAAACATTAAATCATTATTAAAATCTTTATTGAAAAAGCATGTTATTAATACCGATTGTACACCTGGATTGACGATAATAGTCCACCTTCTAGGGTCGGTCTGCCCGTAATCATTGAATAATCTAAAAGAATAAAAACCGTTATCTCTTATCCTTTTCAAAAAATAACCGCATGTAGTTACTTTGTTTTTCATTAACCCTTGTGACTTGAAACAACGTAGTTAAGAGTAGCGCTTTCTACTTCACACTTAATATTAACTACTTTAAATTTACTATTAATATATACTTGCGCGGTTTCGAAATTCAAGGAATTAATCATTCTAAATAATTCAAGATTAAGAATAATAGTATCTTGTTCTACGGGATCTCCTTCAAAACTTTCACTAATAACAGAAGTAAATACATCTGTATTTTGAAGCTTTTTATCACATAGATCCCCGTAAACAAAATTATGAGGTACGTTACTCTCTAAGTTACGAGGCTTAGGCGCAGTATAAAGATATAGCTTACTAGACTCTGTAAGTAAAGGTAAAGTCTTTAAAACTCTGCGAAGATCATCTTTAGTAATCTCGAATTTAGTATTGTACGAATCTTCAAGTTGCTTTAGATGATCAAATATATGAGAATTATCTTTCTTAATTGAACGATCAAAAAGAAAATATTTAAACTTGAAACTTTTATTACGATACTTAATATAATTATCTTCTATAAGAAGACCGATCTGATCACCATCAGAGCATTGTAGAGCTTTAATTAATTTATTTGCGTCAGGTAGAACAAAATTATCAATATCTCTATCTTCAATTTTGCAATCATATCTTGCAAATAAAAATACATCTGAGCCTCTGTCTACAAAACATGAAAGCTGGTTATCTTCAACTTTAATATCTGGAGTATTATCAATTTTTGATAAAGGAGATAAAAACGTACGAATAAAGTTACTCTTGTTCGGTATTTGTATTTTCATTCAACTTTATTCTTATGTTAATCTCTTTTGCGTTTTTTACAACTCTTCTCTCAATTAGATTAAAAAATCTATCAATCTTTTTTTCAACACTAGTTAGTCGCTCAATAAAATCTTTAGCTGTATTCTCATCAATATTATTTTGAGGTACATTAGGTGGAGGTATATTAGGTACTTGCGGTTGAGCAACAGCCTGAGGGTTCAATGGTTGTTGCGGTACAGGGACTTTTGACGCGGGGTTGCCTGAATAAATTTGTTTATTCAAAGGAACTTTTTTCATACCTGCGGTCTCATTTATTATATTTTTATTAAGTAAATGAGTCTGCTTATTAATATCATGTATAAATTGAGCTGCTGGGTCTTGCATTTTTTTATTAAAGTTGAAGGCGCGACCTAAGCCGCGCCTTATTTGATTGTATGTGTTAGAGATCCATTGAGGCAAGAATCTCTTTGACTTTAGTTTCGTCATCTTCGCTCTCCGCTTTAGTAGTGCTAGATGATGGACCGTAGTCAATATCATCATCATCTTCTACTTTAGAAGCAGTAGGTGCGCTTGCAGTAGCGACTGACTCTGGTACAGCAGGTACAGCTGGTTCATCAGGATCAGAGCAGTAAAAATGCTCATTAAGCATTTCCTTAAGCTCATCGTAGCTCTTTACAGAGAATACAGATTCAAGATCATAATTCGATTTATATACCTCGTTAATAGCTTCGTCGTTAACTAATCCAGGAACAGCTTTCGGAGATTCAAACCGAGAACTAACGTAAGTCGGAAAACCTCCTTGCTCTTCGATCTTAATCTTCAAACTACATCCTTCGCTAGAAAGATCAAACACTCGATGACCGAATTCTTCAGCATCTTCTCCTTCAATTGCACTCATAATGATCTTATGAAGTTGCTTGCCAAAGCGTAGAATTTTCACCTTACCATTATTTTCACCATTAGTAGGATCGCTTACTACATACACATTAATGAGCCAGTTTTCACGTCGAGTGAGCATCTTAGAATCTTCTTTTTCTTGTTCAGATCCATGCTTTGCAAGACGGAACTTAGCTTCATCGATTGGGTCTCTTTCACCCCAAGTACTAGGACTGATAGCACTTACATACTGACCAGTTGCGAGACTATTCCAACCATGTGAATAGTAATGAAACAAGGTCTTATTCGGTGCTTTCACGTTAGGTAGCAAACGTACAGAGTACGTATTACCTGGCTTCAATCGAAGAATGTTACCAATATTCGATTGCTGACTGTTGTTGCTTTTCATTGCTTCGCTAATTTTAGCGAACATCTCTTGATTATATGCTGCCATATCTTTTTAGTATTTCGTTTAGTTTAGTTATTATTTTTTCGTTTAGTTTTTTCAGTTTAACTGATCTATAATATCTCGCTCTTAACGAGTCGACAGTATTATAGAATCCAGTCACGATAAAATCAACATCTTCTTTCGGGAAAGTTTTGAGAATTTTATCATAATTATTTATCGCTAAAATATTATAATAATTAATATCACGCTCACTTAAAGCGATGAGAAAATCTGGATAATATGTTTTAAGGGTGAAGTATTCTTCTACGGTTTTCAGTTTATTTTCTTTACATTTTTCAAAGATAAAAAGGAAACCATCCTTCACCATATTAATAACAATTTCATTATCAGGTTCTTCAATAAATAGTTTTTCTATCCATAAATTATAAGCTTTGATTGCTTTAAATTTGGAAAAATAATCTAACGGATAATATTTTTTGTCCTGCCATAGCTCATAAGGAGCTCGGAAATAATCATCCGGTTTTATATTTTTTGTGTTGAGTATTGAGTTAATCTTTTTAATTAACTCCTCCTCTACTAATGGAAGCTTTTCAAAATTCTCTCTTGGTCTCCAAGGTTTATTTTGATACGATCTAGAAGTTTTTAGATGCGCGTTGTAGATATATTTTTCAGTATATGAAAGACTCATTTTCTATATTTGTCGTAAGTTTTGAAAAACTTTGTTATATACTTACTTTTATATAAAAACGGGTCATATTGCAAGAACATTTTTACCAGCTCAAATTCATTTTCTATTTCTAAAATATTTAAAAATAACCATTTGTATTGTTTCTCCTTAAGAGATAACAATAAAATGTTAGCTAGATTCATTTTTTTGTTTTCGCAAATAGAAACGTAGGTACATAAACATAAAAATTTATGATCATTATCTTTTTTTTCTAAAATTGAAAACGGGTCGTTCATAAAGGTTGAAATTCTTTGCTCAAAGTTTTTACAGCTTCGGTTAGTTTGCCGCCAGCAGCGTATTTATGACCACCACCATCACATATCTTTTCTGCAAATGTACCTAAATTAATATCAGAACTCTTTTGTCTTCTTAAATATACTCTTTTATTATTTGCGTTAATTAATAATACTACATCGCAATTATCTTTATTGTTCTGTAATATATGATGAGCTACATCATTTACATACTTGTCAACAAAAGCGCTAATAAATTTATATTCTCTATTTTTCATAGGAATATTAGCGGAATACATCCTCAAATTTTTATAGTATTTCTGAAACTTACGATTGTACGAATTAATTAAATTAGCCTCTTCTTTAGTAAAACCATAAAAACCGTTATTAAACCTTTTTGCAAAATACTCTAATCGATTCGAATTATAATACCAAAATAAAATATTAAGATTATAAGTGTCTTTATATTTTAAAGTATAGCTATCATAATCATCGATTAAAGAAAGTAATCTTATTTTTTCGAGACTTAAACTATCTTTATTATCATTAAGATTATTGAGTATAAGTTTTGTACAAGAAGTCGTTATGACTATGTCAGCTTTTGCTTGCTTATATTCATATGTATTAGTCTCATGATGATCAAAAATATATACGTTAGGCTTATCAATTAAATCTCCAACCGCGGTAGTGTCGAGATCGAAAAAATAAATTTTATCGTATTTTTCAAATGAATTATTTCCTAACCAACTAAGAAGCTTTTCTCTAAGATTACTCACCTTAAGCGGAATTACCTCCGTGTTATCATTATTTGTTAACCACTTGTATGCGAGGTAACAACCAACACCATCGAGGTCGTAATCCGTAAAAACAATGCACCGATCCATGTCCATTTATTTATGCCCTTTCCCCGTATTCTCCAGCGGATAGCTCTATATCATCAATCTCATCATTCTCGTTCAAGGACTCATCCTCGTATACGGTCATTGTACGATAATCTACTCCAAGTCTGGTTACACCGTTGTTTCTACCAAAGCGGTTTTTCATAACGTTAAGATGAATAGCATTATCTTCTTTATCTTGATCAGTACGAAATATACCAAACACAGCATCGGCTGTTGCTCCAGTACCATAACTCTCACTCACAGAAGACATCCCCGGGCCGTTTCTATCATAGATTTGAGTTTGACTGGTAGAACCTGCGCCACTATAACCAGTACGATTTAATTGCGTAGCTGTTATGACAGGGCACTGAAACTCGTAAGAAAGCGCTCTCAACTGCTCACTTATATTCTTTATTTTTTCATATGAATTATTACCATCTCCTGCAAGAAGATTAAGATAATCCACAACAATCATATCTGGATTAAATTTTTTAGTAGATACAATCTGCTTAATATAAGTTTTAAGTACAGAAGGTGTTACGGTATTAGGTGGGTATTCTTTAACAATAAGACCAGTATCTGGTCTTAACATTCTAAAGTTATCAGCTCCTTTTTTAATCTCACTAACTTTAGTTTTAAGCTCTCTGTTATCAATTTGGGATATAGTAGATGTAATTCGAATGTTATACATTTGCTCGGACATTTCGAGACTAAACAATATAACTTTTTTATTTTGCTTCATTGCATTGATAGCCATATTATGCAAAAATATAGACTTACCAACATTAGTTTCACCAGCAAAGATATACATTGATCTACCTTCTTGTAAGAAACCTCCTTGAAGTATCTCATCCATCCAATCTAAACCAGTTTTAATATGATTAGTTTCAGTAAGTAGATCATCAATATGCTTTTGTATATCGTCAAAATAATTATGACCTTCGCTGCTACGTAAACTATAACCAATAATTTTTTCTACTGAATTATAAAACGTAATTAGATCATCTTTATCAGAAACAGAATCCCATTTTTCCGCAATTCGAAGTAAGGTGTTTTGAAAACTTTGTAGCTTAAGAAACTTCTCGGCGTGGTCTAAAAGAGTGTTATACTCTACTTCTTCATCAATTTCATCGGAAGATTTTTTTACTACAGAATAAGCTTCCTTGAGTTTATCACTACTAAGGAATGCAGATAATTCCGCGCTTGTAGGTCTTTTGTTAAATTTAGAAAAATACTTCTGTAGTAACTCAATAAGTTTTTTATTATGCTTATTGCTAAATAAATCGGAATTAAGATAAGGTATAACTACAGAAAGAAACTGCTCATTTTCTAAGCAGTTTTTCATAATTAACCTTTCTATGTATTCAAAATCTTCTTTAAGATTGCTATCTTTTGTCATATATTGTTTTTAAGGATTCGTAAAAGTATTGCTCTGATTCACGAAATTCATCAGTAAACTTAGTTAGTCCTGGTGAACCATGAACAACATGAACAGGTACAGTACCTAGTATAATGCCAGCTTGAAAACAATCAACAGAAAATTTTAGATCATAATGATGAAAGCCTTTTATGTTTTCATCAAACGTAATATTTTTTTCAATAAGTTTTTTTGGTTGTATAGCGAGAAATAAACCGTCAAGAAGAATCACCCTTTTACCTATCTCACCGAATATAGTAGGCATATAATTATCTCCGTGCTTGTGACTCACGACTCCTGACCACGAGGTTTTATCAGACATTAGATGCCACAATAACGGTTTTTTTATCTTAAGACGAGAACCACCAGCAAGCCCACAAACATCAAACTTTTTAAAACCATCAAAAACCTTTTCTACGAAACTACTGCTATCAATATATACATCATCGTGAGCAAAAATAACACAATCCCACTTATCATCTATATTTTCATTGTATAGCTCGCATAAACCTTTTTTATTGTTATTGTAGAATCTTACGTAGCCATCATACTTTAAATCATCTAAGCTCTTGTATAAAAGAGTATCAGTATAATCTTCTTTTTGAGTAGCGCTAACTACTAAAACCTTATCATATGAAAAATCCCGTCGAGGCTTGAAACGTATCATATTGCTCATATTTTTGCTTAGTGAAATTAAATCTATAAATTATACCCTCATCTAATAATTTCCAATCATATACAGGTTTAGAGCTAATATTTCTCCCATCAGTATAGACTGTACTACCAGATCGAAAAACAAATAACTCAGAAGTTTTTGAATCATACAACCAACAACCAAACGTACCTTCTAGTTCTTGTAAAGTTTGTTTAAGACCTATTTTATCTATCATAGGTAGTATAATACTACTATCGACTTCGTTAACAGTACCGTCAGGTAGATACTTATCATATTTTGATTTCAGTTTATCAAAATTACTAAGCACTCCATTATGAGCTAAATATTTTTCTTTATATTCGAAAGGGTGAGTTGTAGCTTCTGAAAAGTCTCTCTTAGATGAAGTAGGGGATTGTAGATGACCGAGATAAAATACAGTATCGTCTTCGAAGTCTATTTTTTTATCGAAGTCAGTATCTTTAATAACCTTAATAGTGTTACTTATATTAAATTTAATAACCCCATACGCGAAGTTACCTCTCTCTTTATTGAGGTGAAATAAATGATCGAAGCCGTGTCTATCAGGAGATCCTATTATACCGCACATAATTACTCATTCCATGGTATATCATTTCTTTCATATTGCAACGGATCTTTAATACCAGCATCTAAAAATCCCTTGATACGAGAACTACAAGCAGTACAGTGACCACACGCTTTATCTCTACCTTCATAACAAGTCCATGTATCAACAAAGGATACATCATGTTCTACCCCTTTGAGAATAATGTCTCTCTTAGTTAGAGTAATTAAAGGTGCTAATATATTAATCTTATTCTTCCTATTGAGAGCGATAAGATTATTAATACTATCAAGAAATTCAGTACTACCATCCCAGTATCCTGCTTGACTATCAATTAAAGCTGCGCCGTGATAAACAGTATCTGCGCCTACGCTTTCTGCATATGCGCACGCAATAGATAATAACATTTGATTTCTAAAAGGCACATAATTAACAGTTTGCGCATCTCCAAGAACATCTTTTGTCTTAGCAACATCAATACCGTTATTAGTTAAAGAAGAAGTTGAAGCAATATCTCTAAAAAAAGATAAATTTATCTCTTTATAAGCTTCTCCAGATTGCTTTTTTGCACAGTCAATTTCTTTTATATGTCTTTGACCGTAATTAAATGTAATAGGAAATACTTGCGTATGTTTACTTCTAGCATAACTTCTAGCATACGCAAGTATGACACTACTGTCTATTCCCCCACTTACTGGAACTACTGCTTTACTCATCTTCGTCTATTATATCAGGTATTGCGTTTTCGTTCAACTCTTTACCGTAACGATATTTTTCTTTAATAGACTCTTCTAGTTTAACTAGAATCTTATCCCAGAGTTCCTCGTCGTTTCTCCAGTTTTTATAATACCCTAATTTTTTATCATCCATAACGAACGTTGAACCAGTTTGCTCAATTACTCCATGAGAAACAGCAACATCGCGTAGACCTGAAAATTTATCTAATCCAGTTTTAAAATTAAGATATGACTCGCATTGCAAAAATGCAGGTACGAACCTATTTTTGACGGTTAACATTCTTAATGTGACACCGCTGTAGTTTCGAGATTCTGAAATAGCAACATCATTGTCATTACTCGAATCTGTTTTTTCTTTCTTGGCAGCCATTTGTACGAGAATTGACGCCATATAAATAGGTCCTGAACCACCTGCTTGTTGTTTTACTAAAGTAGGGTGCAATGCACCAGGATCAGCATATGTATGATTACTAGCAATAATGGTAGTACCAGTTACTGCTGCCTTGTATGTAATCATACGCATCATGGATTTGAGCTGCTTTGCACGTAGACCCATATCCATTGCACCCTTTCCAGCACCAGCGTCGTTAATTTCCTTTTCTGATGCTAAATTACCTAATGAATCAATAGAAATAATAAACTTACCGTGTAACTCAGGCTCCTTTTCTACATTATCAAGAAATGTCATAATTTGATTACGACAAGTCTCTACAGTATCAACAGGTACATACTTTACGTTTTTGCTATCAAGTCCGACACCCTCTGCGCTAGCTTTATCAACAGCCACCTCAGTATCAAAAATGACAGGAATCAGATTCATTTTTTGAGCATTAGCAAGAATTTTATTTAGAATAAAAGTCTTACCACAACCTGATTCACCTGCAAAGATAGTAATTCTACCTTTAGGTACGCCACCGTATAAAGAACCTGATAGAATTGTATTCAAGGCCATGCAACCAGTATCAATCCAATCAGTTACGTTACTCAAAGTATTATCTTCAAGTACTGTAGCATTCGCGTTTAGTTTTTGTAAACTAGCAAAAGCTTTATCGGCAAGTTTATTAATATCCATAATTATTTCTCGAATAGTTCAACTACTGGCTCTTCTTCAGTAGCTTGAGGTACTTCTTCAGCTTTAAAATTAATCTTAGTAAAATAATGCTCTAAGATTTTATCAGTGAGAGTAACATCTACAGGTGTAATATTACTCTTGCTAAAGTGAAATAAGCTTACCCTATCTCCATTTTCAGCTGGAGTAATAAACTCATTAAAGAAAAGAGGAATAACATCTACTTTCATTTGATGAGCTTCATTCGGAGAAACCATAATCATAGCAGGATTCTTTAGTACATATGTACTATCAGTCTCTTCTGCTAGTTCACCGAAACACGTTCGGCCGATGCCATCATTAAAAACTACTAACTTATAATTTTCGTACATACAACAATAATAACATATGGTTTTTATTAATCAACGGTCTATTTTAAAGAAATCAAATAAATCTGTTTGATATGCTTCACCAGGCTTATACGGTCGCCATTTGACTGAATCATAAAATCTTTCTATTACTTGAAACAGAATTTTTTCAAACATCTTTTCGTAGTCTACTAAGAATAAACTCTTAAATTCATCAGGAAAGTTATACTTAAACGCTAAGCTGTTGCACCCATATTTGTTAGGTTGTTGTACGTAGAAGTATCTTACCTTATCTCCAGAACCAATAGTTTCGTACTTACCGCTAAGATTAAACTCTTCTAATAATTCATTGTAAAATATAGATGACTTAACGTGTATAGGTGTACCTTTACCAATGGTAAAATTATCAGCTTTAATAGCATACTTATCGTAATCTTTTATACCCATTACAAATGCTATATCTTCTACAGGTAAGCTAGAAAACAATTGGTATACCTTATCAAACATCTCATTAGTCTTAGCTTGATCCCGTGTCATGATCATATTTTCAATAATACCTCTCACATGAGGCTTGATAGGTTCTGGCATAGTAGTGCGCACTACTTCTACTCCAGTATACTTGAAAGTATTACAAGGGTCTCCTTCATCATCTAGTTTATGAAGTACGTATCTTTTCTTCTGCAAAAACATACCCTTATCGCAAATAGATTCTCTCTTAAAGACGAACCTCGGGTCGATGGTATTAAGTGTATTTCTAGCCCAAGTCTCAATATGCTTATTGAGATAGTCTTCTATATTTTGAACTAAATCATACACCTCAGGTTTAACGACAATATTTTTCGTTGCAGGAGAATGCGCTTCGATAAAAAGAGGTATATTCATATGCTCAAGTAAAGGTGATATAGTAACATAACTTGAGTCAGTATCATTGTATATAACCGGGTCATTATTTTTAAGATCTTCATCAGAGAGATTAGTATGCTCTTTAATGTAGTTTCTTAGTATAACATTACTTTGTTTAATTACATCCTGTCCTGTAAGTGTAATAGACCTTGCAATATCACCATCACCCATTTGAGAGTGTTTATTACCAAAGTAGCCATATATTCGATTGATAAGAATTTTTAGAGTAAGCTGATAAATTTTAGCTTGGTTAATCTTAGTAGGTAATTCCCCAATACGTTTATTAATTTTCTCCTTTTCTTTTGTATCAGTAATATCATCTACTTTATTTTTAAGATCAGTTAACTCTTTTTTAAGTTCGATCATTAAGTCTTTCTTCTCTCTTCTAATCTTATAGAAGTGTTCTGATATGGTAGGGAAAATACCTTTAGGTTCTTGAAAGAATAGTTTCTTTGCTCTTGTAACAGCTATTTTATTCTTTTTAATCCACTTAACAAAATTAGGTTTTGAGAACTTGAAGTCTTCGTTATTGATTGACTTTACATAAACAGTATCATCATCAGTAAAGGTAATTTCTCCAAACTTAGTTTCAGGACTAAGATTAAGAGTAATCATAGTAGAAGGGTATAGAGAGTTAGCATCAAATGATATAATATTGTCTTGAAATCCTCGCTGTGGTTCACTTACGTAAGCTCCTTCATACTTCTCTGTACGAGATTTATCTTTAATGAATGTAGGGATAACTCGAGGGTCTTCACCTCTACGAGCTTGAATTATAGCTCTTCCATTTACAGTACTAATGGTGCCTAGAGCAGCATTAAATGGAGTTAAACCAATATAAGATAACATTCTTACAAGATCTAAGAATTGTAATTTTTCATCAAGTTTGCAGAGAAGAGTAACGTCTTGAATATTGTAATCTACGAATGTCTTCCAGTCTTTTTTAGCAAGAGTAGCTAAGTTAGTATTATTAGTATCTATCTTTCTACCTACTCCTTCGTATTCACCAATTGAGTCAAGCTTATAACTATCTCTCATACCCATTGAGAATGTTTTGTAGATATCAAGATAGTCAAGCATACTAATACCTTCTACTACATACTTTGTTTGCTCTTTACCAAACGTACCTCTGAATTGTCTAGCATAAACAGGTTGTTTAAGTTCTTCACTCATCGGAGAGATCATATTCCGAACATCTTCTCCAAAAACATTTTGTAAGCGATTTATGATATATGGAATATCAAATGTCTCACTATTCCATCCAGATAAGATATCAGGAGGGTCTTTACGATAGAAGTTGAGGAAGTTCCATAAGAGGTCTTTTTCTGTCTTACAGTTTACATAAACAACATTATCTAGCTCGGGTTTGTATTCTCCTAGTCCCCATGAATAGTATGTTTTATCTAAAGTATCATATACCGTAATAATGTTGATAGGAAACTTAGCATCTTCAGGTTTAGGGAATTCATCAGGAGAATAAACCTCAATATCAAAAAACCAATTCTTTAACGGGAATTGATCAAACGTATCACTCTCATTTTCATTCCAATATGAGTCTATAAGAAATTGTTGATAGGGAGTAATGTTCTCAAAAATACGATCAATACCTAGATCTTGAATTCGAGTTCTTCTATCCTTTTCAGACTTACAAACAATACGTCTGAGCTTCGTACCATACAGAGAGGTAGCAACTTGAAGTCTAGGATTAGAGGTTTCGTAATAGAAGTAAGGTCGATAATCAACATCAGTAGTTATTCTACCACCGTCTTCCGACCAAGTAAATAACCGCATTTTACGCTCATGCGGCATATATGATAAACCTCTATACATAAAAGATAGTATAGAGGTTTTCCGTTAGTTTACAACTACTTTATTTAGCTTGTTTATATTTTTACGATCCGGATGTCCGTACGGATACTTATATAGCTCTTCGTAAAAACCTATGTTGTCTTCTAACCAACGATTGTTACTGAAAATTTTAGCCTTCTTACTAGCTGACATATAACGCTTACGATCTGAAACCAAAGCTTTAATTTGATCAATTAGTTCATCCCCAGTTTTAAATTTATAAGGAGCGTTTTTGTATGTAACTAAATCCTGACAAATAGTAGGAATACCCATACAGCAACCTTCAATAAATTTGAGATCACTCTTAGCTTTATTAAAGGTATTATCAGCTAAAGGTGCATACATTAACTGACATTTAAGTTCATGAATTTTGTATGGATATCTCATTAATCCTTCCCAACCGTGAAATTCGACTTTTCTTTCTCTTACCAAGTCTGCTAGTGGCCCTGGAAAACCTCCAAAAAATACCCATTGAAAGTCTTTTACAGTCTTTCTGATCGCATCGTTAACTAAAAAGAAATCATCTTGATGCTTTACCCTTTGGTCAACATCAAAATGAGCTCCAGAACCGCAATACAAGATCCTAGGCTTCTTTTTATTATTTTCATAATTTGTAGAGATTTCTGTTCTATCGTAAAAACGATCCATCCAAAACTTAGGTACAAAATTAGGAATAACAGTAATTTGTTCATGACCAGTTTTCTCCTGAAAGTATTCTTTCATAAACTGATTGGTGACAGTCATTTCATCTGCCATTTGCATAATCTCCATTGATGTTTTTCTTATTTCTGGATCTGCAAATGCAGTTTTAAATTTATTATATTCTGGTATATCCTCATGAAAAATAATATCGTCAATCTCGTATATAAGATTCATATTATTTTGTTTTTGTATATCTTTTAAAAAGCTAAAGTATTCTTTTTGCTGTAATGTAGCTTGACGTTGCACGCGTATGGTTTTTACATTATGGAAGAAATTACCCTCTCCTACCATTACAGTACTTCCTGCAATATTAAATTTTTGATTAGCTTTTAGAACTTGTTCAGGCCAAATCATACGCCAGTGACCACAACCAGAATAGTCTGCATAAAAATTTAATACTCGATCAAGGTCGTCTTTTTTCTTTTTAGCTTCTTCTTCTTTTAGAGTAGCTTGCGCTAAAGCAGCTAAACTACCTACCGTTGGTTCTACTGTACTAAATGGTCTTCTTGTTACGTTATTGAAAGGGGATAACATATTAATTGTTGTATTTTAATTTTCTAGTTATGCCGTTAGTTTTTTCTAAGTAAATAACTTCCCCAGAACTTTCCTTGGCTGATTCTTTTCTATGCGATATTATATATATCGACTCATTGTAAGTTTCAACTCTTTCTTTAAGAATATTGAGTACTAACTCAACTCCCTTTTCATCAAGAGAAGAGTCTAGAAGTTCGTCAAACATAACAAGGTTATAAGAAACATCACCTTGCATTCTTCTAATATCCATAAAAGTAAACAAGCAAGCTAAATCAATATTCTTTCTTTCTGCACCAGAGAAATTAAAGTAAGAACATTCTTGTCCTTTGTCATTTTTAATCTCTTCTTCAAAAAATTCATTAAACTTACAAACACAATTTGCGTCCATCTTTTTAAGATAGTATAAAAGTCTACCGTTTAAAATATTAAGAATTTTCTTTACAATAAACGACTTAACTCCTTCTTCAGATAGAATAAATTTTACAAACTCTAATACTTTGTTATTCTTAGAAAGAGATTCAACTTGTTCTTCAAGCATATCTACCTTAGTAGTATAATCTTTAATCTGATTTTCTAGATCCAAATCATTATCATTACTACTTTCAGCATCTTTAATCTCTTTTTCGATATCTAGAATTTCTTCTTTAATTTCGGTTATACTTGCTCTTACTCGCTTATTAGACTCTATCGCAGTTAAACAATCTTTAAGATAAGATTTACATTTATCAGATTCTAATCTATAATCGTTTTTATAATTCTTTAGTTTGTCAACTTGTAATAAAATCTCATCAATATCACTTTCTCTATCAGCAATATCATTACTAATTTTATTTTTTTCATCTTCTATATGAGCGAGATCCTCAGAAGAAATTTCATGCAAGCAAACTGGACACGAGCTTTTATCAGTACCGATTTGTTTAAATGTTCTCTCAAACATTTTAATCTCAGTCTCATACTGCATTTTTTTATAATGCTCTCTTTCGATAGCAGTATCTATGTCGGATATTTTATTATCAAAGTTACTTTTCTTTTCTTTAATATCGCTGACGAGTTTTAAATTAGGTTCAGTAATTTGATCTTCAAGTAAAATTAGTTTGTTTTTCTTTTTATTGATATCTGAATTATATCGACTAATTCTATTTTTAATATCAGACTTTTTATCTTCTAATTGCTTAGAAACTATATCTTTATAATTCTTTTGATGATTAAGTTCTTTATTTGTAGAATCATAATCTCTTAACACATCATTATGCTCGTTCCGAGCTGCTTGTAGCATTTGAGAAAACACCTCAAGTTTAAGAATACCTTCAATAAACTTTCTCTTCTCTACTTTTTTCTGAGCCATAAAAGGTAGAGTGGTATTAATAGACATAATAACACAATTCTGAAATATCTCTTGAGACGCGTAAAGTATCTCTTTGATTCTGTTTGTTGTGTTAATTATGGTACTTTCAGTTTTATCTTCATCATTTATATAAAGGAAACATTTTGTAGGTTTAAGAGATCTAATTATTTTATACTCAGTTACCTTATTACTTTCAGTGACAGAAAATGAGAGCTCTACGTATGTACCCTTTTTAGTAATATTATTAACAATATTACTCTTAGGTATTTCTCTTATTGTCTCCCCAAAGATAGCAAAGTGTATACTATCAGCAATAGTACTTTTACCTACTCCATTACGCCTATCAACCTTATCTTTATTATTACCTGTGATAACATTGATACCTTTCTTAAAGACAACTTCAACCTCTTCATCACCTATTGATAAAAAGTTTCTAGCTTTGATATAATTAAAGTTAACGAACTTCATACAAACTGCTTATAGATTTCTATGGTTTTTTTAATGACATCAACTTTGTATTCGTCATCAATCGTATTATCAATATATTCTATAATGCATTCCCTAGTATTCAAGTCAGCTAATTCATTAGTAAACGGCGTATCTCCAGGATTAAATTTGTGAAGATAATCTACTGTAAGGTCAACTGGGTTATAAGAGTTAACTTTAGAAACAATATTATCTAGATCTTTAATCTTAATATCATTATCTACTAGAAGTTTTAGAATTATATTATGTAGTCTATCTTTATATTGAGGTAGTGTTGCAATATCGCTGGTTTTTATTTTAACATGATTAGGTGAATAATTATTCTCAATAAACTCATACGATAAATCTTCCAGATCAATAATATAAAATCCCTTTTTATCTCCTAGATCACTAAAGTCCATTTCAAAAGTGTTACCCGCATATACTACTACACCATTATCATAATTTCTTTCTTCTCTCTTATGAAAGTGGCCTGAGAATACTCTCGTAGTTTTATTTAAAAGTTCTCTAGAATTAAAACCATGTTCACAAACTTTAAAATTATTATACTTAAAGTTCTGAATCTCAAAATGACCAAATATGATATCAGCAGGCTCAATCTCACTCATATCAATACCCCAAGGACACATCATTAAGTCTCTGCCTTTTTTCCTAATTACTTTAGGAACATCAATGACGTCAATATTATTTTTAGTATTAAGAATTGATAAAGAATTTACTGTAGAATGATCCTTATAATAAGAATCATGATTACCAGTAATCATAGTAATATTGAAATCTTTAAATGTATCCAATATTAGATTAGCTGCATGTAAGCATTTTACATTTACTTCATCTCTATAATGGAAAAAATCCCCTCCAAAAATTAGTTCATGTATATTACGATCCTTTAGCTCTTTTTGAAACCAATTAGACCATTCTAAAGCAATAGTTAACCAGCGTTCGCTATTTTGATGAACACCGAGATGAAGATCTGTAAAAAACGCAATCTTAGAATTCATTAGTCGTTGTAATTAATCATACCATCTTCATCGGAGTTTTTTACATACACTCTCCCGTTTCCTTCAGCGCACATAATTTCTTCGTAGATGGTTTCTTGATATTCATTAATAGTCTGTTTGTATCGCTTTTCTTTCTTAATTCGATTTATAAATGCATGATAAGCTATTGTTGTAAAATAAGAGAAAGGATTTGAATGTGATTCAATATTAAATTTCTTATGTTTCAAAGCTGTAAACATTTTAACTACTGCATCCCCGACCATTTCATCTTTATAGGTGTAATTGATAAAATTAGTTGCATAGCTTAGTCCAATTGCAATCTTATGAACCGACTCGGCAAGAGTATCACATAAATCATCTGTCTCGTAATAAGTTTTAATCTGATTATAAAACTCTTTAGGATTTACGTAATATTCAGTCTTCTTACCCTTTTTATTTTTCGAAGTAGTTTTTTTGTTCATATTTTATATTTTCTGAATCATAAAGTTTTTTTCGCTCATCTATATGTCTTTGACCATATATCAAGTTGTCAGCGATATCGAATATTATAAGCTGCTTCTTATCTTTATGCAAGCGTAAGCCTCTACCTATACTCTGAATAATTCTAACCTTAGCTTTGCCGCCGTTAGCGAACATAATATAGTGAAGGTTTTTAATATTAATACCAGTTGAGAATATTTTCGAAATAGCAATAACAACAATATTGGTTTCGGTTTCCATTAACTTTTGGATATTACGTCTTTCCTCAACTTCAACATCTCCCCTTATAAAGAAAACCTTTTTATCCTTACAAGCACGAGTTACATAATCTAATAAAATCTCTCCATGCTCAATATAATCAATTAGTATAAGTGTATTATTATCTAAAGCAGAAGAGATTTTACTTATTACATTGTTTCTGTAGTTGTTGTTTTTTATAAATTCTCCTTCTTGTAAATAAAAATTTACAGAAGATTTTTTATCATAGATATCAGATTCTTTAGCTTTATAATTAAGCTCTAAAATATGAACCTTTGCAGGGGTAACATAATTATCTTCTCTGAGTTGATATGCTTTTCTTTCATATAACTGAGGCCCGATCTTACCAAAAATATTCCATCTATCTAAAGGTTCATCAGGAAGAGTACCAGTGAATCCAAACTTATGTTTAGTATCAATAGTTTTAATAATATTGTTTATTTTATTGTCTTTTCGTAGCTTGTGAGTTTCGTCAACTATGAGTATATCGATATTTTTTATCCAACTAGTATCACTTTTTTCGCTTTGTAGTATTCCCATATTAGCAATAACTACATGTGTATTCATATCTAATTGATTATTACCAGACCATATAGAATGAGAATAGTTAACTTCATACTCGATAAAATCATTATGTGTTTGATTAACCAGGCCTAGATCAGGTACAATAATTAAACCTTTAAAAAATTTATTGACGTTTTGATAATAATATTCTATCAAGCTAGCCATGGTGAGAGTTTTACCGCCAGCTGTTGCTAACACTACTGTACCTCTGCCAGCTCGAATACATCTCTCAACTATATCTTTTTGATAATCTCTTAAATCAAATTTAAGATCATATTTTATTGTAGGAGGCGGTAATGTGGGTACGAGTATATCTGTAACTCCTTTTTCAAATTTATATTCAATATCTTTAGATTGACAAAATTTAATTATTTCATGTACTAATCCAATATCACATCTACCTTTAGGTGTTATTGCATATATTCTATCTTTAGTAAATCTCCGGAGTCGTCGTTGAAAGTTAGCCGCTTTATTTTCTACACTAAAATGTTCTCTGATTAAATTTAACTCAGTACCACATACGTAAACAAGCTTATCATTATGGAATTTAAATTCTATCATTGAAGCTCTAACTTTTCTAATTCAATTAAGTTTTTAATATCCCATTGTATATTATTCACAATGTTTTGTATTTTTTCTAAATACTCTAAAATTAGTTCTTCTTCTTGAATTTTAATATCTATCTCTACTAATTCTTTTCTATTAGTTACAGATTTTTCAGCAATGGATATGTTAACTTTTACAGGAGATTGATCAATATATTCTGATACCAATTCTCTATATAATTCTTTTTTAGCTACTTTTAATTTAATTAATCTTCTTTTATGATTAATATAACGACCAGCCCATTTATGCTTTAAAGAAGGTAATTTAGTTTGATGATTATCGAGGTTTAACTTATTAATATTGATCTCTGGTTTGAGCTCATTACTATAGTCCTCTAATATCTGATCAACATCCATAGATTTATTATAACTATAAATCACAGAAGTCAACTATAGAAATTTAGACTATAGTTTTTCGTTCCCTCCGTAATTCATTTATTTTGGCACTGTAAAATTGCAACTGTATGATAAATACTTATATGGATTTTGATAATCTATACAAATCTTACTTAGCTGAATTTACTGTAGCTGATGCTGGACTCGCTGGTGATGCAGAGTTCGCGTATAATAGTGATGATACGTATGCTCCTGGGGACGTGAGAACTCCTAAAGCTTTAGGAGCTACTATTTCACGAAAAGGTAAAGTAAAGAAAAAGAAAAAGAAAAAAAAGCTTAACGAAGATACAATATACGACTATTTACTTTTCCCTCCTGAAGGAGAAGATCAAGAAAAAATTACTACTTACATAGCTACTTTAAAATCTGATTCAGATGAAGTATACAGGGGTATGTCTTCTGCGGAATATAAAAACTTAATCAAAGATGGTAGTGTTGTATCTAGAGGCGCTGGTAATACTAGAAAGGGTATTAGCGGTAGTTATGTTTCTGACAGTATACAACTCGCGGGTAGATTTGCTTTTGCAGAATATAAAGATAAAGGTAGAGCTTATTTGGTAGCTTTTGATAAAGATAAATTACCAGAATTAAATCCTGCTGATGAAGGTAATTATTGGACTTCAAATCTCTTTAAAGATGCTATCACCGCAGCTTATTATTTGCCAGATCTGGCTAAGTAGTATATATTAGTACATGCCTAGTAGAGCTAAAGCAAAAGGTAACGCATGGGAAAGAGACGTTGCTAAACATCTAAGTGAAGTTTTTAATGAGAACTTTATGCGTGTACCTAATTCTGGTGCATATACCGGAGGAGCTAATGTATTTCGTGTAGATAACTTAACCGAAACTCAAAAAAGAATGATGGACGGTGATATTATTGTACCAGAATCTATCAGTAATTGGAAAATTGAGTGTAAAAACTATAAAGATCTTGATTTTCATGGTTTTTTTACCAAATCCCGCCAGTTAGATGAGTGGATTAAACAAGCTGAGAGTGGCACAAAGTGGTTTTTAGTTGTAAAAATTTCTAGAAAATGTAGATTTGTTTGTTTCTCAGAATATTACCGTAGAATTTTTCATTATTTAAATTATACTTACTATAAGAAATATATCTTAACTGATTATACTGATTTTTTCGAAAATAATTTTTGGAAAATGCGTGAGTTAAATGAAGAAACTATACAACACATTTGTATTACCGAAAAGTCGGTACAAACTAGTTGACTTGAATGATGTCTTTGTTAATTCTAACATAGAGCATGTAAAAAATATCTTTGAAAATCAGCTCACAAATAAACCTATCATAAGAAAATACTTCTATCATACATATATTTTTAATATATGTAAATCTGTAATTGATAACAATAAAAAGCATGTTCCAGTATTAATTTTTAATACAGAAGATGAGAGTTTATCTAATGATGAATCAAAAATTTTTGATAAGTTTTTAAGAATGTTCCCTGTTATTAATATTAAAACTAAAATTAGTTTTAATTACTTTATAAAATCATTATCTGACGCTGGAATGAGAGAAGAGATATCTAACGTAATATATTGTAGTCAAGATAAAATATCGCGTAAGCGTTTTTACTTCTCAAAGATAGAAAACTTTTGTAAGAGATACGAATTAACGTTTTTAGACAAAAAATTCTTTGGGGACATAAAAAATAAAATGCTTATGATATAAATAATTATAATGAGCAAGTTCCTATCTGTTATTGAAAATTTAGCGTCTAAGAAAAAGTTAGCTTTACCTCCTGAAGATGAAGCTCTCAAGGATATCGACCGTAAAAAGAAGAACAAGGAAATTCTTTCTCCTCAAGAAAAGGAATTAGATAGGCTTAATAGTTTAGTTTTAAAGAAAGCTAAAGACAGGCTCAAAAAACAATTAGCTACTGAGGAAGAAGATCAAGTAGCTCAAGAACCCTCTACCGAACCAGAAACAGCTACCCAGGTATTATCCCCTGAAGGAGAAGTGTTTTATGTTGATCAAATAAAGAAGGCCTTATTTGTAGACTTAGATAACGTTGAGTTAACTTCTTCAGAAAAAGAGGCTATAACTCACGACGTTACACCCGAAAACGCAAAAAAAGTCGCTGAAGTACTACAAAAGATCATCAGCGACTTTGGTTTGTGAGCTTAAATTTTATCTCAATCCAGTAGATTCAAATACGTCTCTTGCTACCCCAGCGGTAAAGCCTCCTGGTACACCTTTAACTATAACTGACACTGCATTATGACTATGTAGGCTCTCGTTATGAGATGCTACAATCTTAAAGTCTGTAATGCGGGATTCATTAGTTAGTTTATCATATAACAATCTTACTGCATCTTCTACGAATTTAAGATAAGCACCATTCTTTTCTGCGAATGCTTGCTCATCTTCTCTCTTTACCATTACTTGAGTTTCAGTTTGTAGAGCCTCTAAACATAATTCTTGAAGATCTTCTACCCATAGCATTTCATCGAACTTAACACTAACACGGGCCACGCTTCGTTGACTATGAGGAACAGTTGCTCTATTTCTGTATTTCTCTGCATGTTCACTTAACTCAAAACTGCAAGGACATGCTGAGGAATAAACAAAATCAAAGTGAATATATTTTTTGAACTCACCGTCTTTAGTTAAGTCACCTTCAAATACCACATCGTAGTATTGATAACCTTCTAAACCACTTCGTAAACTTTTTTGTTTAATAGGATAAGATATTTTCAACATAATACGAGAGTCAAAACTCTTAAGATTATTTTTATATGTTTCTAAAACATCTTTAATTTTACTGATACTGAATACCTCGTCTTTATGATCATAAAAACTTCTCATAATTCGAGACATATTAATACCTTTTTTATGAGCCTCTAAACTTACACTACCAGTAACACTAGTTTCGAGCTCGATAGTATCTCCGTTTCTCTTTTTATAATTTAGAGGTAATTTAAAATTATGTATTCCTACTTGTTGAATAGGTACTGCAGCTCCTTGAATTAAGCTTGATGGACCGTTTTGTAGATCTGGTAAAGAAGAAATATATTTTTTATCAGCTTTTACCGAATTATCATATACACGAATAGGAGGGAAATAGCTCTTACTGTATTCATCTCCCATTATTTCTTTAGCGATGATGTCCTTCTCTCCAGTCAGCTCGTCATCTTCGCCCAGCCATTCATAATTTTTATCCATGGCTTTATTATATAGTGTTTCCTTTTAATTTCAAGCCTTGATTTTAGTTCGGATAATATTATAATCTTTTTATGAGCGATTTTGAGAGTACAAAAATTATTGAACTTGGAAGCTGTGCTTTTCGTCAACCTAACGCTACTAGTCATTGTAAATATCTTCATGGATATAGATTAGTTGCTAAGTTCTGGTTTGGATGTAAAGAGTTAGATGACAAGAATTGGGTTGTTGATTTTGGTGGTTTAAAACAATTAAAACAAAACCTTGAACGTCAATTTGATCATACTACAATTATATCTTCTTCTGATCGATTTTTAGATTCTTTTAAAAAATTAAATGAAGCAGGAGCGATTGATTTACGTATTATGGATGGAGTTGGTATTGAAAAATTTGCTGAATACTGTCTCAAAACCGCGCAGAACTTTATCGACGATATGACTGACGGTAGATGTTGGGTTAATCAAGTTGAAGTATTTGAACACGAAAAGAATAGCGCGATCTGCAAGAAAGGTTAACTATGGGAAAGGGAAGTAAAGCTAGACCGTATACTGATAAAAAGGATTTTTATTCTAATTGGGATAATATTGATTGGGATAATAAGAGAGAGGAAGTATCTGCAGAAGCACCGTCTCCTGATAAAATAAATAAGTTGCCATTTGGTAATGATATTGAATACTATGAAGATAGAAATTAATATGACCGACGAAGATTATAGCACAAAAGAGTTAATACTATCAGACGATAAGATTTTTTATACGATTGAAGGTGAAGGGGAATTTGTAGGTCAGCCTTCTGTGTTTATGCGATTATCTATGTGTAATCTAACATGCATTGGATTTGCGTCACCTAATTCTCCGCATGGATGTGATAGTTATGTTTCTTGGAGCGTTAAGAATAAAATGCAATTTAAAGATATTTTATCTTTCCTTGAAACTAGTGGCTATAAAGATCACTTACTTAATGGAGCTATTCTTAAGATTACTGGCGGTGAACCTCTAATACAACAAAAGAAATTATTAGAGCTTATTGATTATATTAATATTGAATGGGGCTGGCTACCTCGTATAGATTTTGAAACTAATGCTACACTTATGCCTGATCCTCGATGGATTCAAAAATATATTGGAGCAACGTTTACTACATCACCTAAGCTTACTTCTAATGGAGACCCTAGAAATAAAAGGTATATTCCTGAAGTACTTGAATGGCACTCTACTTATGGTTCAGGTTTTAAGTTTGTAGTCAAAGATGAATCCGATATGGATGAAATTATTAATGACTACGTTGATAAGTTTGATATTCCTGCATCCAGAGTATGGTTGATGCCATGCTGTGGTAGTAGAGAAGAGCATTCTCGTGTTTGTAGTACGGTTGCAGAGCTTGCTAAGAAGCATTATTTTAACTTTAGTCCTAGATTACAATTAGTTATATGGGATAAAGCGTTGAAAGTTTAATTATTTAAGTAAATATAACTAATGAGAATTGCAATCAGCGGCACTGCATGTCAAGGTAAAAGTACTTTAATTAAAGACTTTAAAGAAAGGTGGCCGAGTTATAAATCTCCTGATAAAACTTATAGAGATATTATAACTGAACAAAATTTAGAACATTCATCTACTACTAATAAGGAGACTCAGATGGCTATTCTTAATTTTATGATTGATGAGCTTCAAAAAACATCTAAAGGAGATAAAGTTATCTTCGATAGATGTCCTCTTGATAATATTGTCTATAGTATTTGGGCTGAGGCTAAAAAGGAGTCAGATATTGATGATGCTTTTATTAAAAAGTGTATGACGTTAGTCAGCGAATCTTTAAGATTTATTGATATGATTTTATTCGTACCTATAACTAAGGTTGCTCCAGTAGAAATAGAAGAAGATAATTTAAGAGATACAAACGAAGATTATATTGAAGAAATAGATAATATTTTCAAAGCAGTTCATAGAGATTATATGAATAATCCTCGTTCTTCTTTTTTCGTAGAAGATGATAGACCCGCTATTATTGAAATTTTCGGCAGCAGGAAAGAGCGCATAGAATTAATTAAATTATATCTCGATAATGACGGGGATTTCATTGAACCTGGTAATATTATTACCGAAGAAGAATTGAGAGAAATGGAAAAACTCAAAAAAGCGTTCGGGGTTGACTAAATAATTTAATGAACTATGACGAGCTATGCGAAGGGTATCTTACCGTTAAGACCCGAATGTTTTATCCACGTAATCTAGAACTGTCTAAAGAGTTTGTAGAAGCTTTTAAGCGTGAGTACGCTAGACTTTCTGAATCAGGTGAAAATAAGAAAAACTTACACTCTAGAATGAGTAAAGCTTTACGTTTTCATCTTTAATTCATCTAATCTACCAACGATATACTTCAAAATTTCACTACGTACTACTTCAGTCGCAGTAAATTCGTAGGTATATATCCCTTGACATTCAGACATATAGTCACTGAATAAGTTATATATATCCATAAAACCAGATCTATTACCGATATCGGATTGTCTTGCATCTCCTACAATAAAATACTTACAATTAGTACCAATTCTAGTTAAAATAGTAATAATTTCTGGTAGAGTTAAGTTTTGAGCTTCATCTACAATAACACAACTATTACGAAAAGTAGCACCTCTAACAAAATTAACTGGAATACCTCTTACAATATCTTCAGAAATTAAATTTTTAGCAGATGTTTCAGTTAGTAATTCCTGAAGCTTATCAAATAAAGGATACATCCAAGGTAAGAACTTTTCATCAGCTTCTCCGGGAAGAGAACCTAGACTCCTAGAAGAAGATTCTACAATGCTTCTAACATATACTATCTCATCTACGTAATTACTTTTTAAACATTGCAATGCTGCTAGTACAGATATATATGTTTTTGCTGATCCAGCTGGACCGTCAATCATTGATATTTTAGTCTTTTTATTTAAAGCTAACTCAATAAACGATTTATGAATATCTGTAAGTTCAAATTCTTGGTTAATTTCAAAATTGGTGAAGTAATTTTTTTGAATCCTCTCTTCAATATCCTTTGAAGCCTTACTGGGCTTCTTAGATTCCCGTTTTTGTCTAGGCATATCGTATAATTATTTATTGACTTTTCTCTATTATCGATATAATAATAGCATGGAAGTTAACTTAGTTTCAATTACTAAACCAGAAATTAAATTTGATACTGAAGGAACGGCTGAAGATTTAATCGCTTACTGTGCTCGAGTCTCTAATCCCACTAATCAACACAATACAGCAACTGCACCTAAGCTTTTAGGTTACCTTATTAAACATAAACATTGGTCTCCTTTTGAGATGGTTGATATGTGTCTAGAAATTAAAACCTCTAGAGCAATTGCAGCTCAAATTTTACGACATCGTTCTTTTTCTTTTCAAGAGTTTAGTCAGAGATATAGCAACGCTACAAATTTAGAAGATATTACTTGGCGTCTACAAGGTAAAACTAATAGACAAGTCGGTGAAGAGACATATTATTTGGATGATGTAAACCAAGATATTATTGATCAACATCTCAAACTATCTACTACGTTATATAATGATTTAATTGATAAAGGAGTAGCAAAAGAGTGTGCTCGTATGATTTTACCTTTGTGTACTGAGACTACTATGTATATGAAAGGATCAATTAGATCTTGGGTACATTATATTGATTTAAGATCTAAAGAAGACACCCAACAAGAACATAGAGATATTGCATTGAAATGTAGAGATATTTTTGTAAATAATTTTCCTAATACTTCTAAAGCATTAACATGGACTCAGTAGGTGTAATAATTCTCACAAAAGATAACTTTGATGTAATTAAAAGATGCTTAGATTCTTTTGTAGAAAAAAATACCTATGATAATATTAATTTTTATATTGGGGATACCGGGTCAAGCCAGAATAATTTAGATAAATTATACGAATATGTTAAAGAGTTTAAATATACTACTAGAGTTATAAAATTTAATTATTATAATTTTGCAAAAAATAATAATTGGATAGTCAACAACTTAATAAAAGAGCGTTTCATTTTATTCTGTAATGATGATATTGAACTTATTAACGACTCATTAACTAATTTAGTTAATAACTGGTCTGAAGATTTGGGAACCGTGGGCTGTAAGTTACTCTTTTCTAATAATCTTATACAGCACGCTGGCCAAATACACGTTATGTCAGGCTCTGACCCTATTGGTGCTACTCACAAGTTATATAACGAAAAAGATAGAAAGTTAGATATAGAATATAATGCTGGCAATACTTTTGCATTTTGCTTAACAACTAAAAAAGTATTTGATACGGTTAATGGCTTAAATACAAACTTTAAAACATGTTTTGAAGATGTAGCTTTTAATATATCTTGCTCTCAGGTAGACTTAAAGCATAAATTTGTCGGAACTACCTCGTGTTACCATCATGAAAGTGTTTCTCGTAAGAAAAGTAAAAATGATTATATAGCAGAAAATGATTCTCTTTTATTAATGTCGTTAATGAGAAAATTTTATAAAAATAAAACAAAGTAATATGAAAACTTTAAACAATTTATTTGATCAAAACACTAAACCTTACCTGCTTATTGGCAAAGGCCCGTCGTTTAATATAATTGATAAAATTTTATTAAACAAGTACTTCACAATAGCATTAAATCATGCAGTAGAAAACACACAATGTGATGCTGTCTCTATTATTGATATAGATGTTGTTAGAGATTGCCCTGAAGCAATATACCGCAATGCTAAAACTCTTATAATACCGTGGCATCCTCATGATAAAAATAATAATTTTCAACCGTGTAGTAAAACTATCGTAGATTATTGTAAGGAAATAAAGGTTTTAGGAGATATGCTTGCTGAGGGTAGAATACACTCCTATAATGCTAGTAGCGCAAAAGCTTTTAACTTTGAAGACAATAAAGAACTACCTAACTATAATGTTTTTATTAATAACGGAGACAGTATATTCACTATGCTAGTAGCTAACAATAATAAAAAAATATATTCTATTGGTATTGACGGTGGTACAACATATAGTAGTTCGTTTTCTAATTATAAGCCTGGTGGTAATGGTCGAAGCTTTGAAGAGAGTTTAGCGGTCATTAAGAAGGTAGAAGAACAAAGTAATGCTGAACTTATTAGATTAGGGGAATTAGAAGAAATAAAAGTATTTGTAGGTTGTTCTGAAGCAGAGCTCGTACCTACTAAAGTATTAGAATATTCAATAAAGAAAAACACTAATAATCCTGCATCTATTATTCCGTTATTTCAATGTGATACTAAACATAGAGTGCCTCAGAACCCTCAATGTCGACCTAGAACTCCGTTCTCTTTTCAAAGATTTTTTATACCTTCTCTGACTAGCGGTAAAGCATTTTATTTTGACTCTGATATGCTGGTCTTTAAAGATATGGCAGAGTTACTCTCTTATGATTTTGAAGGGTATGACGCCTTGTCTTGTAAAGACATGAATATATACGGTCATTGGAAAGGTTCTGAGTATGCAGTATTAATGCTCGATTGTGATAATATTAAATGGGATATCAACTCTATTATTGATGATTTAGATTCTGGTAAACTTACATACGAAAAATTAATGTTTGATTTTGCCATGGCTAAAGTAAATCCGGTTTTTGATCCATCGTGGAATAGTCTTGATACATACGAGGAAAATAAAACAGCAAATCTTCACTATACTAATATGAACACGCAACCATGGCGACATAATGGTAGTCCGTATATGAATTTGTGGTTCAAATATTTAAAAGAAGCAGTAGATAATAATATTTTATCTAAAGAGTTAGTAGTAAGTCATGGCCAAAAAGGTCATATAAGAAAATTTAAATAATATGATAGGTATCAATTTAAGTAAGAAAATATTAAACGAAGTTAATAACTTATTACCATGGCATACCAAAACTAATATTTCTAGAGATATAATTTTAGGCAAATCTCAAAATTCTAATAAAAGAAATTATATTGAGAAAATACCTGATGATAGAATTACTAATTTAGATAGCTTAATTAATTTATCTGATAAAACAGTACTTGAGATGGGTTGTCTTGAAGGTTCTCATACCTTAGGTTTACTGCAATATGCGAAAGAAGTTGTTTCTATTGATTGTAGACCGGTTAACGTTATTAAAACTTTAACTCGTTTGAGCTTTCATGGTAAAACTTCCCGAGTTTTTTGTTTTAACGCAGATGACTTATCAGTAGATAATTATGGTTTTTATGATGTTATATTTCACTGCGGTGTTTTGTATCACCTTAAAGATCCTATATCTCATTTAAATAATATTTTTAAAATGTGTAACTATATATTTTTAGATACACACGTTACAGAAGGTTCTAATAAAATAGTACCTGAAAATAATTGGAAAGCTCCGTTTGCTGGTAAAGATGATACTGCTTTGTGGTTAAATGTGGATGAGCTAGAAAAAATTTGTACTGATAATAGTTTTACTGTTAATAAACTTGAAAGAAGAGATGAGCGTAATGGTCTTAGAATATCTTGGTTACTAGAAAAAAATGAAAAATAAATTAGGTAAAATATGGGGTAATACCTTTCCTCTTTTTAATAAAAACAATGTAGAGATACATAGAATTGAAATTAATAAAGGAGGTTTTTGCAGTAAACATAAGCATGTATATAAGTATAACTGTTTTTTTGTGGAGACAGGTAAGCTTAAAATTTCTGTATGGAAGAATGATTATGATCTTAAAGATATAACAATTCTTAACAACAAAGAATCTACAATTATACCTCACGGAGAATATCATCAGTTTGAAGCATTAGAAGATACTATATGTTATGAGATTTATTGGGTAGAATTAAATGAAAACGATATAGTAAGAGACAATCACGGAGGTAACATAAATTATGAAACATAGAGTTGCTATTTGTCTATCTGGCTTAGTAGGCAATAGCAAAGGTAAAAGTCATGACCACGAAGACGACGACTCTAAAGTTCTAGAATTATCTATACCGCATTGGAACTTTTTTACATCAAATTATGAATGTGATTATTTCATTCATACTTGGTCCGGTCATTTAAAGCAAGATATTATTAACGGATTAAAACCTGTTGATATCATAACACAAGATCAACCATCGTTTGATATACCTAAATATGTGCCTGGTTCTTTTGAGAGAAAACATGCTCACTGGTGTAGATGGTTTTCTATAAAAGAATCTGTGAGATTAAAACAAGAGCATGAAGAAAAGAATAATATACGTTATGATAGTGTTATAGTTTCTAGATTTGATTTAGCTTGGGCTAAACAAATCGATTTTAAATATCTCGATATGAACAAAATGTGGTTACCTAGATGGTTTGAGAACGGTAATCTTGTTGACCCTATAAACTACAAATGCAAAGATTATTGGTTTCTTTCTTCATCCAAAAATATTGATAAATTTTCTTCTCTTTACGACTCCTTAAACACCTATACAAAAACTGGAGCTTGTCGTATTAATACTGCAATGGGAGTATCTAGTCACTACTTAGCTGCATATCACATAAAAAATCTCGGTATTGAAGTTGGCCATGTTTTAGAAGCTCGAGATAATTTTTTAAATTGCGACTTTCCCGTTATAAGATTTAAATACTTTTCCGCAAATATTTAATTGAGTTTTTATTTTTATATCTTATAATTTAGCGTAATGAGTACATACCAACATAGTGATAAGTGGATCGAAGAAGCTCTTAATCAATATAAAGATAAGATTGATAACAAAAAAGATCATCGTTTAGATGTTAGTTCTTATAAAGTAGAAAAGCCGTGGGGTCATGAAGTATGGTTAGAATTAAATGAGTTCTATGCATATAAAATCATTCATATGAAAGCGGGTAACCAAAGTAGTCTTCAATGGCACGAAAAGAAAGTAGAGACTAATTATGTAATTGAAGGAAAAGCTGAGGTATTGCTACAAAATGAGAAAGGTGAAATCGACTCTAAAATTTATGAAGCTGGTTCCGGTTGGTCAGTGCCTCTCCAAACTAAACATAGAGTAATCGCTATTACAGATTATACCGCACTTGAAGTATCTACACCTCATCTAAATGATTGTATACGTTTTGAAGATGATAGTAATAGATCTAGTGGTAAAATCGATTCAGAGCATAGCTAATATATGCCTAAAGTATGTATATTAGCAGCAGGTATAGGTTCAAGGAATAAATGTATTGAGGGCTTACATAAAGCTCTCTTACCCTTGAATAATAAACCTGTTATTTCTCATATAATTGATTCATTTCCTCAAGATATGGAAATAGTCATTGCTCTTGGGTATAAACAAAAGCAATTACTTTCTTATTTAGAAGAAGTACATACTTCTAAAAATATTACTTATGTTACTGTAGATAATTTTGATAAATCTGGATCAGGTCCCGGATATAGTCTTTATCAATGTAAAAACCATTTACAAGAGCCGTTTATTTTTACTTCAGTAGATACTTTATTAGATGAGTTTCCTGTAAGCGTTGATAGTAATTGGATCGGTACTTCTAATATAGATGAAAAAAAATCTTCTAGTTATTGTTTAGTTTCAGTAGATAACGAAACCGTAAAAGATTTATATTACGGTAGTGGTAATTTAGCTTTCGTTGGAACTGCTGGTGTTAAGGATTATAAGACATTTTGGAATAATTTAGAAAAAACATTATTATCAGTTAACGAAATACAAGTTATACCTGCATTACAGAGTCTTACTAATATTAAGGCTATTAATTCTGTATGGTATGATACTGGTAACATAGAATCCTATTACAATACTAAAAAGGTATATAATAATGATATTGTAGCCCCTAAAAATAACGAAACAATATTTTTAGACAATAATCTCGTAATAAAATACTTTAGTAATTCTAAAAAGAACTTAAGTCGAGTTGAACGAGTTAAATTCTTAAACGATTGTACACCAGATACAACATATCTTAATGACAACATGTATTGTTATGAATATATTAATGGAGCTCTATTAAGCAATATTACTAACGTTGAGATTATGAGAGAGTTTTTTAGTTTTTGTGATAGTAAACTCTGGTTAAAGAAAAATAGAGATGATATTTTTATTAGTAATTGTAGGTCTATGTATGAATTCAAAACTAAATCTAGGATAAATGAATTAATAGATAGTGATTTAGATAAAATACGATTTATTAACGGGCTTGAGGTACAACCTATTAGAACAATTTATGAAAAAATAGGTTGGGGACAAATTTATAATAATGCTTTACCGGTTTCTTTTCACGGAGACCTACAACCAGAAAATATTATATACAATAATGAGAGATTTTTTCTTATAGACTGGAGAGAGTCTTTTGGTAACAGTCTTGAAGTGGGGGATATATATTACGATCTATCTAAACTGTATCATGGTTTAGATATTAACGGTACTTTAATGAATAGTAAAAATTATTTTTATAACATTGAAGATAAATCTGCCAATATAGGATACAACATAAAGAGTAATTTGATCGATCTTAAAGACACACTCAAAACTTTTGTTATTGAAAAAGGTTTGGATTGGTATAACATAAGATTGTTAGGTGCATTGCATTATTTGAATATTTGTACATTATATAAAGACTTTCATAACGGAGAGTATGGTAGGTTTTTATTTCTTTATAGCAAATATCTTTTACAAAACATCTTGCAAAACAAATAATTTAGAATAAAATATTTAGTAAATATGAATACGGGAGATTATATAGATTTATACAAAAAAGAATCTATCGATATTGTTAACAATGTTTCTAGCGCTTCAATAGAGCAGTTTATTAATTTAATCTATGAAGCTTATACAACTGAAAATACAGTTTATCTTGCAGGTAACGGAGGTAACGCTGCGTACGTACAGAATTTCGTTGTTGACCTAAACATGCATCCGTTTGTTTCAGAAGATAAATCATCTAATTCTAGTATACCTCGTAATTTATTTAAATCTGTTAGTCTTTGTAGTGATCCCGCAACTATATCAGGTATAAGTAATGATTTAGGATTTAATTCTATCTTTAAAGAGCAAATGAAATATCAAGGTATCCGAAATGATATCTTTATTGGTATTTCCGGTTCAGGTAATTCTAAAAATATTCTTGAAGCTATGGAGTTCAATTCTCGTAAAGGTATAAAAAATATTTTACTTACGAGAAATAAAGAAAATAAATGTAATGAGTTCGCAGATTTAACTATTAGTGTTGACGGCGTTTCTAAATTCCCTGGCCAAACAGGTGGTAATAATAATAACTTTCATTTTGAAGATTTTATTTCTAAGCTGTCTCATATCACTGTAGGTATTTTAAAATTAAGAGTACAGCAAAGGATACAAAATGCTTAAACCAAACATATTACGCAAAAAAGTTTTAGATTTAGTCTATAAAAAGAAATCTGGTCATATAGGTGGTAGTTTTTCTATTGCAGAGCTTATATGTACTTTATATAATGATTATAATATCGGAGAAACTGATAAGCTTATTTTATCTAAAGGTCACTCTGTACCTATTGTTTATGCCGCCTTACATGAGTTAGGTTTAATTAGTGATGATGATCTTGATAAGTTTAGAGAGATAGACTCTCCCCTTCAAGGTCACCCTGATAAAAATAGGTTAAAACATCTCCACGCTACTACAGGCTCTCTCGGCCAAGGCTTAAGCATCTCCGTCGGCCATGCTTTAGCTAAAAAGCATAAAAAACTTAATGGTACTGTTTTTTGTATATTAGGCGACGGAGAAATTCAAGAAGGTCAGGTATGGGAGGCATTTTTATCTGGTTCCAAATTTAACTTAGATAATCTTGTATGTTTTATTGACTGGAATAAAGCTCAAAGCGAAGGATTTGCTTCTGATGTTATGCCGATGTATGAAAATTTAACCGAAAAAATATCATCTTTCGGTTGGCATAGCGTTTTAATAAATGGTCATAATATATACGATATTAAAAGTAGTATAGATAATAGAGTTAAAGATAAGCCTACTTGTATTGTACTCGACACAGTTAAAGGTAAAGGTGTTTCTTTTATGGAAGAACCTAAATGGCATTCTAAGTGCCCTACAGAAGAAGAATATAATAAAGCAATAAAGGAGTTATTATGAAAGCAACAAGAGATGCAGTAAATGATATTCTACCACAAGCAGGAGAGAAGCACTCTAACATAGTTGCGTTAGATGCCGACTTAGGCGGAGCTACTAAGATAAAAGCTTTTGGTCAGAAATACCCTGATAGATATTTTCAAGTAGGTATTGCCGAAGCTAATATGATTAGTATTGCTTCAGGTATGTCTGAATATGGCCTCAAAGTATTTTTAGCTTCTTTTAGTGCTTTCCTTACTGGTAGATATGATATTATACGTTGTAGTATATGTTATCCTAATCAACCAGTTGTTTTAGTTGGTAGTCATGTTGGAATGGCTATAGGTAAAGATGGTGTTACTCAAATGGGTCTTGAAGATGTTAGTATAATGCGCGCATTACCTAATATGAATATTTTAAATCCATGTAATTATACACAGGCTTGTAAAGTTATTGAGTATCTTTGTGATACTGAACTCACTCAACCACATTATTTACGTATTGGTAGAACACCTGTAGAAGATTTTGATATAGATTTTGAGTTTAATAAAGGAGTGATCGTTAGACCGGGTAAAGATGTAACTTTGTTTAGTACGGGTTGTATTTTGAGTGATGTATTAGAAGCTTCTTACATTATTGAGCGAAATACTAATTTATCTGTACGGGTAGTAGACTTCTCTACTTTAAAACCTATAGATAAAAAATTAATATATAAATGCGCCACTGAAACTGATCATCTATTTACAGTCGAAGATCATTCCATAGTAGGCGGCTTAGGATCGATAGTTTCCGAAGTATTATGTGAAACATATCCTGCAAAATTACATAGAATAGGATTGAATGATCAATTCCCTGAATCAGGTCCTCCAGCAGACTTGTATAGCAAATATGGTTTGAATGCAGAAGGTATAGCAAATTCTGTATGCAGTAATATTAGCTAATGTTAATAGACAATAAGACCAAATTATTTTTCTCAGCAGCTATGTCTCCAGGTAATTTTGGAGCTACTGTATATAATTCTCTTTTTAATCACTATCAAATTAATGCAGTTTACCTTCCAAAGAGATTTGATAACGCTGAGTCGATTATTACAGCGTTATCTGTTTTAGATATACAAGGCTGCAGTATCACTATGCCTTTCAAGAGCGATGTTCTTAAATTCTTAGATGTAACTAATGATATAGTTGACAATACCTTTTCAGTAAACACTATAGTTAAAAAAGAAGATAAGCTGTATGGATATAATACAGATTATTTTGCGGTTCAACAAATAATTAAATCTCTAGACTTTAAAACAGTTTTAGTTTATGGATCTGGATCAGTTACTAATACAGTAATTCACTGCTTGATAAAAAACGGTATAAAACCGACTGTTGTATCTCGCAATAAGGAGGCATTAAAAAATATATATTGTAGGTATTATGTTGAAGCAATATATGAGAAAGATTTTGTTGTAGAAAATAATGCATTTGATCTTTTAATAAATTGTACACCAGTAAGTAACAACGAAGATTCCTTTCCGTTCGAATTATTAAAGGTATGTAATCAATTATTTGACTTAGTAGTGGATAAGAAGGAGACTAGGTTATGCGAAGTTGCGAAACAAAATAAAAAGAAGTATATTAAAGGGTGCGACATGTCAAAATGGCAGCTACAAAATCAATTCTTGCATTATATTGGATTTGCTCCTAATATGGATATAATAAATCGTATACTTAACAGTCAGTTCTATGAATAACGACCATCGCCCTTATACTATTTTTTGTGACATTGACGGTACTTTAACTAAACAGGCAACAGCTAGTGAAGTAGCTAACCCTGAGTTTGTTTTAGAGCTATTACCAGGTGTGATACAGAAACTAAAAGAGTGGGACCAAAAAGGGTATAATATTATTCTTACTACCGGGAGGAAAGAAAGTATGAGATTTTCTACAGAGTCTCAACTAAAACGCGCAGGCATTTTTTATGATAAGCTTATTATGGGTATAGGTGGTGGTAAGCGCTTTCTTATAAATAACTTCAAAAGAGATAGCGATATACCGTACGCTAGTAGTATCAATATACCTATTAACACAGGATTAACTGATATTGAGATTTAATTATCTTAAATCTTCTATATTTTTAGTTAAGTCTTCTATTGCTCCTTTATACCCTTTGTATTTAAAAATATCTTTCTCGCGAAAGAACTCTACAACTCTACCATAATTGAGTTTATTCTCTCTTGTAAAATCACATATAAACCTATTCATTTCATCTAACCATATGTGATAATATCTCATGGCTTCTGGGTCTGTATTTTTATCATGCTTTTTATAGTAGTACTCTCGAGCTACAGCCCAATCGATAATAAAGGTATGCTGAAAGCTTATTTGGTTTTTGAGCCCAAAATAACCCCATCTTATTTCTGGCGGTGCATGTCTTAAACTAGCCCAGTATTCATCCCATATGTTAGGATGGTTATCTCTTTTATTAGCGAGAATATCGGCTGACATTACTGTCATATTTTTATGGTATTGGTCCATTGCTCGCGGTTCCCCACCAAACATTTGATCACCTATTTGTAGAACCCCCTTTCTCACATCTATATATGGTATACCTATTACTGATTCAAACTCCGCTCTGTTATTTACATACTTAACCCAGTCATAAAAATAATTCTTATGAAACCTATGATCAAATTTTCCATTATACCAATAAAAATCAGGTCTTATCCTCACAACATAATCATATTCAAAGTCGTTTTCTAATTCATATTGTCTTCTCAGCTCAAGAACTCTCTCAGCTTGATAAAATTGACCGAAATACATATAATTCCAATGCTTCGCGGCTTGTAAATCGTCTTTATCAGATATGTTTTCTTCTATTATTTTTCTTATACCTTCATCGTCTGATTCAATCTTCATTGAAACAGGTTTAATAACATTTTTAACATTGTCTATAACTGCACTAGGAAGCTTTTCTGTGTGCGGGTCACCTGCAATATCTGCAAAAAGAGTATGTTTACGAGTTATGTAATCAGGAGCGTATATAAAATAATCGATTTGAGAGTCATAATAAAAATAATCAAAGGTTTCTTTTATATTTTCCAACGTTAAATGAACATCTCTCAACTGAGAGCTAATACACACTGCTAATCTGTTAAGTTTTTTTACCATTTCTAAAAATAATCTGATATGTTACCTTTTTCTAGTTTATCATACTCTTGTATATTTTTAAGTACGTTCAAAAAATCGTTATGCGATGGATGTCTCTTATCGAAAATATCATGTTTCATAAAATCTATAGGAGTAAATGTGCCCCAGTTAACTATTCTTGAAGTAGCGCATCTAAAATTATACTTTCGAGCTATATCTAAAAATTGAGGTATTGTTTTATAGTTATTATATTGTACAACCATATCCAATCTCACATCTTCTACTTTACCTTCTTTTTGTAATTTGCTTATAAATTCTAAATTTTGATTGACATTATTCCAGTTACCACCTACTCGAGTTAAATTATAAGCTTCTTCTGTACCTGCATCAAGACTAACGATAACATCTACATGAAACTTATGTAAGTTTTGTAGGCCTTCCCATCTTTTTTCATTAAAAAGAACACCGTTAGTTTGTAACGTTATATGTAATAGAGGGTTCTTGCTATAATTTAATTGCTTCAAAAGATCAAAAAAGTGTTTCGAACCAAAAGGGTCTCCAGACCCGGTAACAATTAAGTTAATTAGCTTTTTTTCTGAATGTACATACTTAAGAACAGCTTTATTTATTTCAGTTAATTTGTCAAATTGTTTTTTATGCGTTTCTTTCGTATAATATATAAAATCATTTCTACAAGAAGGACACTTCAAATTGCATGATCTATCATAACATAAGTTTATAATATCTGGTTTATCTGCTTGGGTTAAACCAAATTCTAATATTGTAGAAAATTTAGATCCTATTTTACCTGATCTTACTTCATTCAACGTAGGTAAGGAGTTACTCGCTATATCCGGGCATAATTTCTTATTACAGTACTTAAAACTTCCATCAAGAATTGACCTTCTAAATTCTTTTGCTTTTTCTCCGTTCCAAACCCCTTCAATATCTAAATCATCTGTAGTCTTACCAACGTAATTATGATTTACCCATGTAGGACAACAATTATAAATTTCATTCTCTTGTATTTCAAAAAACCCCCATGGTTTGTAGCAAAATTTATCTTTTAAATCAATCATATGTTGTTGATATTTTCAGAATATACTATAATTTATATAAGAGATAGCTAAAAGCCATGGAAATTACATATAATAGCGAAACAATTACCCTAAATGAGGAGAAATTCGAAGATATTGAGTATTTTGACATAAAAACCCCAAAAACAATCACCGACGACGGGTCTGAAATTTATTGGTGTCCGTTTGAGTGGGATTGGCGCATAATTAATCATAAAGATCAAATGGAAAAGCGGTTTAAGAATTGTATGAAGACAATTTATTTTACCGAGAAAGTATTTTTAGTTGAAAAGAAGTCAATGCGCAAGCACTTCAAAGACGGTAAATTAGTTGATGTGTGCCTATTGCCAATTGGTATCTATGTATATTGGGATAATGATACTGAGGAATGGTCTTTTCTTGGTTATAAGTAATGCCTTCATGTAGAATTTACTATTGGGATAACGGGGTTGGAGTTAAAACTGATGCAGCTCTTATTTCTGAATGCTTAAGTAAGAAATTTGAGTGCGAGATATTCGATTTTTCTTATTCAGAATGTAATGAAAATTATTTTAATTATACAGTAGAAAAAAAGCCTGTCGATGTTGGTATTTTTGTACAAAATTATTATACAGATTTACTGTCCGATAATAAAATCAATATTTTAATTATTAATGAAGAGTGGTTAGCTTTTGAAGACTTAGATGGTCTTAAAAATTTCGACCACGTTATAGTTAAAAGCGAGTACGCAAAAAAATTATTATTCGAAGCTCATCCGAGTATTCATGTTTTGCATTTTTGGTCGAGAGATCTATATTCAGATTACTACTCTGGATTTAAAAATAATGACGTACTTCATTTCGCAGGTAAGTCTATGCAGAAGAATACTGAGAGTGTTATTAATAACACTGATATACATATATTTGACAGTAACGGTCGTTTTAAAGATGTAAGAACCGAAAAATATTATTATAATTTTATTTCCGATAACAAGTTACAGCGAGTTTTTAACGTATGTGATACTCACATATGTCCTTCATTATATGAAGCTCATGGACATTATTTTTTCGAAGCATTATTATGCAATAAAAAAGTTATAGCATCTAAATGTCCGGTATGGGAAGAAATAATTGATCCCGAATATTTAGTTTTTGTTGAAACAAGTGCTTGTGTTATAAGTAGCTCTGATCATGATTGGCTTAACGGTGAGCAATCTCAAGGTAAATTTACTAAGTTTCCATTTAGAAGAGGATTTATAGTACAATCTGAAGCTATAAATGCGGCTTTAGAAAGTAGTAAATTTAAAAAACCAAGAAAGTATATCCTAGATTTATTTTCTAACAATCAAAAAAAGTTTTTTGACTTTTTTACAAACCTATAATAATTTATTATATAAATTTTTAAGCTCAAAAAACTCTTCATTATCTAGATTATATTTGTTTGTAAGTTGATCTAAAGAATTTATACATTCCTCTACACTAAACTTTATAAGATTCATATCCTCTATTTGTCTTAAAGTGGTTATAGAAGAAATATGATTAAAATTTATCGTATGAATTTTCTTTGAGTAGTGTTGAAGTACATTTGAACTCTTTAAAATAAAATCTATACCATTATGATGGTATAAATGATTCAAATTTTTTTTAAAAAATCTATTAATTAAAAATAAACTATTTACTTCTTTTTTTAAAAACCTACTAATTACTCGAAATTTTTCTTTAAAAGGATTTATAATCTTTACTATACTTTTTCGTTTATTTTTTAAAGGTAGTTCTGTAATTGAAGTTAAAAAAGAGTTTACCGAGCTTTTAGATACTAAAAAGTATTTGTTAAAATCTTCTTTAGTTATGTAAAATAGAGAATGATTACTCTGAATAATTATATCTTTACCTACATAATTGGTCTTACTTATTAAATCTGCGTAAAACCAATCCCATATATAAAGGTAGCTTTCTTTATATAAAATTTTATCTTCTATTTTATTAATAATTAAATCATCATCATCTTGACTATAAAATAATATATCTTCCTCTATTTTATTAGACATAAAATATGTAAGAAAATCCATATAATTATAAAACACTAAATCAAAGTTTTGTTTAATTATATTTCTTATTACGATATCTCTAATTTCAGATCGAAAATCCCAGTAATCATATTGTAAGGAGTTTTCCCAATCTTTAATTTTTTCTTCAAGTATTATTTTATTTTGTTTACCATACGTAAACTCTCTACCCGCAATATAATCCTTACTACCTCTTATTAAACAAACTTTTATCATTTTATATTCTTTAATATTTCTTTATATTCGATTTGCTGACAAGGTATTTGTTTAATTATATCTGTCCGTTTACATTTATTCCAAGAAGCACACCCTACGCAATAAATTAAATCCTTTAAAATCTTCATATTATTATCTGGAAATAGTAAGTTTACATTATTTGATTGGCTTAATGTAATAATTTTTTTATTGTAACCGTTAGCTATGTGGAGCGGTCCTGTTACAGGTGTGATGATTGTATCACATAAGTATATAAACGTAGTTATATCTAATACATTGTTGATTGGTAATTTAGGTATATTTGTTTTATCATAATCTAGTATAAAAGAGGTGCCGGGCAAGTTTTCTGCTGTCTTCTCCATAATATGTATAGGTATCTTTCTAGTAATATCACTATAAGACCCGTGTACAAATATATACCACGGTTTTTTAAAATTTTCTAGATATTTTGTTTTTTCAATAACTTTATCTTTATAAATTTTTAACTCAGGTTTTTGTATTTTATAATCTATTTTTTTGTTATGCTTTTTTAAAAAATTATTAGTTTTATTTATCCAATATTTTGGTTCTGCATCTTTTCGAGTAAGAGTATTGTTAATATTAACATATTCATATACACCATCATAATCAATATCTATTCTCCCTTCGTATTCATTAGTGTGATATACATTAGTAATATATGGAGATAGCAGACCTACTTCTTTATATTGTTCTGAAACTATTAAAGTAACTTCATAACCAATACTAACAAGTTTTTCCGCTACTATAAAAGTAGTAATTATATCACCGATCGCTCCTGACCTCTTTAAAGTTATATTCATTTGTGTATATAATATTATGGTAGTATTCGCTAATATTAAAACAGATCCGGAGAATTTCAATAATACTGGAAACCGTTTCTGTACTCCTTACATTTATTATAAATTCCCATTTGATTGTACTCATAGGTGTATTGTTGGGGATTCTTTTAATGAAGAAGAGTATCCGTTAGTTTTAGGCGGTGGTGGAATGTTCCAAGGTTGGTTTATTGATAATGTATTTCCTAAATTTAAAAATAAAATAAAAATAGTATGGGGATCCGGTACTAATTACCACCATACTAGTGAATATATTTTACCAGAGTTCCTCAACAAGTGGGATATGGTAGGTGTGAGAGATAAAGAGACAGATTTTTTTCGTAATAACAATATTGAGTACGATTGGGTGCCCTGTGTTAGTTGTAAAAATGAGTTATTTGATATTTCGTATACTTCAAAGCACGATATTGTTATCTATGAGCACTTACACGCTCCTATTGATATTGATTTTTTACCTAATGCTCCAAAGCTTAATAATATAGGAGGTAATCTCGAAGAGAAAATTAATTTTATAGGATCAGGAGATATTGTTATTACTAATTCCTATCACGGAGCCTACTGGGGATTACTTTTAAATAAAAAGGTTATTATATATAAACCATTTGCAAATAGATATCTTTATTTCCCATGGGATATAAGTATAGCTCATGAGTGGGATATTAAAGATACAATAAAGTCATGCACTAGTTTTAATATTCTACAAGAGTGTAGAGAAGCTAATGATGATTTTTATCAAAGAGTTTGCAATCTTATATTAAACTAACAAAATCTCTTTTGTAAATATTTTTTAGTAAGTGTTTTTTCTCTAAATTTACACTAACTGCAACACAGTCATTTATACCGCCGTGTATAGTCAAACAATCTTTTGTTTCTTCTACATTTTGAGGGAAGAATATATCTACTACCCATGTAGAGTTAGTTCTACTTCTCCAATTGACAAACTCTTTTCTCTGTTCTTTATTATAATTATCAAATGAACCAAATAATGGTATTCTGTTATAAGAAATAGGTATATAATCTTTAGTAACTTCCATTATACCGCAAAAGTATTTCAACTCCCCTGCTATACCATACAATGTAGATGGATCTTCAACACAATATTCTTTTATAATTTTAGTTTTTATACTACTATGAAATATAGTATATGTTTTATTTCTTAATTTAAATGTGTTAGTGCTTAGCCTTGGTATACCATATTTCTTTATCCAAGGTTCCCATTTTTTATTCTTTTCAAGTTTAACAATATTCCGATTGTTGCTATTATATATTTCTAATGGCTCTATTTTGTAAATAAATTTCCTATTATGTATTTGCCAGTTCTTTTCGTAAGCCCTATTATTTAAATTATAGATATCACAACTTCTTTTTTTTATAGAACTATGACCCATCTTACACCCTAATACACTTGTAGTTTTTTTATCAAAGTAAGTTAAACAAAATGTGAATTTACTTTTATTATAAAATCTCGGATCCTCGTATGATTCAAGGAAAAGACCATCTGTATTACTCTCTACTAAAATATTATCTTGTTTATCTACTATACTACTTAAAACAAAATCTACTTCATCCACGTATCTTTCCCTTCTGTATATAGGTGTATCATTTAAACAAGACATATTTAAATAATTCTCATAACCATCAAAGGATTTGTGTTCCTTTATATCGAAATCTTTTACTAATGGACCCATCTAAAAATGCTTGAAATTAATTATTTTGTTTCCTTAAAATATCTCTTGATAAAATTAAGATAGATAATATTATCGTTGTATGATTCTGCAAGGACAAGAAGAAACTAAAATTTATGATGGTAATCTCATCCATAATCGGTTTGCTTATAAATACTTTGGCAAAAAAACACTACCTATCGGAAATATTATTGCTTTTCGTGCTCCAATGCATGTAGAAGCAGAAGGAATGATTGATAATGAAGACCTTATTAATAATGATTATATTTACTCTGATGACGCTATTAATTTTTGCTGGGAACTTCCTAATATTTGTCCTCTTGGTGCTGTTGCATTTCAGAGATTGCTTAACACGCAGATTGCAAACATTCTTTCAACGAAATACCTCAAGAAGCCCATCGAAGTAGACGGGGATGATCTTATTGTTCATGCAGAACATAATCAGCATAACATTATTCAGCAAAAAGGTAAGTGTAGCGTAAGCATTACCTACTCAAAAGATAATGTCGCTATTGGTCACACCGCTATTAACATAACTGCAGGTAAGAAAGCTCCTGCTTTTGCTTTTAGTACAGAGCTAAAAGATAATGAATCTATTGATTTCATGAAAGATGTTATTGATGTGTTTTATGAAATGGCTGATGATATGTTTATCGCTACTACTAAAGTGATTGTATGACGTTATTTGACTTCCTTAACAATATAACACATGATAAGAATAAGCCTGAATTAGATATATCAGACTTATCTAATTACAGCCCTTATATTATTAATCGCTTTTTGTCTCAATACAGTCCTGAGATAAGTTATATAATCAATCATACTGTAAACAAAACGTGTGAGACTAATTCAGATAAAGAGCATCATTATAAATTTTTAACTTATGCATTACCTGCGTTGAAGAAAAAATTTATACGTTATATTAAGAAGAAAAATGAAAAAAATAAAGATTTTACTAAGTGTGCTTCTTTACATGAAATATCGAAAAGAGAGGTAGATTTGTATTTTAAAGAATTTAATGTAAATATAGAAAATTATGAGTGAGTTTGAAAAGGCCCTTGATAAGTCAGGTATTGAACTGACAGATTCTCAACGCGATGCGTTTGATGTTACTGCTAAAAGAAGTTTAATTAATCTTGATACCTATGAAAATGATACTTTCAGTTTATTAGGTTATAAACTTAGAACAGTTTTAGATGATATTCTTTTAGTTCAATATGTAGATCTATCTAATGATGGTAAATCTATTATGCGTAATGGTATTTTAATTCCGTTAGCGCAAGTTCAGCGTACATGGCGTATTGCTCGAGTAATCCTTAAAGGACCGCTATGCAAATACACTAACGTTGGTGACTATATTTGTTTTCCTGATGACAAAGGTATTAAAGTAGATAATATTTCTGTCGCTGGAATCGAAGGATCAGCTAGAGATTGCGTATTTTTAAATGAAGCGCGAATCTTTGGTGTTTGTGATCCTGAAGAAATCGAAGTAGTAAACAACGAACAAAATGAAGATCAGTAGAACAGCATTATTAGCTGAATTAAATAACAACGTTTGCGAGATTAGGTTTATGAGACGTAACCCAAAAGAGGGTTCCCCGTCAACAAGGCGTATGCTTGCCTGTAATAATCTTAATCTGTTAGGTAGTGTTAACGGTCGAACGGTTTTAAATTTTAAACCTAGTAGTTCTAGTCCCAGATATAACACTGCGAATGAAAATACAATTATTACATGGGACGTTTTTATGCAAAACTGGCGTACTATAAACTGTGATAACGTGGAGCTTTTGAATACATGGTCTGATGATCAATTTTGGGATGTATTTAACGAAAGTTTCGCTCCATTATCTTCAGATGATAAGATAGCCTTTATGAATACATGAGTCAAGTTGAATTCATAGAAACACAATTTAAGTCAATTTTATTGGAAACTATATCTGTAGAGCTGAGAGGTAAAACTGTAGCTAAAGGTAAGTTAGTTTTCTATGAATTCAAAGACTTTAATTTCAAATTTATATTTGACACTAATAAAAAATTTGAATTCCCTTATCCTTTCGATGTTGAGTCTAAATCTAAAGAGATTAGGCTTTCTTACCACAACAAGTTCATACATCACAACGATCCATTACAAAAGTTTAAGATGGTTAATTGTATGAAAAACTTAAAAAATAAGTTTTATAATTCCACGCTAGTAGTTAAAATATAACTCGAATGAGAAAATACTTTCCTCAAGGTTATACCCCTACGGTTAAGCAGGAGTCTGTACTTGATTTGATTGGTGATAAGTTTTTTAACAATAAAAAGTTTCTTATCATACAAGCACCTACTGGAACAGGTAAGAGCTTTATATCTAAAACTGTAGCAAACGCAGCTAGACAGTGCACTAAGCAGTTTAGGGAGCTAGTTACATCAGGGGACATATACAAGACTCATGGCTTTGACGGCAGTTACGTTTATGCTGATAAAGTCTATAGTGAACCAGCTCATGGTTGCTTCTCGTTAACTATAACCAAGACGCTTCAAGATCAATATGCTAACTTATTTGATGATACAACTGTATTCAAAGGTAAGTCAAATTATGATTGCGCGTTATTTCCAGAGTTTGAAGTTGATACAGCTCCTTGCTCCTATATTGGTAAACAAAAAGTAGAGTGTTTAGCTAATAAGTGTTGTAGCTACTACAATAAGCGAGATGAATCTCTTACTAGTCAGTTTAGTAGTTTGAGTTATAGTAAGTTTCTTACTATGGAAGACCATACTAAACGTAGACAGTACTTAGTATTAGATGAAGCTTCAGAGTTAGAGTCGGAGTTAGTTAAAGAATTTACCTTCTCTCTACCTCATAAAGACCTCCGAAAGAAGGGTATCATATTTAAAAATAGTTCTAATAGAACAAAGCTATTTGAAAACCTATTTGAGTGTTATGGTGAGTTAAAAAACTACTTAGATGACGTTAAGAGACTTATTAACAGAAAGAAAACCACCTACACTAATGAAAGTAACCTGGTAAGAGACTATAAAAAGTTTAATAAAATAGCGCTCGGTCTAAAAACTCTAATTAACACTTATAGGGAAAGTAAGTATATCGTTGAACGAGATAGTTTAGAGACAACGTTTATACCTCTCAAGGTAGATGTACTCAGTAAACACATATTCGACCATGCTGAGAAGATTGTTTTACTATCAGCTACAATAGTAGGTGTAAAGAGCTTTGCAAAGTCGTTAGGTATTAGTGAAGATAACTTTGACTATATTAATATAGAGAGTAATTTTGACGCTAAAAGGTCTCCGATTTTCGTTTATAAAGATACTCCCCTTAATGCTAAGAACTTAAACTCGACTTTACCTACTATAGTAGATAGAATTGAAGGATTATTAGAACATCATCCTGAAGATAAAGGAATTATACATACTCAGAGTAATGTAATTACAGAATATATTAGAGACTTTATCGATAAGAAGTATGCTAAGAGAATGTTATTTAGGGAACCCGGTATTAAAAACGAGACAATACTAAAACTTCATACTGAAAGTCCTGAGCCTACAGTGTTAGTTAGTCCATCTATGACATATGGGGTCGATTTGAAAGATCATTTAGGTAGATTTCAGGTAGTAGTTAAACTACCATACCTTCCATGGCGAGATAAACGAGCAGAAATGATTAGAAAGATTGATGAGAAATGGTACACTTATAAAATGCTTTCTAATCTCATTCAAGCTTGTGGTAGAACTACTAGAGGTGAAGAAGATCATAGTGTTACCTATATAATGGACTCTACTTTCTTGCGTATATTAGATATATATAGCGAAGATATTCCATCATACTTCTTAAAACGACTATGAAAATATGACAGAAGTAATAAATATTATTATTGAAAACTCAATATTACGGCTTTGAAATAAAAGATATTATGAAGCAGTTCGTTTCTGCTTTTAATAGTATCGTTATCGACAGATATAATAAAAACAGAGTTGTCCAAGAAAAGATTCAAGCTAATTTCGTTTATGCTCCTAAGGAGAGAGTAATCCACGACTTAGTAAATAAGAATCAACATTTAAAATTACCTGTAGTAGCTGTTTCTATGAACAGTGTTACTAGAGATAATGAGAGAGTGTTTAATAAGATACCTGGTTTTTACGTATCAAGAGCTCCTTCCGTAAGCGCAGGAGCTACCACAACAAATTTCTTTCCTTCTCCAATACCAGTTAATATAGGAGTTACAATGGATATATTAACTAGGTTTCAAACTGATATGGATCAAATTATTAGTAATTTTGTACCATATAATAACCCGTATATTATTATAAGTTGGAAGCTCCCTAGTTCTCAAAACTTATCTGAAAATTTAGAAATAAGATCTGAAGTATTATGGGATGGTAATATTAGTTTATCTTACCCTGAAAAGCTTTCTGGGGTAGAACCATACAGAGTTTCTGCGACGACTAACTTTACAATTAAAGGTTGGTTGTTTAAGAAAAATATTGATAGTACGGTCGCTAATATTTTCACAATCGACCAAAAATTTGTACCAGTAAGCGGATTCGAATATGAGTAGATCAATAAAATACAGCAGTAAACTAACCTCGGTTACTAGTTTTAGCGGTAACTTTGACGCTCAATCTCTTTCAGCACGACCGCAACTTACTCGTGGCAATACCTTTACTACATTAACTTGTGGTTTCTCAGGTCAGAGCAGAACGTTTGAAGGTTATAGTTTTGATAGTGTAGAATCAGTTTTATTGAGCTGTCAAAATAATACTAATGTTTTTGTAAGTGGTGGTGACCCTAGTCTTACAAACTGGCCTATATCAGGTTTTACATCTATTTCAACACTTTGTGACGGTACAACCCTTGATCCTCCCATATCTGGTATTATAATTGGCGGATACACTATAAATAGTTACAGTAGTATGACTATCAAGTTCCCTGAGATCTCAGCTACAGGTAATATTGACATTTTATTAATGAATGCTGCTGGTTACGGTAGTATGGTGAAGGATTTAAGTACAACAATAACAATAAACTAACATGGATACAGGTAAAAGTTCAACTTTTGGAAGAAATTTGCAGCAATTTATATCAAACGCGCTACCATATAGGTCGCCAGCTGCGATTATCGACGACGTACAGCAAGATAACCCTAAGTTTAAGGAATTTTATCAAGCTGGGTCTTTGCGACAGGATCTTTTATCGAAGCACTCCGTGGTTACACCTAAAGTACCTGAATCTGATCACCCTGTAGGTAATTTTTTAGCTGATCGAGCATACAACCAGTTAATGTATGCTAATCTTGACGTTGATAAGGGTAAAAGATTAAGAGATTATCGTATGATGGGAGCTTTTGCTGAAGTTGCTGATGCCTTAGATGAGATTTGTGACGAGTTTTTGTGCGAGGATGATATGGGTAAGGTTATTGAACTACAATTTAGAGATATAATCGACTTTGATCCTTTAGTTAGTAAGCAACTACGAGAAGAGTTTAATAATTTTATCAACATCTTTGAGCTTAAAGAAAAAGGTTGGGAGTATTTGAGGTATTTGTTAACAGATGGTGAGGTTTATTTTGAAAATATTATTCATAAGAAACATCCTGAGAGCGGTATACTTGGTGTAGTTAATATTCCTACTCATATTATTGATCCTGTGTATGATAATTACCAGAATATGTCTATTAAAGCTTTTTTGTTGCGTAAATTAAAACATCACAAAGATGATCAACGTAACGCAGGTCAAAGCTCTGTGCATTTAAAAGATAAAGACTTTATTCCTCTTGATAGAAATCAAATTACGTACATTAACTCAGGTACTTGGAACGAAGATAAAACGTTTAGAGTGCCATTTATTGAAAATGCTCGCCGAGCTTATCGTCAGTTAACGTTGGTAGAAGATTCTGTTATTATTTACCGACTAGTAAGAGCTCCTGAACGTCTTGTTTTTAACGTCGACGTTGGTAATATGAGTCCTCCTAAAGCAGAAGGATACATGCGCAAGCTAATGCAGAACTATTGGTCTAAGAAAACGTTTAACTTAGATGAGAGTAAGAGAGTTAACTCCTTTAACCCACAATCTATACTTGATGCTTTCTGGTTCCCTAAAAGAGAAGGCAGTAATGGTACGTCAGTTGATTCTTTACCTGGCGGAGCTAACTTAGGTGAACTTCAAGACTTAGTATACTTTGTTAAAAAGCTATATAAAGCTCTGAAGGTGCCTACTAATAGAGCAGAAATCGAAAGCACGTATCAAGCTGATGCGAATGTACTTAGAGAAGAGCTTAAGTTTGCTAATTTTATCGTGAGACTACAGGCTAGTTTTGCTAAAGGATTGAAAGAGTCTTTTGTAACTCATCTTAAATTAAAAAAGATGTGGAAGAATTTTGAGTTAAGAGAGAATGCTTTTGATTTAGTTTTCACTCCACCTCGTAATTACCATGAGTTACGTAAGCAACAAATTATGGACTTGAAGTTAGGTAACTTCAACACTATTACTCAGAACGAATCCATCTCTAAGGGGTATGCTCAGAAGGTATACTTAGGTTGGAACGATGAACAGATTAAAGCTAATAGAGAATGGCTTCGCAAAGATGCATCTCTTCAACACGAGATTGGTAAAATTCAAGAAGGTGGTAGTGATTGGAACGCTGGTAGTGCTGCAGGACCAGATCTCGGCGCTGGAGTAGATCAGGGTGAAGATACACCTCCTGAATTCGGTCCTTCACCTGGAGGTGAACCCGAAACTGGTGAAGAACCTGAAGCTTCTGCACCGGAGCCGCCACCAGAAGCCTAAATAATTAAAATGGCAACTACAACATGGTCAGATTCATTTTTAAGCGCAGGTAGTCATTTATTCTCTACTAATCTTGCTAATAAAATAGCTAAGTACCAAGATTTAGCAGATAGAATATGTTACGATCTAGGATACCCTTTAGTTAATCTAGAGATTCACGGTCAGCAACTGTATACTAATATAGCGCGCTCAGTGGAAATGTTTAGTAAGTTCGCTGGGTACACAGAAGAATTTTTAGTTTTTGATAGTAGCCTTTATACTCGTGGTAAAGGTTTAAATATAGAAAAATTATTAACCAATACACCTGAGTTAACAAGTACGTATGCTACTACTTTACAAACTACCCAGGCTACAACTAATACGGTTGCTACACTTACTTCAATTGATTTCGAAGCTAATTCTGACGATACATTTATTACAGTCTTTCAGTTTGATGTTTCTGATATAGTTGTAGATCCATCTGAATATACCTTTACTGTTACACTAGGAGATACTAATACTCAAATTACTAAACTACTTTCGGTAGCTACGTCTGGTGTTCCAACAGCAACAGTAAGTGAAACTGAGTTCGGTACTGTTTTTACCACTTCCACTGAAATTTTTGAGCTAAGTACTACAGTAGCTAGTAACTTAATATCTATTGGGTTAGTTCCTAAGACTGATAAATCTGGTTCTATAGTAGCAAACAGAAACGCTACAGTTATTAACGATACTACGACAACAACACTTACTACACAAAAAGCTATTATAGCTAATTTTGATGAACTAACCAAACAATATCGTAAAGTTATTGAAGTATATAGCTTTGACGAAGCTAGTAATAGCGGTATCAATAACCTTTTTACCATCGAGCAGACATTAGCGCAACAAACTTATTTTAGTTATGCTATGGGTAACTATGGATTTGATTTAATTAGTTGGTATATATTAAAGCAGTGGATGGAAACGAGAGAGAAAATGCTCTCTATACGTCGTACGTTTAAGTTTGATGATAGGACTCAGCATTTACATTTGTTCCCTGAACCAAAAACAGGAGAAAGCTTTTACGGGGTAGTAGGAGCTTATGTTGAAAAACCAATTAGAGACTTAATTGTAGAGCCATGGGTCTTTCAGTACGCATCTGCATTAACTAAAATATCAATCGGTAGGGTTCGTAGTAAGTTCGGTGGTACTCAATTATTTGGTGGAGGTACATTAGATACTTCCTTGTTACAAGAAGGTCTTTCAGAGAAGAAAGAGTTGGAGCAAATGTTATTGACTGGTACTCCAGGATTTGGTGACGCAGCTCCGCCTCAATTCTTCGTAGGATGATACATAAAAAAGGAGATTTTAAAAAAGGTCTTTTTAGACCAAAAAATAAAAACAAGTACATCGGTCAAAAGCACCCAGCTTACAGAAGCTCTTGGGAGCTTTATTTTTTTCAGTGGTGTGATCGTAACCCTAATGTACTTGAATGGGCTTCTGAAGCAGTAATTGTTCCATATATTTCCCCTTTAGACAATAAAGTACATAGATATTTTGTTGATAACATATTAATACTAAAAGAGGGTAGTAAGAACGTAAAATACCTTGTAGAGATTAAACCGTATAAACAAACTATACCACCTAACGCTACAAGAAGAAAAAAAAGAGAGACATTGCTACACGAACAAGCAACATATGAGGTTAATAAAGTTAAATGGGAAGCTGCGTCAGAATGGGCAAAGAAAAACGGTTACAAATTCATTATCATCACAGAGAAAGAACTATTTCCTGAGAAAAAGTAGTTTATAAGTATAAATATTTAGTAAAAGTAATTTAAGCAAATGGCATTTAAACTTTTAGTAGAAAAACCGGACCTTAGCGAATTCGAATACATCGTTGAAGAAAAGAACTCTAAAGAGCCTTCCAAGCTTTATATTCAGGGACCATTCATGATGGCATCTGAGAAAAATCGTAATAATAGAGTTTACGATCTCGAAGAAATGGCTAAAGAAGTCGACCGCTATACAGCAGAAATGATCGATGAAAACAGAGCAATGGGTGAACTTAATCATCCTACTACTGCAGAAGTTGATCTTGAACGTGCTTGTCATGTCGTCACAGAGCTCACTCAAAAAGATAACGTCTTTTATGGTAAGTCTAAAGTTTTAAGTACTCCTTGCGGTCAAATCGTAAGAAGTCTTGTTATGGACGGTGTAAAAGTAGGAGTCTCTAGTAGAGCATTAGGTCAAGTAGCAGAAAATCCTGCAGGTCATTCTGAAGTAAAGGATATGAAGTTAATTGCCATTGATTGTGTTGCTGATCCTTCCTTTCCTGCAGCTTTTGTTAACGGAATCCTCGAATCTAAACAATGGGTACTTGCTGATGATGGTAAGTATGAAGAAATCTACAATAAATTTGAAAAGGGTGTGAGTAAGCTACCTAAAAAGGATTTAGATAGCTATTTAAGGGAACATATAATTAGTTTCATAAAAAACTTTTAATTTACAATAAATAATTATGATGGACAAAAGCTTAAAAGAATCAATTAAGTCTTTTTTGAGTAATCTGGGCAATAAAGACTACAGTAACGCTAATAAAGACTTGAATAAAGCGATTGAGCGTAAGCTTCAAGAGCGGATCAATAAAGCATATAAAAAGGATTTATTTTAAAATGAGCAACATAACTGATACACTAAAAGAGGCTGCCAAGGACGTTGTTTCTGAGGAGACCCTTCAAGCAATTGAACAGGCCTTCCAAGAACAATTAGACGAGAAGGCAGAGGAGCGTTCTAAGATTGCAGTCGAAGCTGCTCTTAATGAACAAGACGAGAAATACGCAACTAAGTTAGAGGCTTTACTTGAGGCTATCGACAAAGATCATTGTCGTAAGCTGAATAAGGTGGTTGAGTCCCTTGATACTGATAGAACTAATAAGCTCAAGCAGATTATTAAGAAGTATCAAACAGAACTTAACACAGAAGCTGCTAAATTAAGAGACACAATCGTAGAGAGTGTTTCTGATTACTTAGATTCTTATATTGACGAAGCTATTCCTGCTGATTCAATTCAGGAAGCTGTTGATAATAAGAAAGCGATTAATATTCTTGAAAGCTTCCGTAAGACTCTTGGTGTTGATCTCGCTCTTGCTAACGAATCTATTCGTGACGGTGTCATGGATGGTAAGAAGCGCTTAGATGAGTCAGTATCTCATGCTACTAAGTTAGAAGAGAAGAACAGTGCTCTAGAGAATGAATTAACTGAACTTAAGAAATCAGTTTATCTGTCTGAGAAGACAAGATCTTTTGATGAGAAGAAGACTAAATTCATTAATAAGACTTTCGAAGGTAAAGACATGGAATTCATCGAAGAAAACTTTGACTATACCGTGAAAATGTTTGAGAAAAAGCATACCGAGGTGCTTGATGTACTGAAGGAAGATGCTATTTCTGAGTCAGAAGTGAAAGATAACGTCGATCAAGAGTTGACTACTGAGAAGGTTGTTAAGAACCCTTATGTTGACCAATTATCTAGAATTATCTAATTTAAACTTGTTGAGGTACTTGCTACCTGATCTCCAATGTAAAGGACCCTTTTAAACCCAATATATAAAATATTATGAACGAAACACAGACAAGACCCAATACAGAATATATTGACGGGAACAGGGCACAACAGTTGTTGGAGAAGTGGAGTCCAGTTTTGGACTATACCTCTGACAAGGTTGGGGCTATCACAGATAGTCATACCCGTCTTAACACCGCCATGCTTTTGGAAAACCAAGAGACATGGTGTTTGAAGGAAGCCAATACCTCTTCCCCCGGGAATGGTACAGGTGCTTTAGGATCCCCGCTACGTGCTGATGGACAAGGTGGCGGTATTTATAACAGTGATGATACATATGCCGATGGCGATCAGAGACTTCCTAAGATTCTGATTCCAATGATTCGTCGTACGTTCCCTGAGTTGATTACTAACGAAATCGTTGGTGTTCAGCCCATGAGCGGACCAGTCGGTTTGGCATTTGCACTTCGTTATAAGTACTCTGCTACTGGTATCGGTGGCAACCCTGCTTCTAACGATGGAAACCCAGAAAGCCAAACAAGCGCAGGTGGCGGAGGTACTGGTGAACTTGGTCATAACTTGTTAGATACTCGTTATACAGGTGATACCGCAGGATTCATGAGCACTGCAGCAACATCCGCACTTAAAGGTATCGATGGTACCAACGTCGCGATTGTTACTGGTGATCAAGGTTTTGCAGCAGCTCTTAGCTCATTTGAGATGGACGGAGCATCTGGAATGCCTACTGTTGAGCTTAGCTTCGAAAAGACAGCTGTTGAAGCTGGTACTCGTAGGCTTGGTGCTCGTTGGTCGGTTGAGCTCGAGCAGGATCTTAAGAACATGAACGGTATTGATGTTGACGCTGAGTTGACTAACGCCATGTCTTATGAAATCCAGGCTGAGATTGATCGTGAAATGATCATTCGTATGATTCAGGCTACCTTAGGTGCAGGATCCGGTACAGGTTATACTACCTTTAATATCGCTTCTGCTGATGGTCGCTGGGTTGCTGAAAGAAACCGCGCTTTCTATCAGAAACTGATCATTGAGGCAAACAGAATGGCTGTGCGCAACCGTCGTGGTGCTGCTAACTTTATTGTTGCTACCCCACGTGTTTGCTCTATCCTCGAAATGCTTCCTGAGTTCAGCTGGATGACAGTTGAAGGCAATGTTAATACATCGCCAGTTGGTGTTGCTAAGATCGGTAACGTTGGTGGGCGTTTTAATGTCTATCGCGATACTCGTACCGAAGCTAACTACAACTTAGGTGGAGGCACTAAGGTTGAGTACGCCTTGCTTGGTTATAAGGGCCCAGAATATTATGATTCTGGTATTATTTACTGTCCTTACATCCCTGTGATGATCCAGCGCTCGATTGATCCTAACGGATTCTATCCGAAGGTTGGTCTCTTAACTCGTTATGGTGTCGTTGATCACCTCTTTGGTGCTTCTAACTACTACCACACCGTGTTTGTGACCGGTCTGGAAACAGCTGTTGGCGGTTACCAACCATATCAGTAATTCTGATATTCACAATATAAACAAAAAGGGTCCGCGAAAGCGGGCCCTTTTCTTTTTATATGAACACTTACCTTATTGTCTACCAGTCTTTGACCATGGAACATCTTCGTTCCATAGTTTTTCTTCTATTAGATGTTCATGAGAACATCGCTGTGGGTTAATATCCCACCCACCTCGTCTCACATAGAGACAAGTAACAGAAAGTTCTTGAGGATTGAATTTATCCCAAAGCCTCTTATAAATAGTCTCACAGATCTCTTCATGAAAGTGACATTCATCTCTAAACGATACAATGTACTTTAGCATGCTACCATATGTAGGGACTTTATTACCTTTCATATGAATATAAACATCCCCCCAGTCAGGTTGCGAAGTAACCCTGCAGTTACTCTTAAGTAGTTGAGAAGATACTTTATAGTCTTCAATACCTGTAGATTCAAACTCCTCTAGAATATCAGGATTCTCGGAATACTCTTCAATATCTAAACTAATAAACTTCTCTTCTAAGTTATCATACAGTAATTGTTCTTTTAAGAACTCATTTACTCCGATTTCAAGATTAACCGGATCAAATAATTGTACCCTTACATCTGTTTGTAGTAGTTTACTTAGATCTGCTTCAGCTAATTCTTTTACTTTCTTGAATACTTCACAAGCATCACCGCCTAATTTCTCCATATTGAAGCTATTCCAATAAAGCTTCATAGACTTTGATTCTACGATGTATTTACTATTACAAGGGTACACTACCTTCGCTGCAAAAGCCGTCGGGAGACCTGAATCTAGAAGGGCAGACACCTCATATCCGTTCCATACATCACATCCAACGAAGGGAAGCTGTGTACTTTTGATTTTAAGGTGCTTTCTATTGTTAGATCTAGGCTCTCTCACGAGTAACTTAGGATCATATGTAGACTTATATTGACTTGACTGGCCAAGGTGCTTACTGATATTACTATTATCTAATTTATCGCTCATATTAAAAAGTTTTTTAAAGTTTGCATACGCTCACTTACTGTTCCTGATATTTTAACTACATTCTCGAATTTTTCAATACCAATCTCTTCGTATATCTCTATAATTCGTTCTCTAAATTTAACATCAGTAGATCTTTCCCCATCATCCACTAACTTAACATCTTTAGGATCAGTATAAAATATCTTACTATATCTATTCAAATATTTTTCAAAAGACTCTTTTAGTATATTATAAGTCTTCTTACTCACTTTATTATTCTCATAAAAGTATTTCGTATAAACATACCCATCAAATATACATCTATCTAATATCCAATTACCCTTCCTATTAATATTATTCATATGATGTTCCCAAATCTGTAATTGAGTATTATCATAAGAACTAGCTTCATTATTGATATCAAAACCTTTTCTTTTGATATCTCTTGTTACTTCATCTACAAATTGATAGCCTTTATGACTATACAATGCTTTACACAATGTAAGTAAAGTAGTCTTTCCAGTTGATTGAGCCCCAGTAAAAGAAAATATCATATCTTGTTTTTTAAGAAGTTAGTCCATAAGTTTATAGACATACCATGCAATTGCAAAGTTAGCTCAGATAAGGAATCAAACGTATTCTCAGTACTATCCGTAGCAATAACGTTACCTGAGTCTAGTTCTGGAATTACTTCATGAATAACACAACCAACTTCTTCGTAGTTGACAGGACTATTCCATACTTTAGCTTGAGGGTTAAAGCCTTTCAACTCAGGATACTTAGTAATGAGACCAGGATGACCGTTATATACCTTAGAGCTGTCGCAAAACTCTTCAGGTAAGATGCGTAGATAACCATGTAATGTCACAATAACATCATCATACCATTTCTCATTTAAGATACTATACCCGAGTTTGTCTGATACGTTTAAGTAGTCTACATCCTTAGGCCACTTAGGTAGTTGATATATTTTATCCCAACAAGCTCCTTTGAGCTCATTATTTACACCCTCTAGATATGTCCTATTAGTTACTACTAAGTCAGGCCATCGCCCTAGAGCAGAAGATATTTGAGCGATTTCACTACCGGTTTGAGAGAAGAATGTTACCCATTTACTAGACATAACGATTTACAATGTGTTTAAACATTTTAGTATTGTACATGATATCTTCAACTTGATCTTCATCAGGCTTAGCAGCAATTAAATCTGCGAGTAGTTGTGAAGGTTTATGATTAAGTCCATGATCTCCATTATATCGATAACCAAGCAAGCCTGCTACTACTGGATTAGAAGTATCAATTGATCGAATATTATATTTACCAGGGTAATAAGCAAACTCCCGAGCAAGACTAGCACCTAATAGATGGTGAGGTTTCTTAAAGTTCCATAAACCTTCTCGTACTAGTCGTTCGATTAGATGCTGACGACCGTATGCAAACTTTTCTAGCTTTGTTTCTCCATTAGCAGTGATCTGATAATAACTAAAATCAAAACTGATCGCAATATAGTCTGCTTTATCAGACATAAATTTATAGCATTCTGAGATCTCACTCCAAGTTTTACCTTGAACAGCACCGATTCTCATACATTCTGGTCGACCAATATAGTCACTAGTGAATTTTTCCCATGACTCCATCGTTCCGTCTGCGTCTTCAAGCACATCTGGTACAATATAGTAGTTAGGATTGATTTTTCTGATCCAGTCAATGTATTTTTGAGGGTCAAAAGAGTGTCCTAACTCAAAAATTGAGTTATCTAGCAAGATTTCCCCGTCAGGATGCATTGCTTTGTATTTTTCCAAGAACCACTCTGCATATTCAGGTTGTTCTTCCATCAAATGTACGAGACAATACTGATAGTCATTATATTCTAATGATTTCTCAAGTAACGCGATAGGTGATTCGTGAGATACTTTGATCATACAGCTATTATATGGGTTTCTTATGTTAAATCAAGGATTAAATATTTCAAATGGCTTTTAGTTTTAACAATTTTGTAAAAAATCAGTCTGATGCTGCTAAACGGGTGTTCAACCCAACCAATATTATAGACAGAGTAACTCCTGGTCAAGTAAAAAGTTTGGTTAAAGCAGATCCGAAAATGATTTTAGATAAAAAACTCGGAGATCTATCTGGAGTTAAACTCGGTCAAACCTTTAAGCAAGCTGGAGCTAAGTTTAAAGATAGTGTTTTGGATACTATTGGTGGTATGGCTACTGCTCTCGAAGCTCGTATTGTGGGTTGTTTAAATAAAGCGATTCGAGATATCTTAAATAAAAATCCTATATTAGAAAAGATTATTTTCTTCGAAGATTTTATCAATAGAGAGCTTTCTAAGATTAGAAACAAGCTAGAGTCTAAAATTGATAATGAGCTTAGAAAGATAGCATACAAAAAGATAAAAATTCAACAAGTAGCTCTTTATAAACAAAAAGTTTTATCAAGTATTAATAAAGTATGTCCTGGGGCTAGTCCTGCTTCTCCTGGTCAAGTACAGCAATATAGAAACATTATAAAAAATATTGCTAATAAAAATAAAGATGTAGGAAAGATAGTTGATGTAGAAGAGAACTTACCTGTAGCGGAAGTAAATAACGTTACTAAACCAGTTATACCTGCTCCTCAAGCTAATGCGGATGCAGTCGATCTTTCAAACAAGACTATAAAAAGAGCAAAAGAAGATCCTGATGAATTTGAAAGGTTAAAAGAAGAGAGTCTTGTAGCAAGTAAAGCAGCAGTTCAAAAACAAGCCGAAAAACAAATTAAAGGTCAGAGTAATCAAACTTGGAGAGATTTATTAGCAGCATGAGTCAAGAAATTAATATCAACGCAAGTAAGACTAGTAGTTTAAAAAACTCACAAAAATTTTATGGTAACTACTTAGGTATTGTTATACAAAATAATGATCCTGAAAAGGCAGGTAAGGTTAAAGTGTGGGTTCCTCATATCAGTCCTTCTGTGTATGAAAAATGGGACAACTCCAGCGAAGATAAAAACTTTAAATTCATCGGTAAGAATATTAACAGCGACTTAAGTGACATACTTGATGATTTAAAAAACATCTTACCTTGGGCTACATGTGCAGCCCCCTTAAACGGTTCTAATAGCTCAGGTCGTTATCATGCAAATGATGAAACTGCAACGATTTCAGATAGTAATAATAAAGATGATTTACTATACGAAGAAGACTTTGTCAAAACTAAGTATGGTTTGAATGACGATGGAGTAGGAGAGAAACCTGCTCGTAAATACGAAGTTGAAGACTTAAAAGTATCAGATGCATTTGTAAATGCTGGAGATACTCCGTTCGAGAATGCTAACAAGTACGGATTCAACTACACTCCTACCTCTTATAGTAACTCTGCAAAAGGTTCTTTCGGTGTACCTAATGTAGGTAGCCACGTATGGGTATTTTTCGATGACGGTGACCCTATGTGCCCGGTTTACTTTGCTGTTAGTTATGGTCAAGAAGATTGGAAATCAATATATGAAAACTCTGAAGAGAATGGTTTAGATTATCCAGGTACATTCGAAAATAAAAACGCTAGTTTACAAGAACAATCTGATCACAATACTACTACTTATAGAAACAAATATGTAATAAACCAAAAAGGCGGTACATTAGAAGTAGTAAACACTGATAACAGAGAGTTACTCAAACTAACACACTACAGTGGTTCATTTAAAGAGTTTAGTAACTATGTTAATACCGAGTTAGCAGTTAATAACGATCAAAAGCTAGTTCAGAACGATCAGTTTTTAACTGTTAAAGGTCATAAAGGAGTTTATGTAGGAGATGATTTAGATTATATTATTAACGGTGATCATTACCACAAGGTAGGTAACCTTAACTATAGTGTATTTAAAGAATACAAAGAGTTGTTAGACGGAGTAGCTGATGCTAAGCAATTATTTGATATTAAGCGAGCTACTACTATCAATACCGAGACGGGTTTCTTTAAAAAGACTAGCGCCAATCAACAACAGTCAGGTAAGTTTGGTCCGTGTCCAGTTTGCACGGCAGGCTTCAGAGGTAACATTTGGGAAAACAAGTATAGCTTTACTTCTTTAACTATACCTGCTTATAATAATAGTGTTAATAGTTACGCATTCACAAATGTATCCTCTAATTATGATAGTTTATCATCTGAACTTATACAACCTAGCTCTAAAAGCGATTTTTTAGGTGGTAGTAATTGTCCTGTTTGTGGTGGAACTGGTTTGAGTCCTAGTACTGAAAACGGTACATGGGACGTAGAAGATAAACAAGAGTTGGTAATAAACAGATTACAAACTATTAACGAAGATCTTATTGCTTTAGAAAAGCAAATGGGTAAAGGTGGTAATGAAATAATTTCTATTACAAAAAATAAAATAGAAAATATTGGTTTAGTATTAAATGATTTTCCTTCTATTAGAGTTGACAAAGCTGGTAAAATTGATACTCATGAAATTGCCGTTTTTGACAAAGGTGTAGTAGCTATACAAAAAGAAAGACCTTTATTTGAATATGTACATGTAGATAATTTACCAGGTGGTACGCATGTACAGAATATTAATAATAAGTGGAATGTACAAGTTGGTGCAGGTGGTGTTTCAATTAAGTCTATTGGTGGGGTAGATATAGGTGGAGCTATAACCAATGTTACAGGTCAGCAAACTAATATTGTCTCAGAAGAAGAAGTTAATATTGATGCTAAGACTGTTAACATTGCAGCAGAGATGATTCTTTTACGTAATAAGAAAAAACGTCAAGTTGTTGTTGATGGTAATTTAGGAGTTAATCAAAATGTAGTTGTTGGTGGTTCATTGCATGTAGAAGGTGAACTAAGTGTTCATCATATAACAGCTCCTGTTGAAATACAAGAAACAGAGCCTGTAGTATTATATGGTAAGTTAGTAAAAGGTAAGATAAATTACTCTGATATTGGAGGCGGAGAAATTGATGTCGAGGGATCAGACGATAATCTTGTATACATTTACGCTCATACTCATCCATTTAAGAATGTACCTCTTAAGTTAATGAATAGTAAAGATGATGTGAGAAAAGTAGGTCAAGCTGCTAATCAAGATGAGAGAGGTAGTGCCATACCTGTTGTACATGAGAAGAAAGACGGAGAAACTATTAGCTAACAATTCTCTCTGTTCTTTTATTGGTCTTTAGGTCAATATTAACAGCTTTAGTAATAACACCGTTCTTATATGTATAGAACACATTTCTACCTGATACTGAAGGCGGAACTATGATTTTACCTGAATTAGTATATGTCTTTTTTATACTACTAGTCTTAGCGTCTCTAATTTCAATAACAATAAAGCCACGACTCTCTTTAGTAGTAACATAAAAATTTTCGGTATCCTTCATTGTAATTATTTATGCGAAGATAAATATTATTATATGGCAGAAATAAAGAAAGCAAGAATTTTTCTACGTAGAGGTACGGATGCTAGCCGTTTAGGTACAGATCTATGCGAAGGGGAATTAGGTTATTCTACCAATGGTAAGCGTGTATTTGTAGGTGATGGTAGTACGTTAGGTGGTAATTCCTTAGGAACCACGGTGTTTTTATTGCCTGCAACATCGGCAACACTACCTACTGCAGACCCTTTTACCACTGTAACTACTCTTACAGCTGTCACAGCTGACGGTCGAGCTGAGATCGGGGATATGGCTTTCGTTCCTGCTAGTACATATAATGTGAGCTCGTTTAATGGTTACGTCTCTGGATATCCTGCAGAAAATGTTACTTCAACTCCACACTCTACATTTGGTACTTTATATGTATTATCTGCAAGAGATGGTGGTACTGGTGCTTTAACATGGACAGTAGCTAATTCTGGTATACCTGTATCTCATCTAGATATTCCTGATAATAGTATTGCAGGTGATAAAATACATGGTGGTAGAATTTCTGGTGACTTAACCTTTAGTGATGATATAACTGCGTTGAGTTCATTAACATTATCCGGCGTAGCAGCTTCAGCCTCTGAAGTACAGAACTTAACCGGTAGTATTATTTACCCACTAGGTATAACATCATCCGCAGAAGTTACTGCAGTTAGTTCAATTTATCAATTAGGAGTAACAACCGGTTCTAATACTGTTCCTTGTTCAGGTGCAAATAAAGAGTTAGAAGCTCAATGGAGTGGTTCAACTTTAACTTTTACTACTAATACTACCAATACTGGAATTACTAATGCAGGTACTGGATCTACTGGTAGTATGAATAGTTATGCTGGATTCGGTGGCCAAACTCAATTGGGCGTGAATTACGCTAAAATTAGAGTTGATATAGCCGATGTAAGAGCTCTCACTAATAGAAGTGATTTACAGTGGAGCAATATCGATGATTTCATTTTCGCTTTCACCTCTGCTAATATGGAAACCAAGTCAGGGTTCTTGGGATATAGAGATCACGGGATGGGTATGAATGTTATTGTTAACTGGGATCTAAGAAGTAACGATAAAGGCTCTATGGATACCCGCACACACGCAAATATGCACTATATACCTAACTCATATACTTCAGCTAATCAATATTTAGAAATGCACCTAGGTGGTGATTATCCGTGTTCGTTAAAATTAATTGCTATAAAATTAAGATAATTACTCCCAAGGAAAGTTAAGCCAAACATCTGCTCCTTCAATACTGCTTGCATAATAATCAGGTTTAAACTCTGATTTAGTTTTGTAGTATAAACAAGCAGTTTTAATATTCGGTACTTTTACTTTATTAGATAGAAATTTATATAGTTCGTGAAACTCTGATAATGTCTTTCCTGAGTCAGCTAAATCATCTACAAGTAGAACATTATTATATTTGTTTAGTTCATCAATTAGAGATAACGTTCCAGAGCTAAAAACAGTAGCCTTCCTTTCATTATCATCATTATAAGATTTTATTTGGATTGTCTTAAACGTAGGTACTTCGAGCTCGTATGATATAAGAGTTGCTGGTATATTACCACCTTTCGCAATACCTATGATACAATCAAAAACAGTATTTGATTGTTGTATTTCTAAGCAAACTTGATGACTTAACGTCTTAATTTCTTTAAAAGAGATATCTTTATATTTCATTCTTCCATTTCCAATGTGACTGATTGTCCAATATATGGTATCAACTTTTTCACATCTTGCAAGAATTCTTTTTTGGCTTTTTCGTTTCCGATTTTTTTAGATTGTTCATACAGCTTTAGAATATAGTCAGCTGTAATGGTTTCGTCGACATACGTAGGTTTTACTTTTTTACGACCCATATAAATACTTATTAGGAACCTAAATAATTCTATATGAGTAGCGTATATTCAGAAGTAACTGCAACATATTCAAGAGACAGAGTGTTAGAGAAATTCGATACTGCGAAGAATACTCTACCATATACTATTGATGATATTAAAATTAGTCATAACGACTATTTAGTAAGTAATGTATACAATGATGCTATAGATAAGCTATATAAAAACTGGCTTTATTTGATAGCAAATGCAGAAATTTTTACTAAAACATCACCTACTACAGCTTTAACAGGTGATGGTGCTCGTTACATACAATTTGATAACAGTCTAATAACTGAAAATTTAACCGGGAACGGCTATAATCCATCAGGAACAACTACACTTTCATCTACTAATGAGATACATATAATTAAATCCCCTAATGAAGAAAAGGATTTAGTATTTTTATATGGTAATAAAAATAGTTTAGTTTTTAAAATTAATACTGACTTTACCGCAGGTTCAACTACATTATTATTATCAGGTAATGAAGCAGAGTTCAATAAAAACTTTAAATTTGATAATATTGTTTCTGTAGATAATTACAGAGACTTCTTATTTGTATTAGATCAAGGTAGTAGTACATTATATAAGTATGATATTTCTGGGTTATTGTACAAAGACCCTGCAATTGAAAGGACTGGTATTGACGATAATACACATCCAGGTAGATACTTAGTTAAGACTGTAGGCGGAAAAGGTAAGACTAACAGAAAAAATAAACTCGCAAGTCCTACTAGTATTAAAATATACAATAAAGAAGTTTATGTTTTAGATAACGGTAATTTTTCTATTAAAGTTTATGATACTAATTTTAATTTTATAAGAGATATAGCTGATAAAGAACTTTTTATAACCAACGATGGTAACACCCCGGTAAGTGTCACCGTAGATAGGGAATCTGATATTTCTTCTACTGGAAAGGTCTTTGTTTTATCAAAACACGGAACTATCACAACATACTCAGTTGATTTTAAAAATAAACAGGTATATAATCCTTTCGGGAAGTTTAGTAATGAGTTTGATTTAAATTACGCAGAACAAAAGAATTTTAAAAAGATAGTATCTTCTAAGTCTAACAACAATATTCTGTATGTAATAACTAATAAACAAATAATTAAGTTTTATAAAACTAACTTAAACAGACCTATTTCATTTTTTGATATCCCTATTAGTACTTTATCAGATGAGAGAATTAATAGCTTAGGAGTTGAGAGTGTTTCTGGAGTAGATAATTTACTTTTGCAAACAAGCTTAAGTTCAGGCCCTACTAAATTTAGTTTATATAAAGATTCAACTGATAATAAAAAATTATATCACGAAAACTTATATACTAATTTTTATACTCTTTCAGATATTGAAGTGAAGCCTCAAGAGATAGTTAACGCTATTACTTTTAATAAGACGACAGAAAAGCTAATTTACAATCATAGTTCTCTTTTCGAAAATTTAAATAAAAAGGTTTACGGTAGATATTCTAATACTAAAACAGCTTTAATAAGCGCAGTTGTAGAATCTACATTTGATTTACCAGATATTTTTAGTATTACGGATGATTTCTACATAGGGTTAAATGAACCTTTATTAACCGATATAATTAACAGACCGTTAACTAAATTATATAATCAGCAAGAGTCTTTATTTGACTTAATTAAAGAAAGTTATCTTAATAACTATCCCCCTGTTAATGTATCAGAGTTTGTTGAATCTACTGTTGATATTTCTAATTTTCAGTTAATAAAATTTAATACATCCAATGTTACTGTTTCTGGAGGAGAAAATATAGTATATGAAATAATTAGAAATACAACTATAGGTACTGCGTCTGCATCCTTTTATCATTCAGTAGGAAATAATTTTTCAACTGACGATCTAAATGGTGGTTTTGTACCTGAATCTGATCCAGAAAATATCTTTTTTCATACCGGGGTGAGTAGTATATCTGCTACATTTTTTACTGATAGTACATTTTATTCTGGACCAGATAAAACATTTGATATTTTACTTTTGAATCCGAGTGAAGGAGCTGTAATTGATAGTAATAATTATATTAGAACTACTACTATAAGACCAACAAGCGCTGACTATACTATTTCTTTATCCGCTACAAACCCAACAACCCTTACAGAAACACAATTAAGTACATTTAGTGTTATAAGAACCAATACCTATAATTCTTTTAATCATGAAATTAGTGCTAATATATTTACTACTAATTTAGGTCATACTTCGGATAGTGATTATCAAAAAATTAGTACAGATAATACATATAAAGGTAGTGTAACGGATTTTGTAGGTACAGCTCCTGCGCAAGTTTCCGCTCTAGATATTCATAGTCAAGGCACTATTATTTTCCCATTCGGGGTTAGCGCTATATTTTTTGATATAAGCGCCGCAGGCGGCTCTGGTTTCGAATTTGGAGAACAATTTAAATTACAAATAAAAAACCCTAGTAACGGGGCTACTCTTGGAGCTGATACTTCTCAAACAATTACAATTACTGAAAAAGTAGAGCCATTATCTATTACAGTTGATACTAGTTTTTCTACCAGACATGCAAATACTTATTATCTTAGTGGAGTTAATGTTTGGGATTTATTATCTGGAGATAGTACATTTCAAGATGTTTCAAATTTTGCAGTAAGTGCTAATCTTACTTTAGCAGATAACTTAACAGTGTATAGTCCAACTACTGCTCGTGGAGCTATATATTTTGATGCTGGTACAATAACTGCCCCTTTACTGCAAGGAAGTACATTAAAAATTACTATCCCATCGAGTACGTATTTAGTAGGAAAAGGAGGAGCTGGAGGTACTGGTCTTAAATGGAACCCTGGTGGTGGTAATGGAACAGATTTAACAGATGTAGCTACAATTACAGTTCTTGGTATAGATGATATTGATGGCAAACCAGGCGGTCCTGTTATTACTTTAAGCTCATTTACATATGTTGAAATTGAAAATGCAGGTACAATATACGGCGGAAGCGGCGGTGGTGGAGCTGGAGTTTTACCTATTACAGCTATGGATATGTCTCCAATTTGGCCTGATATTAATGCTTCTTCTGGAGGAGGTGGAGGCGCTGGTATAGCCCCGAACGGTAATAATAATACTGGAGTAGGAGCTGGTGGTAGTAAGTATGCAGGAGCGGGAAGTTTTGTTAACGCTGGTGCTGCTGGAACTCAAACAGGTCCAGGCGCCGGAGGAAGTATTAATTTACCTGTTCCTCCAGCAACTGCATCAAACGCTTTTCTCGTTGTTTCAGGAGCCCCTGGTGGTAATTTAGGAGAAAACGGAGTAGGTAATGACTTTCCTGATGAAGCAAAAGCAATTGCATTACCTTATACATGGACTGAAGATATCTCCGCTTTATACGCTTTTCGAGGTGTTGGTGGAACTCGAGGCCGCGCCGTCGCCGGAGCGGAAGGTGGAGAAACTCTCCCGAGTGTTGCATGGACTACTAGAACATCAGATGTAAATACTGGTGGAGGTACTTGGTGCGCCAATACTTAAACTTAAAATTATGTTTGATCGTGTTTGTAAGTTTGATATAAGAAGAGACAACAGAGATTACATCTACAACTTTAAAACATCTAATGGTATAGAGTTTGATGTAGTATTTGAATATGTTAAAGCAGGTAAATGTAATTTAGATTATAAAAACTTAACTGAAGATAGTTACAAAGTTTTAAATTATAAAGATAATACTTCTATAGAATTATTCAGCACATTAGTTGCTATTATTGAAGACTTTAATAATTTAGTAGTACCAGACGAGATGGTTTTAGCTTATAAAAAGAGCGATCCAGAATCGAGGTATAAATTAACTAAAAAATTAGTTTTATTTTTTATTAGAAAATATAAGAAGAAACCAGGGTTTGAAAAGGTTTCTTATGAGGAGGAAGAGAAAAACGGGAGAATATATTTTAATCTCAAACGCAATGTAACGAATACTTTTTTACAAGTTAAACGGAAAAAAATAAACAAAAGGGATGAAGTTTAGTAAAAATGCGCAAGCCGCACTCACAATAGCTAAGGAATATGCAAACAAGTTTAACAGTAAGAACGTTGGTACAGAACATTTACTTATTGGGTTAATAGAGAGTGATGACTCCACCCTCAATGATACATTTGATAGATTAAATGTAAGTACTTCTCACATTATAGAAGTAATAATTTCTATTCTTAGTATTGATGAAATAAACAAAACTCAGAAACTATCCCCAGCTATAGATTTCACACCACGAGTTTTAAAAATTATTGAATTCGCAAAAGGTATAGCTCAAAAGCTCAGTAAAAATAACGTAGAGGTAATAGATTTATTTTTAAGTTTACTTTATGAGAATGATGGTGTAGCAGTTAGTATTCTTCTTGAGTATGGATTAGACTTTATAAGTGTAAAAGATATTCTTAAAAAGGAATTCGGAGATGAGATTGATAAGAAACTAACTACTGAATTACCTGAGTCAGTAGCTCCTTTTATATACAATATTTCTAAAGAAGTAGAAAACGATTCTTTACCGGTAAAGTTTGTAAGAGATATTGATTATGAAAATATTTTTATGACTCTAGGAAAGAGGCATAATACTAATCTAATAATTACCGGAGATCCAGGAGTAGGTAAAAAAGATGTAGTAAACGAAATCGCTAGACGTATTCATAAAAAACAAGCTCCTGAAAGTATTTGTAATAAAATTATTTTAGAAGTAAAATTAAAATCTCTTATTAGCGGTACAAAGTATAGAGGAGATTTTGAAAGTAGAATAGAAATACTTCAAGACTTTTTAAAAAACAATAATAACATTATCTTATTCATTAGCGATATTTCTCTTATTACTAGAATTGAAGGAACAACTAATATAGAAGAATACTTTAGTGAATTATTTGATATTGATGATATTAATTTTATAGGATTGTGTGATACGGATAATTTTAAAAAACATATAGACAGAATTTCTTATATTGTTAATAACTTTGAAGTTGTTAATATAGCTCCTACTGACACAAAAGAGACTTTAGAGATACTCAATAATAATATAAAAATGTACGAAGAGTTTCATGGTGTAAAATACAAAAAAGATGTATTAGATTATGCTATTAATATGAGCTCTAGATATATTACTGATAGATCTCAACCTACTGCAGCAATAAACTTAATTGACGAGTGTGGAGCTTATATCAAGATACGTAATCAAAATATAGATGAAGCTATTATTAAAAATGATAGAAAATTAGAAAAATTAGAGAAAAAGAAAGTAGATCTTTTAAAGGATTATAAATTAGAAGAAGCTTCTGTAGTTAAGTCTGAGCAAGAAAAACTTAAAATACCAGAAACAATCCAACAAAAGAATTTTAAGAAGACCAAAATAGTAGACATTAATACGTTAAAGCATGTTATATATAAAAAGACTGGTATACCTGTTACAGATTTAAATGGAGCTCTACCTAATCTTCAAACAGTAAAAGACAAGCTTACAAAGAATTATGTATCACAATCTCAAGCTATTGGTTCTATAATTAATCATTTTAAAAGAGTTAAAACCGGCTTACAAGACCCAACAAGACCATTAGCTAGCTTTTTATTTTTAGGTCCAACTGGTGTGGGTAAAACTTATCTATGCGAATTAATCAGCCAAGAGTTTTTCCATAATAAAAATAATTTTCTTAAGATAGACATGTCAGAGTTTATGGACAAGCATTCCGTAAGTAAGCTCATTGGTTCACCTCCAGGGTATATTGGATATGGAGACTCTTGTTTATTAGGAGACTTTGTAAAAGAGAAACCTTATTCGTTAATTTTATTAGATGAGGTGGAAAAGGCTCACCCGGATGTTATGAATATATTTCTTCAAGTATTAGATAAAGGTGATTTAACTGATGGAACTGGAAGAAAGATTAATTTTAAAAATACTATTTTAGTTTTTACAAGTAATATAGGAGCAGAGAACTTCGATAAAGAAAGTATAGGGTTCGGTAATTCTCCTTCCTCTACCTTAGATATTGAAAATAGTCTTAAAGGTTATTTTAAGCCAGAGTTTTTGAATCGGTTAGATGAGATTGTTCAATTCGATCATTTAACTGACAATGATATTTACACATTAGTTGATATCATGAGTAAAAACTTTGTTGATAAATTGAGGAAAGTTCATAACATAAGATTTGTGTTGACTGCAGAAGCTCGTAAATATATATCTGAACACGGTTATTCCAGAAAATACGGAGCCAGATTCTTACGAAGGTTCTTCGAGAAACACATTGAGTGTGAAGTTGCAACTATTATTATTGAGCGAGAAAACAAGCCAAGAAAAATAACTTGCAAATTAGAAGAGAATAAACTAATTATTGATTGACATGAAGACATACAATATCTTGATTAAAGATGTTTATACAGAGGAAAAGCGCTCTGAAACCATGGAGTGCGAAGACACAGCAGATGTTAGAGACATTCATAAACAAGCTATGAAAAGTATTAAAGTAGCTGAAGATATTGAATGTATTAAAGCTAATAACAAACTTGTATACACTCTCGATAGAGGATTCTTAGCATGAGTAAAACAAACAAACAAGCAGTATTATTAATTGACGCTGTAGCAGCATATTTCTTACATAAAAAGACATCTGCACAGGCGAATCTAGAAAACTACCTGAATAATTCTACAGGTATTGGAGAACACGGAGATATTGTCGCTGAGTGTGTTAAATTAGTAGAACAGATAGACCATTCAGAAAGCTGTCTTTCTATTGTAAACAACTATAAGCCAGAGGTATCCATAGGGGATACAGCAATGGTATAATAAGAAATAATAATAATACAACCAAAAGGGCTTTCTTGCCCTTTTTTTTATGTTGAAATACTAAATAATTATATGATACCTACTGAAATTCTTACTTTGTTCGGCGGTTCAATAACCGGCTTTATATTCAAGTTTATGGCTCAACGAAGTAAAGATAATCAGCAAAAATTCGAGATGCTGATGAAAAGGAATCAATTTGCGGAAGATACTCGTAACGCTGCCGCAGAAAGGGCTAAAGGAAGTGCTGGACAATGGGTCAGGAGATTTATTGTTATCAGTATTATGTTTGGAGTTATTCTAGCTCCGTTTGTAGCTACTTTATTATCTATTCCAGTAGTGCTGGAAGTTGATACTCAAAAACCTATCCTCTTCGGTCTGTTCGGTTCCCGACCTGAAAAGCTATTCGTAGAGTCTTTTGGTTACGTTTTAATCCCTGAGATAAGACAAGCGTTGACAGCCATCATAGGATTTTATTTCGGTCAATCCACAGTTAAATAGTTGAATCCTTCGAGGTTTTTAATAAAATAAAAAACGCTATATGAAAGTAAAGAAGAGGGACGGTCGACTCGAGGACTTTAATATCGAGAAAATTCACGATGTACTTTTTTGGTCTACAAAAGATATCAAGGGTGTTAATGTTAGTGATATCGAGATCAATGCTAAGCTCCAGGTATTTGATGGAATTGAAAGTACAAAGATTCATGAAGTATTAATTTATTCAGCTGCTGACTTAATTAGTGAAGCCACGCCTAATTACCAACAAGTAGCTGCAAACTTACTTAATTATTATCTCCGTAAGCAAGTTTTTGGGGTATCAGATAATATGCCATCCCTTCAAGAGGTTATCGAGAAAAATATTAAGTACGGAGTATATGATAAAAATATTTTAGATTTATATTCCAAAGAAGAGATTAATCAGTTAGATAATTTTATAAAGCATAATAGAGACTATATGTTTGTATATGCTGGTCTTCAACAACTTGTAGATAAGTATCTTCTTAAAGATAGAACCACAGGTAAAGTTTATGAAACTCCTCAGTATATGTATATGCTTATTGCTATGATTCTTAATAGTAATGAGAAAGAAAATAGATTGAAAGCTGTAAAGAGTTTCTATAATGATATTAGCACGTTTGAAATTTCGTTACCTACACCAATCATGTGCGGTGTCCGTACACCCTCACGGCAATATAGCTCTTGTACATTGATTGATGTAGGTGACTCCTTACCTTCTATATTCCATTCGAATACCGCAGTGGGATATTATACTGCAAATCGAGCAGGTATTGGATTAAACTTCGGTCGCATCCGAGGAGTTGGATCTAAGATTAGAAATGGTGAAGTAGTACATACTGGAGTTATTCCTTTTCTTAAAATGTTCGAAAGTACTACTAAGTGCTGTACTCAAAACGGAGTACGAGGTGGTTCAAGTACTACCCACTTTCCTTTTTGGCATAAAGAGATTGAAGACATTTTAGTACTAAAAAATAATCGCGGTACTGATGATAATAGAGTACGTAAGATGGATTACTCTATTCAGTTTAATCGTCTTTTCTATAAACGGTTTGTAGAAGATGGTAATATAACTTTATTCTCTCCTCATGAAGTAACTGATCTATATGATAAGTTCTTTTCTGATACAGAAGAATTTATTAAGCTATATGAAAAGTATGAAAGGAGTCGCAGTATATTTAAGAGAGAAATATCTGCAAGAAAACTCTTCATGCATTTCTGTCAAGAGCGTATAGAGACAGGTAGGATGTATGTAATGAATGTAGACAATACTAATGAACATAGCTCGTTTACTGATACTGTCTATATGTCTAATCTTTGTCAAGAGATTACATTACCTACTGATCCTATAACTCATATAGACGATGCTGAGTCTGGAGAGATTGCTCTTTGTATTTTATCCGCTATTAACGTTGGAGCTGTTCGTAAGTTAGAAGATCTTGAAAGTATAACTTACAATATTGTTAAAGCTCTAGATTATATTATTGACAACCAATACTATCCTGTCGATGCTTCTAAGAAGATGATCAATCGTCGTAGTATTGGAGTTGGCGTTACAAATCTTGCTTACTACCTAGCTAAGAATGGATATTCATATGAAGATAAAGAAGCAATTAATTTAGTAGATGAGTTAGCGGAGAATATACAATACTACCTACTGAAGGCTTCAGTACGTTTAGCTAAAGAGAGAGGTAAGTGTGAGTGGTTTGATAGAACGAAATATAGTAAAGGTATTTTGCCTATTGATACATATAGTAAAGAAGTAGATAAAATTTGTAAAAGAAAACTCACACACGACTGGAAACAGTTACGAGAGGATATCTTAGAACATGGATTAAGAAATAGTACATTAACTGCGTTGATGCCTTGTGAGAGTTCCTCTTTAGTTACAAACTCAACAAATGGTATAGAACCTCCTAGAAGTTTAGTAACAATTAAAAAGTCTAAGCAAGGATTAATACCTCAAGTCGTACCTGAAATTGCTAAACTTAAAAACAAATATACATTAGCATACGATATGAAAGACAATATTGGTTATGTTAATATTTGCGCAGTACTACAAAAGTATTTTGATCAAGCTATCTCAGCAAACCATTACTATAATTTTGCTAGATATGACGAGGGTAACTTACCTATGTCGGTTGTTGCGAAAGATGTTTTATACTCTTATAAAATGGGATTAAAAACTCTTTACTACGCTAATACAGATGACGGAAAAACAGATACTGTTGCTGAAGAGGATGATTGTGCAGGTGGTGCATGCAAACTATGACACCCGGAACTCAGGAAATAGCTGCAAAAATAATTGTTGCACTTAGTCTATATTTTACACTATACTTTCTCTACAAGGAAATCAAAGAAGACTTAAATGGATAAGCAAATTATTAATATTGAAAATGTGGATACCACCAAACAGCCTTTGTTTTTTGGTAAAGGGTTAAATCTTCAGCGCTACGACAAACAGCGCTATAAGAAGATTTATGATTTATTTCTTCAGCATTTAAGTTTCTTTTGGAGACCTGAAGAAGTTAGTCTAGAAAAAGAACGAGCGGATTACGAACAGTTAACCGATCATCAAAAATTTATCTTTACTAAGAATTTAGGTTATCAGATTCTTTTAGATTCAATTCAATCTAGAGGTATTAGTCATTTGCTAGAAGATTGTAGTAATCCTGAACTTGAAGCTTTTGCTAAGACCTGGGAGTTCTTCGAGACTCTTCATAGTTACTCATACACATATATTATTAAAAATGTATACGCTAATCCATCTGACGTGTTTGATAATATTCTTACTGATCCTGAAATTATTAAGAGAACGACGTCAGTAACAAAATATTATGATACGTTAATTAACGGACTACCTGATGATAGTCTGCATGAAAGAAAGAAGAAGTTATATCTCACGTTAGTGAGTATCAACATTCTTGAAGGAATTAGGTTCTACGTTTCATTTGCTTGTTCATATTGCTTTGCGCAGAACAAAACAATGGAAGGGAACGCTAAGATTATTTCTCTTATTAATCGAGACGAGAATCTTCATTTAGCTTTTACTCAAAACGTTCTCAAGTATCTTAAAACTAACGATACAGAAGGCTTTACTAAGATTGTCAAAGAGTGTCAGCCTACCGTTGAGAAAATGTTTAAAGACGCAGCTGAAGAAGAAATGGAGTGGGCTAAGTATCTATTCAAAGATGGTTCAATGCTAGGATTGAATGATGAGATTCTCATTCAGTACATGAAGCACTTATGTAACAAGCGATCAAGAACGATCGGCCTTGGTAACATTTTTGAAGATACTCCTAATCCTATTTTGTGGATTAAGAACTGGACTGAGTCAAAACATGTCCAGGTCGCACCGCAAGAGACACAGATTGAGACTTATAAGGTAGGGTCGTTCAAACAAGATACTTCTGAGACAGATTTTTCGGATTTTAGTTTTTAGGTTTGAATCGAGATAGGTCGAGTTGAGCAAGTGGTTTTTCTATTTTAAGCATAGCTAGTCTCTCGTTTTGAATAACTAACTTGCTCCCGCCTATGATTTTACCATCTACTACATCGTATATAAAAAATACAGTTTTTATAAATCCTACTCTAATTATACGACCAGGTTTCCCGTCTACAAAAACTACATCATCAGTATTATAATCCCCACCGCAAAATACTGCTAGAGAAGCAACTAAGCTTTTTATTGTAGATTGAAGCATTAATCCTGCCATCCCAGCCAGAATCATCCACCCATACTGACCAATTAAATGCTCAGTAACCTCTTTTAATTTTGAAGCTTCATCCATATTAATATTTATTATTTTTTTATCCGGAACTTTAAATATTAAAAAACGGGGTGAGATGAATAAATACTTATGTGTTGAACGACGGTTACCTATATCTCATCACTAATTCTGCATGGCCCGGATGGATTAAGATAGGTACAACTAAAAATATCAAAAGTCGTCTGCGTACATACCAAACAGGTTCCCCTTTTAGAGATTATAATATTGTTTATTCTGTAAAGCATCCTGCTTATCTAGAAGCTGAAAAACGTATCAAAAAACAAATGAAATATTTTGCTTCTGATATTCGTAATGAATGGTTTAAGATTAATATTAATATTGCAAAAGATAGATTGATTGAACAATTAGATAATTATTTTTATGGTGAATGCGATCATGAGCAAAAATATGAAGCTCCTGAAAGAGAATTACTCACCGCTTAATACTCTCCCTTTATATGAAAAAACTTAGAGAATTGCTTTTTGGCAAACACGTAAAAACTATAGGCATAGCTGCTACTGTAATGATTATTTTATTTGTAGTCGCCAAAGTAAGCTTCATTAATAAACTTCAACTTGATAAAGCTGTAAAAAATACTATTACTAACGTTGAAGTAAAATCCTATTTACTAGCTAATGGTGTGAATATGAGCTCGACAGTATTTGCTGACCCGGAATATAATTTATTAGCGCGGGATTGGATTGAAGCAAACGCTCAACCTAAGTATGTAGAATTTTTACAAGAGTTAGGATTTAGTAAATGGGAGAAAAATAATAGCGATTGTGATGATTTTTCAAAAGCATTTACTGTTTTTCTTAAGTCATATGTTAAAAAGGCTCACCCTACTGTATCATCTCCAGCTGTAGGAGAGATTTATTATATTCAAAAGTCTGGAGGAGCTCATGCGATTAATATTATTGTTTTGTCAAACTCGGAAGGTACTGCTTCTATAGGGTTTTTTGAACCTCAAATACAACAGTTTATTACATTAACTAAAAAAGAAATAGAATCTATATATTTTGTTTCTATTTAGAATTTCGTTTCTGCCAATTTAAAGACTTTTCGTCTTCAGTTATAGGGCCACCTTTTGCCCATGTATGACAGCTCCTTGCGCTATGGCATTTGAAGTGATGCATCCAACAGTAACCTAACCTTCCATCATTATCAGATGTTTCTCCAGGCATACATTCATCCATTCTAGGCGAGATATCAAAAGCAACACAGTTACCGCATAGAGATTTTTTAGCTGCTTTAGTGGATGTTTTCCAATACTTGGCAATCTTCTCCCAATAATCCCCGGGTTCAGTTACATTTAACGGACCATAATTAAACTCTCTTATTGTAGCGTCTCTATTTTGAGTGTTTAATTTTAAATTCTGAGTAGCAGCAGGACATTGTTGAGTATCCTCGCAATGATAATTTAAATATCTTTGAGCAGCCTTAGCAGTGTTATTACCTTTATTTTTTTGCTTTGCTTTTAAAGCTCGAGCTTTCGTGCAGGTTAGTTTACCGGTTGTTTGTCTTTTGAGTATTCCTGGTCTTACAGGATCATGTATAGACTTCTTTTCAAGAATACCATTAACAATATTATCAAACTCTAATGTCATGTCTTTGAGTAGTTAGGTTTTTTACCTGAACGCCCTTTGCGTTCTGCTTTGCGTTTACGAGAGACTGATGAACTCTTTTGACTCTTACTCATAGAATAAGCTTTTTTAGCTGGAACGCATTTAGGGTATTTACCCGTATCTGCATCTTTTCTACCGCATGGTTGATATTTACCGCCTTTCTTTCTTGCGCCAATATTCACCCATTTTTGCTTAAACCAATCTTTGAGACTTTCATCTACTGCTTCGCTTTTTTTCTTCCAGTCTCTTCTTTTCTTTCCTTTATTATCCTTTACTTTACCAGCGCAGACTTTTGAAGCATAAGCATTAGCATATGCAGAAGGATATACATCGAACTTAGCTTTTGCCGCTCTTTTTCCTCTTGCACATAACTTCTTCTCATCTATACTAGATAAAATATTTTCACATAGATTGTCAAAACTCTCAGTCACATAAATATTTATTACTTCCTTATAGTAAAGCATTAAAAATAGCATAAATAATTGTATGTCAGCACATAAAACAGACGATTTATATGAAATAGGTAATCTTTTAGATCAAGTATCTAAAGGTAAAATTCTCACTCCAATGGATGTAGCTAATAAAGTGCATTCATACGTTACAGAGCAACCTAAGCAAGAACCTAAACAAGATGAAGAGGTTGTACAAGAAGGTCTAGACCCTGTAGGTAAAGAAGACGACGATATTGATAACGATGGAGATACAGATAAGACTGACAAGTACCTTCTTAAGAGACGTAAATCAATTAAAAAGTCTATGAATGAAGATCTTGGTGATGCTCGATTCCAGCCAGGAGACGTTCTTTCAGCAGAACAACTTGGAGAAGGGAGTGACTTCGTTGTTGTTGGTATTACAGAAGATGAAGACGGTGGAGTAGCTTATGATTTAATGGAACTTGGCCAAGAAGGTATTACTGTTTCTGATAAGGATATTCAAGGCGATGACTCTTATCCTCTTTTTTAAATATGAAAACCGAGAAACGTATAGATGAATTATTAGATGCTTGTAATGTTTGTGGTGATGATAATCAATCACAAGATAGTACTCATGACGAGGATTCACACATGGCTAAGAGTGATCTTTTCAATATAGCTGACAACGCAAAGACACTTCATGATATGCTTGATGATAACTACCCTTTAGATGATTGGGCAAAAGCTAAACTGACTAAAGCAGCTGATTATGTAAATGCTGTACTTAAGTATGTTAAATACGAAAAAGAACAGGAAGGCGACCCAGATGGCCAAGATCATACTAAAGTTTACATTGCTACTGACCCTCGTACATTAGGATTATAATATGAAATTCGCTAAATTTTTTGAAGGCAGAACTTACTACAATGATACTTTACATCCTAGTTTTTGGGATGCAGAAGTGTTTGATGAACCCATTCGAACAGCAATTCTCAAAATTGTAGAAGACTTCTTAAAAGAAGACGAGCATGTTGAAGATGATATTATTGATGATATTCAATTAACAGGTTCATTAGCGAATTATAATTACTCTGAAAAGTCAGACTTAGATGTACATATACTTCTTGACTTTGCTAAAATTAATCAGCAAGAAGATTTAGTTAAAAGAGCTTTAGATGGTAAGAGATTTATTTGGAATCTAAAGCATGATATTAAATTAAACGGTCATGAAGTAGAATTATATTTTCAAGACATTCACGAACCACATACTGCATCAGGTTTGTTTAGTCTACAAGATAATAAGTGGATTAAAAAACCTGTATATGATAAACCTGAAGTAGATCATAGAGATGTAGTACGTAAAGCAGAAGAATACAAAAAAGAAATCAGAACTTTAGAACAAATAGTCTCAGAACTTAGTGACGAAAAAGAGTTAAGCTTAGTAAATAAACGTGCTAAAAAGATCAAAGATCGTATTATGACTATGCGTAAAGAAGGATTATCTTCCAAAGGAGAGTTTTCTGTTGAGAATTTAGCTTTTAAGAACTTAAGAGACAGTGAATACATTACTAAGCTAAATGATATTATTATTAATTCTTACGATCATATGTTTAATAAAGAAATTCTTGGCGAGAAGGACTTAAGTTCTTGGTTAAAAGAAAGATGGTACGCATGAGAACATTTAAAGAATTTTTTAGAGAGGCATTTACAGTATTCCCTAAATCATCGAACGAAATATCTGATGAGAATGTTAAACAGTTATTCGATATTATAAAAGCTTTTCCTGGTCTTGCCGTAGAAGATCCTATAGCAATGCAACCAGATAGTTTTAAAAAAATAAAAATAACACGAGCTCTTCAAAAAGATAGTAATTTCATATCTTACTTGTCTGATAAGTTAGGAAAACAAATAAACCCTTTTGTAGCTACTACATGGAACGGTGTTAAGATCGAATTCGGCGAAGGGAGTCGAGGAGGTCGAGGCGTTGAATCTAAAGGATTATCATTTGAATCTGAGTTAGAAAATGACTTAAACAATTATAATAATGGATCTAAAGAATTCAAACATGCTGAGTTAGTTGATTCAATTATTAGAGAGTTTGATTTAGAACCTGGTAACTTCGAAGTTATACCTGAAGGAGGTATGAACAAACCTCGACCATTAAAATTTAGTGAAGCTGGTCCTTATATTGATTTTTCTGATGATACTATCGCAGCGACTTTAACTGACCTTACTTTAGATAAGCAAGGAGAAAAAATTTATCTTTCGTTAAAGCATGGTGGTACAGTTGCATTTTTTAATTCCGGTATTGCAAGAGTTTTACCTGCAAGTGATATAAAAGATGGTAAGATACAAAATGATTACGGCGAAGCATTACTTGATACATTTGGTATTGATAATGAGTTATTTTGCAGAGTATTTAATGAGTATGGGGAAACTAATTTTTCTGAATACAATAAACAAGTAACTGATTACGATAAAGATAAATTATTTAACTTATTATCTTCAGGAATAGGAGATGGTTACTATATGGTTCATCAGTTAGGTAAAAAGTTTAAGTTTACTAACATTGATGAAAATTATAATAAATCAGCTTCGAACGTAACTACTCCTTTATCTGTATTTTATGGTGGAGCAAAAGGTAACGGTAAACGAATTGATGTTGTCTTTGAATCTGATGTTTATAAGTTCAATCTTAATATAAGAAATAAACAAGGAGGGCTTTACCCATCTCACATAGTGTGTGGTTACAAAGCTAAGTAATTACCACATTCTACAAGACCAATAACGAGCTTTAGTCTTAGGTCCAGGGTTATCACAATTATGTCTCGCTCTAAAAGATTTACGTCGCGCAGGATTAGATTTCTTAATTCTCATCGTCTTCTCACCTTTCTTCCTCGCACTACTCCCGCCGTGGCCGAAGTTAACCTTCTTAACGTTCCCGGTCTTAGGGTCCTTGACGTAAACTTTAAATTTCTTGACGTCGCCACGCATGACTTTATTTAACTTAACTTTACGTCCTCTATACTCTGCTTCCTCGAAAACATCCTCATCAACAATCTCAAATTTTAACGTACCGATGTATCCTTCCTTTTCGTAAACAGGAATAGTAATATTTTCGTAGAAGTCTTTAAAGCTCAGCATATAATTATTTATACATGAATAATATATTTTATGATATTTACATTATGGGTTTCCGAGTTCGGATTGTACCCTATAAAATTGTTATTTATGATGACTATTCCAAAATTAAAGGAAATAGAATACCAGACAAAATAGTTGAATATTGCTACAATGAAGGGTTTGCTGATACTTGGCCAATTTCAGGACAGCCAATTAAAGTAGAGATAATGAGAATCAAGAAATAAATAATAATATATGATACTTTTCGAGAAATATTTTGAGCTTTATGAAGATGCAGGTCCTAACAAGCATCTTACTCACTTAGAAGAACTTGTTCTTACTAACAAGAGAGAAGGAGCGCAAAGAGCTCTTAAGTATCTATCTACCATGACTGAAGTATTAGATAGTGATACTAAGAAAGCAGTCAATACCACAGTTAAATATGATGGAGCTCCAGCTGTAGTTGTAGGTAAAGATCCCAACGGTAAGTTTTTCGTAGGTAGTAAATCAGTCTTCAACGCTGAGCCAAAGCTGAATTACAGTGTCAAAGATATTAAAGTTAATCATTCAGCTGCTCCAGGACTTATTGATAAATTAGTACAAACATTTGTTCATTTTAAAGATGCGAACATCAATGGAGTATATCAAGGTGACTTCTTATTTGATAACGAGATCAAAGAAATTACGACTATTGATGGAGAAGAGCATGTTACATTTAAACCTAATACTATCTTGTATGCTGTACCAGCAAATACAGAAGAAGGCCAAGATATAATTAATTCCAATATCGGGGTTGTCTTTCACACTGAATATGACGCACAAGTAGATGCAGAAGGTAAGATAAGATTTACTACTAAGAAGTTTGGAGTAGATGTTACAAGTCTTGATCCAGGACCTAAAGTATATGTTAAAGATGCTTATTTTGAAAATGATGCTGGATTTGTAACTCTTACTGATGAAGAAACATCAGTTATAAAAGATGTTATTAATTCTTCTGTAGCTCTCATTGATGAGATTAATTTCGAAAGTATAGATGATAATATCTATACAGGTCTCAATACATACATTAATACTGAGATTAGACAAGGAGAGTTCCTTAAAGATACTGATGTATCTATGCAGCAATTTATTGAATGGATTACTGGTAGATTAGATCGTAAAATCGAAAGTCTTAAAAGTGAGGCTGGTAAACAAAAAGCTCAAGCACTAAAAGAGAGAATGCTAGGGTTAATTGAAGCAGGTAAAAACGATATTATTAAAATTTTACAACTACAAAACTTTATCAAACAAGGTAAAGATATCTTTATACAAAAGTATAATAATATTATGCGAGGTGTGAACATGAAACATTATCTATTTGAACCTAATGGTGATTTGGTAGTTACTGATCCTGAAGGATATGTTGCTGTAGATGTAACAGGTAATGCAATTAAATTTGTTGATAGATTAGAGTTCAGCCGCGCGAACTTCTCTTTAGGTACAGATCAAAAGTTCAAGAAATAGTTGTTTCTTAATTAGCCGTTGTAAATATTTTTACTAATGGCTAACAAAAAACCTAAGAAAAAATACTCTTTATATCGTCAAGGTGTGAATGACGCTATTAATGTAGTCACTAGTACTATGTTAAATGATATTTTTTCCAATGACCCGTATGCTCGCAAAGAGGATATAGAAGAGAAAGTACTCTATATTCAAGAAAAAGTAAAGGAGTTAATTAATGATTAACTTTATTTTTTGTTTTTATGATTTAGGTTATAGTCCTCAGTTTTTAAAGTCATGGGTTAATCTATGTAACTTTTTAAATAAGAAAAAGGTTAAATATCTAATCACGCAAGGTGATAGCTGTAATGCCTTTTATGCTAAGCAAATGTGCTTAGGTGGATCAGTTCTAGCTGGTTCTAAGCAAAAACCATTCCAAGGAAGAACTAAATATTCTACTTTAGTATTTTTAAGTAATAACATTATTTTTACTGTAGAAGATTTTGTTAAGTTAGTTAATAGATTTAATAAATTAAACTTACCTACTTTATCTGCTAACGTAGAAGGTCGTAATAAGCTTATAGGAGAGTATCATAATAATATAGCTTTAGCAGAAAGAGTGGAGTTTGATATGACCTTAATTCGTACAGGTATTATTGAAAAACTTTCTTACCCATGGTTTAAGCCTCACATTCCAGAAGACAATATAGATAGAGAATTTGTTGATGTTGAGATATGTAGGCGTATAAGAGAAGAAGCAATGACTGATTTGTATATATCTAATGAAGTTAATTTGAAAAAGAGAAAGGCTGGCTATGAATAAAATAATGATATGCTGTCCTGGTAATAATTTTAGTACTAGATTTGTAAGCTCTATAACCAAATTACTTTTACATCTTGATAACAAAAATATAGAATATAAATTTTGTACTACATTTTCTCGTAATATATATGAAACAAGAAATAAATGTTTGTTAGGTAATCCATCTGGTGAAAAAGATCAGCTACCATTTAATGGAGAAGAATACTCTCATATACTATGGATTGATGATGATATTAATTTTACTACAGATGATTTTGATTTATTATACGATTCTAATAAAGATGTAATATCAGGTTTTTATATTATGGCAGATGGTAAGCAATATGCTGCTGTTAAGATATGGGATGAACAATTCTTTTCTAAGAATGGTTATTTCCAGTTTATGACACCGGATGATATTAAAGACGGTAAAAATCCTACAAGAGTAGAATATATTGGCTTTGGCTTCTTATTAATTAAAAGCGGTGTTTTTGAGCAAATAGATTATCCATGGTTCGAACCTACATATTTACAAATTAATGATGCAGAGGATTTTTCTATGGAAGATGTTACTTTTTGTTTAAAATGTAAGGATAAAGGTATACCAGTTTTCGCTCACCCTAAAGTTATAGTAGGTCACAATAAAGTAATGGAATTGAAAGCATAATGCATGAATTCTGGGATGATTTAATAGAACGTAAGTATTCTAATAGATCTAGCTTCTTCGATTTACATATAACTCAATTAACTAAGTTTAAATCAGGAGATTATAATCAATACTTTGGTTACTGTGCTGATGATATTAACATGGTAAACGTGTGTTATTATAAGAATGATCACGGTAAATTTATAGGAATCGGAAAAGGAGAGACTGAATATCAAGCAGAAGATATGCATAAAATACACTTGCATATGGAATCTGAGTTAAATGATGATATTATATTAAAAATATTATGTAATCATTATAAATGGAAAATTGATAATTTTTTCGACTTATGTGAGTAGCCGGAAATAAATATTAATATATGGCCATTTGCAATAAAGATTTCAGAGTAAAACATGGTCTCTACGTAGGTACAGATATAGATGCATCCCGTGGGGCCTTGTCCGCTTTATCAGTTAACGTAGGAGGCGGCTACGGTGATACAGGTTTAACTGTAACAGCTACTGGCAATTTAAGCGCTAACGGTGGTGGTGTTTTTGATGGTAATTTTATCGCAGAAACTGTTTCAGCTGTAACTTTATCTGGGGATGGTAGAGATTTAGTAACTAACGCGACAGTAACATTAGCAGGTGATGTTAGTGGTTCTGTAGCAGTTAGTAGTTTAAACGGTACCAAGACCATTAACACGACTATTAGTGATGATAGTGTTACTTTAGGACAGCAAACCGCTGGTGATTATGTTAAATCTTTCGCTCTAAATACTACGGTTCCTACTATAACAGGTACTGTTGGTACAGGTGAAGGAGCAACAATTACTGGTATTGGTCTTTCCGCTTCAGGTGTGACATCAGGTATATACGGCTCTACTAGTCAAATACCCTCTCTTACAATTTTAGAAGACGGCCGTGTAAGTAATGTTGATTTATGTACTATATCTACTACTTTGAGTATATCAGGCTCTAGTGGTACTGGTTCTATAGCTCTCGCTACTCAAGGTTTAGGTGTAGTAGGAACAGCTAACGAAATTGAAACAGCCGCTTCAGGTAATGCTATTACTGTTGGTTTACCGAATGATGTTACTGTTAGCAATGATTTAACAGTTAGTAATGATGTATGTGTTTCTAACAATATACAAACTGGTGGTAATGTTGTTGTTACAGGTAATTTAACTGTTAACGGTACAACGGTAACTCAAGACGTAACAACAGTATTAGTTGAAGACCCGGTAATAAAACTAGCAAATGGCAATAGTGCCGATAATAAAGATATTGGTTTTTATGGGGAATATGTTGATAGTGGTACTAAATATGCTGGTTTAATAAGAGATACATCATTTACTAGTACTAATCCATTTGTCTTCTTTGATGGCACAACAACAGATGTTTTATCTGCAAACGCATCAGGTACTGGTAAACCTGCGGTAGCTAATTATGCTGACGTATATTCTGGTAGAATGGTTATCAATACTAGCGCTTATAATGCAAGTAATAGATTAACAGTGTCTGGTGCGATTAGCGGTGATAATAATATTACTATTGACGGAACAGCTAATTTTAAAGGTAATGTTACATTAGGAGATGCTAGTGGCGATACTCTTACAATTAACGCTGAAACAATTAATCCAGCTAATATCGCTGCTGGTACAGACAATACGGTTGTAGTTTACAATGGTTCATCGTTAGTAACAGATGAAATCGATTCTAGAGTATGGGGAGCCACTTTAATTGATACTTCTAACGTTGCTGGTACTTCAAATCATATCGCATTCTTTACTGATACTAATGTTATAGGTTCAGAGAGCAGTGGTGAGTTATACTGGAATAGTACTAATAATCGTTTAGGTATTAATACTGCTACCCCAAATGAAGCTCTTACTGTTACAGGTAACGTAAGCGCTACTGGAACAGTATATGCAGATGCTTTTACTTCAACAGTTGGCGGTGGTGAGATTGATTTTAATGATAATATAGCATTATCAGGCAGCTTATCCTTTTCTCCTTCAAGCGATATTTTAATACCTGACCATGAAGGTGCAGCATTAGAGATTAAAGAAGGTAGTAATTTATATCAAAGATTTGTTACTACTAATGGGTCCGAGGGAGTAGAAATTAGTAAGCAGTTAACATTAACTATGGTAGCTGGCACAACAGATTCCGTAGTTATTCAAGATTCCGGGGTAATTAAGAAGAGAGATATTGACTCAAGAGTCTGGGGAAGTACATTAGTCGACGGATCTGGTACTGATAATAGATTAACTAAATGGACTGAAACAGGGGATACTGTAGGAGATTCTATTGTAGCTGATGATGGTACTGCTGTATGTGTAGGGGTTGGTTCCGCAACAGGTAGAACTAGGTTTTTACCAGGTCTTGCTGTAGGAAGATCAGTGGATTTTGGTAATGCCTCAACTGGTTATCACTCTGCAAGTGCTACAGTAAACGCGAGCGCATCAGGAGCTATTATGTCTATTCCAATTGCTCAGGTTCGATCAGCTAAAGTTATCGTACAATCTGAAATATCTTCACAATATGAAGTAGCAGAGTTACTTGTTTTACATAACGGTACTGATACTTTCCAGACAGAATATGGTAGTATTACATCAGGTACATCATTTGATGTATCTTATACTTCTCGAATTAATGGTTCTAATTTAGAAATTGTAGCAACTAATGCTGACGGATCAAACGCTGCTACAGTTACTGTAGCTACCCTACAGATGTTAACGTAAATTATAACAAAAACAATTGTTTTTAAGGCCTGGGCAACCAGGCCTTTTTTTATAAATAATCATATAAGTGGAAAGTGAAACTTAATGGCAACTAAGAATTTTTATGTACACGACGGTTTAAAAGTCAGAGGGAATTCGTTATTAAATGGGTCTACATATACAGACTCAGCCTCGGCTAAACTACATGTTAAAACAGCAGCTAATGGTGCTTCTGCTAACCTCTCCAGCGTCAATGGTTTAATCATTGAGAATAGTGGCTCAAGTAATTCTAACTACGCTCTCAAACTAGCTACAGGCGCAGGTAATATTTTAAATGTAACTAATTCTGGTCGTGTTGGTATAGGTGAGATAAGTCCCGATGTACAATTACATGTTAAAAGTGCATCAACTACATTTGCTCAAGTTAGAGTAGAAGCTGCAGCAGACGGTCATGATTCTAGCGTCGCGTATTCTCAAGCTGGTAGTATCAAAGGTATATCTGGCTATGATGATTCAACTAATACTGTTGCTATTAAATATGGTACATTTGGTGGATCTGGTATTGATATAGATTCTTCTGGTTATGTTGGTATAGGTAGTACAGACCCTACTGCTAAACTTCACGTACAGGGTGATTCAGGTTTAAAAGTTCACGCAACGACTCCTACCTCTGATGCTCATTACATAAGATTAAGGCA